AATATTAATGAAATACTGACATCCAAGAACGTGTAATTTCGTGTACATACTCTCACGTGCATATAATACCCACAGTAACAACGTCATACAGGTCTCATAACCAGCTCGAATGATTACATTAGATGCATGGTACATCTGGTCTATCGTTGGGTACAAAAAACTATCTCTGGGAGTAAGTCTTCGAATGGTTAATAAAGATGTATCAATTTCAACTAGACCTGCGAAACTAAGTATAAAAGCCTCTTCGGGGTGCATAAGAGGTCTAAGAAGAGCTAGAAGACATACTAAATGATGAAGTATGATTAAATTTCTAAGAGTGTGTATAACTTTCGGCTGAAGAATTATCCACATGAGATCATACGACATGTACGTAGTGAGAGCATGTGTTAAAAACATAGGGTACACTTTATAGCTAAAAAATACATCAGCCACACATAATGCTGAGAATGGTGCGAGAAACAGTAAAGACGCCACATCATGAATAACGACAGCACGACGGTCCTTATTCATTTTGTGATTAGACAATATTCTTTTTTTTTATATCAATCGCGTGAAATACTAAAAGGTAACCATGGTTTATTTAACTGTTCATCTTGTAGACGGGAAGGTGATATTTTTTGTGGTTCTTTTATTGTTAATCCATTTGTTGCGATATATTTAACACCCTTTTCAAGAGTTTTCCCACGATGAAAATAAGTCCATGTACAAGGAAAAAATACAATTTTTCCTGCTTTTGGTTGTATAATTTTTCCACAAGAAAATTCAGTAGTTCCACCCAAATCCTTTTCAACATCGTTTAAGTAAATAATGTACGTAAATGCTTTCCAATGAGGAGGATGAGTTTGATCGTGGTGCCAGTGATAATATTCACCAGGTTCGGTTCTCTGAATCTGTGGTGGAAATACATGTGAGTGCTTCAATATAAGAGACGTTTGATTTTTCACATGATCATCAACATCCATTTTTAATATAAAAGTTTCATACTTTTTCATAGCTTTTCGTATCATATCATTAAAATACTTTTCTTCCTCTATCCATTCGGGTTCACCGTATATTCTTAGATCTGTACTTTTCTTATGTTTCTCACTCACAACTCCTCCCCCGACAGTCCCACTATTTTTTAAATCACTCTTTTCAAACTTCTCTATGACTCGGTCACAAAAATCAATTGGTATTACATCATCACATTCGTATATGAATTCCATTTGTTATTTTTTACAACATAATCCTTAAGTCTATACATTTTTAAACATGGGTCTCATGTTTAAAAATGCACTCAAAGGGTTTCGAACCCCTGACCTCAAGCTTACTAAGCTTGCGCTCTACCACTGAGCTATGAGTGCGATATGCTGAGAGCGGGGTTCGAACCCGCGCGTGCATAGCACAGACGATCTTAAGTCGTCCTCCTTAGACCACTCGGACATCTCAGCGTCATAGAGTCTCCCACTCTACTCTACTAACCCATCAAATCTTTAAGCATTTAGATGGTGGTTCAAATGCTAATTTATCCTTGAGTTCTTTACGTTGTTTCATCTTCTTGATATCTGCACCTTGACAATCATGCTTTGTCAGATTAAGACAACTCGGACAAAAGCTACCACCACAATATTTACAATCGATAGGGACACCACATTTCTTTTTACAGAGTTGACAAGGCATTTACTATTATTAACTTGGATAAAGATTTTAACCCCATTTAATCAAGAAATGTCTCTCACTTACGCCTTCAGTAAACCAATTCACACCGAATATGCTCACCTGAAAAAAACTCTAAAAAACTCTACGGCTGCTTATGGTTCTGCTTTGAGTGCTTCTTACTTCATCACACAAGGTGCAGATCAAGGTGTATCTGCTGCTCTAGGTGCAATTGCGTCATATGCATATGTGAGTCTTCTCTCCAATCGGGTGGATAAACTCGAAAATTCGACAATTCAGAAGGAGTTCTTTGCACCTCTAGGTGCAGCTGCTTTTGAAGTGTCATGGAATAATGCACCATTTGCATTTGACTTTGATTATGGTGCCACATTTGTAGGATTTTTGGCGTATAAATTTGCACTCTCAACGGTGCTGTATCAAATTGTGAGAGAAATGATGATTGGGGATAGTGCAAGTTTCTATGACACTGAGGAGAAAGTATATAACGACCTTAGCGAAGACGAGCCAGTTCACGAGCCAATCGAACAACCTTACGAGGTGAATGTTGATTGAGACTGAGCCTGTTCACGAGACTGAACTTATTGCGACCATTGAGACCCTTCATAGCCATGATACGCTTCCTAGCTACATCCTTGGTGAGGGGCATGGCCTTCTTTTGAGGCTTGGGCATAGGCATAACAGCCCTGATTGTGGCGCGAGTGGGGGTTACGATTCGCTTAGTCACCATACCCTTCATGAAGTTGGTGGCAACCTTCTTGTTGAGAGCCTTCTTCTCGGCGCGCTTCTTAGCCGCTACCTGCTTCTTGGCAGCCTCGGGGTACAACTTGGCTAGGGGAACGTTGTTCATGCTGTTCTTCGCCCTTGCCTTGATGTAACTACATAACTTATTGACAGTTTTCTTTTCTGCATTGGGAACACCATACTTCTTGGCAACCTTCACCACCTCATCCTTCTTGTGGAGACGGCACTTCTTACGACCAAACTTGAGATCACCCGCCTTGTCCACGGATACGAGTACTGGAGTCATTTTATATTATACTGAGAAAAAGTTTAAAGAGGAGTTCAGACCTCTTTATATATGAATTGCTGTTTCACTAAAAGAATTCTTTCTGGTGTTGATGATTCGATACCGGTTTTTAGTCTTAATAATTACGAGGGATATGCAAAAATCACGAGCGTCTATGATGGAGATACATTCAAAGCGGTTATCATACTTCATGGTCGACCTCTAAAGTTTACTTTTAGAACTCTTGGATATGACTCAGCTGAAATGAAACCTAGTCTTGGGTTGAGGGGTAGAGCTGATCATATTCATCTAGCAAGACTTGCCCGTGACATGTTTAAGGAAGAATGTGGTTTTGATGATCGCGCACCTTACCAATTGTGGAACCCATTTATGTGTAGAAACAAGGTTAACGGTTTGGTGTGGATTGAATGTGGTAAAAATGATAAGTATGGTAGACCCTTGGTGACAGTCTATAGACGTAAGGGGGATAAACAGTCGGTAAACCAAAAAATGATAGAATCGGGAATTGTGAACACATATGATGGTAAGAAAAAAGATTCCTTCAGTTTAAAAATATAGGATTTTATTAAGAAATGGTACGTTACGGTCTATTGTTCTATGTATATTTACTCTCACGTCTTGGACGTAGACCAAAAAAGAAAATGAAACAGCCAGTCAAATGGGTTTAGTTGAGTTCTTCAAGTCTCAGCATTCTTCCAGTTTCGATATACTCATCAATCTTGTCACAGATTGAGGGTCCAAAACCACGGAGATGCCTGACATCATTGCCATTGGTTACTTCATAGGTGAGATCACGGATCTTTTCAGCGGCATTCCAGTATGCCTCAGACTTGTAAACAGGCTCCTCAAGGTTTCCAAGTTTGAGAAAACACATAGCAAGTTTCTCATTTGTAGAGGGTTCCTTCTTGATATTGAGGTAGTCGTCAATCTTCTTAGCGATGGACTTTCCAATACCTCGGAGCTTCATAGCATCTTTACCACTAGTGATCTTGTAAGAAAGATTGTAGATGGTATCACCAGCCTTGGCGTATGCATTGCGCTTGAAATTGTCTTCAGCTCTGTCAGAATACTCATAGATCATCTCAGCGAGGCCAGCATTGTGGGAGACAAAGTACTCCTCATCATCAGTCTCAGAAACGAAAGAGCCCTCATCATTGGATGCGATAGACTCGGAATCGGAGCACTCAGACTCCTCATAGTCAGAGTCCTGCTCATCGAGGTACTCATCAACCTTGGCAGCAATACCCTTACCAATACCTGGGAGATCCATCAAGCTCTCACCAGTTTGGACCTCATAGGGTAGATTGGCGACAGCATCTGCAGCCTTTTGATAAGTCATCGACTTGTAGAAGTCGGAGGTCATGTTTCCAAGTTCCAGAAGACGCTTTACAAGGCCGTCATTGAGAGACTTTTTCGTCACACGAGCTGTTGTGTCAGTGTACGAAGGAGAGGTCCGCATCACATATTCGAGGTCGTTGAGCTTGTTGAGGGCATCGACCTTCTCTTCGTTGGCCTCTGCGAGAAGCTTCTTGAGCTGCTCAATCTTGGTTCGAGACTCTTCAATAGAATCAATGTCGCCGAGGACGGCGCGAACCTTACGGAGTTCGGAGTTCTCCTTCTCGAGCTTGAGGATGTAGTCGGTAATAGAACGGGAGTTCATGGTAGTAGACATCTTGTTTGTGATTTGAATGATTATTATGGGAGTCGGGCTCCACTTAGGTGTTTAAAGATTAGAATGTTGAAAAATGTAGAAAAATGGCAACACTCGCTACACCCGTCAATATTCAGAGAACTCCCACAAAGTTTCTTCAAAAAAGAAAGAGGTCTAACAGACGTCTCGCACAACCCAAGCGTGTTCAAGCCGCACTTCCTAACCCCGACCTCGTGAACTACGCGCAACTCCAACTCGTCACGTGGATTCTGCCCATGACAATCGCTGGTCGTTTACTCAAGGTAGAGTACCCACAAATTGCGATTGGTCTTACTGTCATGACTGCGGCAAAATTGGGTCTCGCAGCCAATGGTATCATTCATTACTAAAGATAATGTCTGCCCATAGTAAAATGTTTACACTAAAACCTAATATCGTACGACCCAATATCCGTGTCCAAGCCAAGAAGAATGATTTTGTAGAACCAGCTGAAGCTCCAGGTGAGGGGAGGCGTCGCCCCCCAAACGAGGAAGAAAACAAAGATTCCAAAAAGGGTGTTCACCCTTTAAAGAAGTTCATAATGGAACATTTTAAGATTGAAGAGATTGATTATGAGAAGTTTAACAAAGAGAATAAGTGGGCTATTCGCCCAGGTCAAAAGAAGGATAAAGAATAGATGTGTTAAATAGAAAACATGTCTTTCGCACTCACCTCTATGACCCCACTTACACGCAATGTTAAAACTCGAGTATTTGCCGATCCTGCACAATATGATACAGAAATCAACGCAGCCCGTGGATTTAGTAAACCATTAACAACCCGTGCGCGTCCACCAATGTCACAAGTTATGGAGGATTTTTCTGATCTAAATGAAGCCTCTCAACTTATCAACCATGTGACCGAACGTGAAGTCATCGAGGCACAGAACTTCTGGGCGCAGTCTATTGTGGACATCTCGAACTCATTTCTCTCGGGTGGAGACTACGTTAGTCTCGCTGGTCAGCGCGCGGGTGAGTTGTATGGATATGACCATTCTAACGTACTATTCAAACCCACGAAAGCTGCAGAACAACAGTTTCGTCCTACCGCCAATGATGCTATGTCTTACTTTGTGGGCCACGATGCCGTAATTAGTGGTTTCAAAGAAGATCAGGGGTTCGCCATCAACGCCAAGAAGGGTTTCAGTCGGGTGATCTTCAAGAATCACCAGATTGACTGTCATGGTGAAGTGGCACACGCTATGGGTACCTATGAGTTCACATGTGCTACAACCGGTGAAATTTCAGATGTTGAATACACATTCGGTTACAAGCGCAACGATGATGGCAAGGTGCGCATCTGTCTACACCATTCTTCCGTACCCTATGCGTCGGGTAATAAGACGACTCACGTGGAACGAAAGAAAACGTCCCAAGTGAAGCGCAAGATTGTATTTGACCCCGCACAAGCTGACCCGGAGGCAAACCAGCGTCATCGGGTCGCTACTGCGAGTTGGTAATTATGTTTAGTTTAAAGTCCTTGTCTACCCCATTAATGCTAATCTTCCCCTCTTTCACAAGACGCTTAATCTTGCGACCAACCTCTAGGTTGTCGTCGTATGCCTTATCGTGTTCTGGAGTAGCTGGTAGATTTGGTATGGACATGTTAAATGCCATCATTTTCTGAGGCATCGAGAGTTCTTTATCTTGCAGTACACTTAAAAGGTTTTTGGGAAGCCTGGAAAGATCCTTTTTAGTTAAACTTGAAAGATCCATTACTCTTTATTTGAATTATTTCTTTAAATGAAGATAGTTATGGATTTAAAGAATTTGTAATTATATTTTATAATGGAAGGTCTAAAAAGGTATGACTTTCTGACACAAGAAGAATGTGATACGATTGTTCATGAAATCCTTTCTCTGGAAGATGCAGTTAAACGACTTGGTCCTGACGAATATATAGGCACTTCCGAAGATTCCCTAACGGGACGATATAAATATTTTAATTATCTTAACGTCCCTAAGATTAATACTATTCTCGAGCCCAAGTTGAAAAAAATATTTGGTCCGTGTGTTCTTCAATGTTGGGCAAATATTCTTAGACCAGGTGAAGGTATTGAAGGTCATACCCATTTTGGTGGTGCTGGCACTGCGTATGCCGAACGTTACGGGACATCTGGAAATATATTTTTATATGGAGATCCAACTATTGGAACGTATTACAATTTTCCAAAGTTGAGTCCACTCAGTGTAAAATGCGATAACAAAGTGGGCGAGTTGTCACTTTTTACACCTAATTTGTTTCATGGTGTTTACAAAAATACAACCGATGATATAAGAATATCAATGGCTATTGATGTTGATAGGAACCTAGCCGAAGATAAGATAAATTTCCTAATGACGTTTCCACACCTAGTCTATTATTACATCAGGTAGTTAGGGTTTAGAATTAGTTATTAATATTACTGCAGGTGCTGAACCCTTTGGTGGTTTTTTACAGAAAATTTTACAATCACAGCAATCCTTTATACATACGATTTGCTTTTTAGTCGCATAACATCGTGTAGGTAACATGATATCTTTGGATATGTAACGTGCTATTTGGTCAAGAAGTATCATCCTATAACTTTATTAGAGAAATTCCGTAGCCCAATTCTTCGAGGATTGGATCATTCTTGTAATCAACTTGGTAATATATCTTTTTGACACCACTACTCGCGAGGGCTTTGAAACAGTTGATACATGGATAGTGAGTGATATAGACAACGGTATCATCGATGGAGACACCTCTCTTCGCTGCATCGGTGATGGCATTGATTTCTGCATGAATAGTGGCTTGCTCGTGACCCCAACGTACGATAGACCTATGATCTGTACCCGCTAGGAATCCGTTGTACCCCATACTTATGAGTCTATTGTTCTTCACTATAACGCAGCCCACTTTAAGTCTATCACATGGAGACCTGACCGATGCTAGAGTCGCAGCTTTCATGAAGTAGTCGTTCCAAGAGATTCGTTCCTCGGGTGGTTGGGAACGTTGGCGCATCGTTTCCTTGGTCATAGACATGAAACGGGGTGATGAACGTAGGGCACGGGGGCTGTCCATTTTATATTTAAACGTGTCTACTCTTTAACAACATCTCCTCTTCCATTTAGCCTCTAATTCTGGAAACAATTCCTCTAGGGTTTTGAAATATGTATCAAGATATCGCTTTTCTTCCTCTTCTTCCTCAGTCAATTTAAGACGGTCTGGGAACATACCCAACTTTATCGTCTTAAAATGATCCAGTCTTTTATTGAAATTCTCAAAAACACGAAACGATAGTAAGGTTTCGTCTTTTATGTTTAAAACACGTATTTCTTCGTGTATTCGGTCTAGGTGAACCATCTTGTATTTAGCGCAGATCTTTATCCGCTGTGTAATACGTCTTACCCTTAGTGGCGAAACTATGGACCCTAGCATACCCCCACGCTTGTGGAGAGGCTCCCGGACGATGCCCGGTTCTCCACGCAGCGAGTCCCCTGTTGTAGATGGTCTTCACAGTCTTTAGAGGAATGCCAGTAGCCTTAGCAATATCTGGCAACGACTTGACATCTGAGCCGTACCTTTTCCTGAACTTTTGGGTGTAGGAGGAAGTCTTCGTCTTTCGTCCTTCGTCTGTTCTAAACTTGGTGTAGTCTTTTTTGAGCATCTTCTTGTAACGAGTTTCAACCTCCTTGAGAGTCCCAAGCCCCCTGAAGTATTTGAGGGGTGCATAGATTTGACCTTCTGTTGTACGCAGTTGCCCAACTTTTCGAGCAATTTGAGCATCGGTGAGAGGCATCTTACTTTTTACTTGAGATATTTTATAGCCGAAGCGATATTGGGATAGATGCATTTTCCGAACCTGACACGACCTGTCCTAGGATTGTAGTACCCCCTGTGGCCATTGAAGATACATTTGTGAAGTTCACCCATATAAAAAATACAATATTATAATAATTAGTTGAGATGGGAGTTTCGATTATTATGGGGAATATGTTTTCCGGTAAAACATCCGAACTTATCCGTCGACTTAAGCGTCTAAAAGTCATTGGTAAGGAAGTCATGATTGTCAACTCAGCGAAAGATACCAGATCACCTGAAGAAGTTTTGAAAACGCATGACAATGTTAAGTTTAATTGCCACAAAGTGTATGACCTATTTGATATCATCGATACGGATGAATTTGAACGGGCTGATATCATAGCCATAGATGAAGCACAATTCTTTCCCAGACTCAAAAAATTCATAGAAATGTGTTTATACCTAGAAAAATCGATTATTATCGCAGGTCTTGATGGAGACTGTTTTCAAAGAAAGTTTGGTGAACTCATCGACTGTATCCCTCTCGCAAGTGACGTAACTAAACTTTCAGCACTGTGTATGCATTGTAAAGATGGAACACCGGGTCCCTTTACCAAGAGGATTGTCAACGACAAAACCCTAGAACTTATCGGTGGGAGTGATATGTATGAAGCAGTGTGTCTCAATCACCTGTGAATATCCAAGATGAGTACAACCCTTCGACCGTCCCCGGTTTTCGCCAGTTCATGATATCTCGCGTGGTCAAAGAGGATATCTTCACCCTCTTTGTGTACGTGTTTACCATTCTCAGTGTACAGGCTACAATCCCCATCACCGTGTATAGTCAACTGGTATCGTAGGAGTTCATTTGATTCAGCACGATGTGGATGTAAGACCATGGGACCCTCTATGACAGCAAATGAAGCACCCTCTCTATATATACATGGTATTTGACGAATGAGACTATTTAGGAGTGGAAATTGTTCAGCTTTATAAAAATAGTATCCATCATTCTTTTCAAACCATGGGTTAGTATCATGGTACCACGTCTTTTCTAGAGTTGGTGAAACTTTTTCAAACTCTTTACGTAATTTGGGATAATGGAGTTTTAATAGAAGAAGACCTGGATAATTCTTTACATCATACTCTGGTAGACATTTAACAATTTCCCTAAATGTATTTTGTATACCAAGGAGTGGTCGATGTAGATTTGAAAAATAGAGGTTGTCTATAGGTGGTTTTACATAATCATACAGGACCATCAGTATGGGTACAAACATAAACCGCCACATTATTTTCTCAGTAGATAATAAAAATGCCCGGATACCCCAAGTCCATGTATGCCGAGCCCAAGCCCACCGAGGAGGTTGCGACCACCGAGTCTCGCTTCTCCATGCCCGCTCTCCCCCAGCTTACCATCGTCCAGATGGTGCTCGTCGGTCTCATCGCTGCCTATGCCTTCACCGCGCGTAAGATGAACGGTGTCGTCGTTGCCAGCCTTGCGCTGACCGTTGGCCTCCTCCACATGTATGACCACATGTACCGTGTCCAGCGTGGCCCCGAAAAGCTCTTCTTCCTTCCCCAAGCTAAGAAGGAGGGGTACAGCTGCTGCGGTAAGTAAAAATCTTAGTAAAATATAAGTATGCGCGTCAAAATTATTCGTAGCCCTAACCCTAAAAAGAAGTTCAGGGCTGTCTTAGAAGACGGCAGGACTGTTGACTTTGGTGCCAGTGGATATTCCGACTACACCAAACACAAGAATCCTTCACGTATGCGTTCCTATGTGTTGCGTCATGGGGGTCATGTACCCAGACAAACCATAGAAGAACGAGATCCCAAGAAGATCCAAACAAAAATGTTAAATGTCGATCGAAGCGACAAAGAGAATTGGAAGATGAGCGGTATCAGCGGGGCCGGTTTTTGGTCCCGTTGGTACCTCTGGAGTTTTCCTACGTTTCAGGGTGTTGAGAAATTCATGAAGAAACGTTTTGGGATTAATTTTGTATGATTAATGTAATATGGCTGAGATAGCCTTAATGGTTTGTGCCATGTCATCCCTACTCGGTTCAGTTGGGGGTGGATTTTACATGTTCAAACAAGAACAGGATAGGAAAAGAATAAAAGATATTGAAGACAATGTTGGAAATGCAGCTGCTCTTACGGTTTATCCAGAGTGTGATTATAAAGGTGAACCAATTGTGACTTTCGATATCGTACCAGATGAAGAATTCGGTAGTATGACTATGAATGGGTTCGGTGATTCCCCAGGTAAATCATTCATATTACCCCCGGGAATCAAAATGGATAGATATACAAAAACTGAACTAGAAGGTGTTAAGTTACCACATAAAGGACCATCGTATGCTCGATGTACTGATATAAAATCTTTATATGCTGAAAGTGGTACCCCTCCTACTTAAGCCACCATTCCCTTCTTTTTGAGGACGTTTTTCAGTTCAGCCATGAGTTTCGCGCGTCGAGCGTTTACGACTGGTCGCCGTTGGGGTGGGGGAGGAGGAGGTGGTGGTGGTGGGGGAATACCCGCACGAACCACAGTTGGAGCAACTATAGTTTGACACACTCTGATAACTCTCTGTGCATTTTTCACACTGTTATCAAAGTTCATCCTAATTTTGGTGCGAAGTTCCCTGGCTGTGAGCTTCACACGTTTACCCTTGACAGTTTTGGTGACCCGAAGACCTTGCTTCTTGGCTTTGTTTTTTAATTCAAGATACTGCATCTACTATTGGTTGAGATTATTAAATCAATATAAAATCAGATCAAGAAAAGTCTTCAGATCACCCGTCTCAATAAGTCTGGCGTATAACATACCTTCCTGATCGAAATAGAGTGGGTTTAAATTCGCCCTATCAAATACATTTTTAAGTTTAATTTTTAATTTATCTAGATGCATCAACACTTTGGATAATATATCAAAATCTAGGGTCTGTACACCCATACGGAATGCAACCTTGTTTACACTATATTCACCCGTATCAGTTTGAACAAGAAATTGTTTTTTTATAAATTCTTCTATTTCGTTTCTTGGGCTAATCCCAATTTGATTTGCAATTTGTGTAATTTCCATTAAATTATCTAAACCCGCTACTAACTTTCTTATAAATTCACGCTTACCTTGTGGGAGTGACATCTTATTGTGTATAAAGATAAAAAACGCACCTAGGGTAAGATGACTGATGTATTTGAATTAAAAATTATGATTAGCAAGGTACTTCTTCCAAGAATTAGAAAACTTGAAGAAGAACTTGCGTCATTACGAAAACATACGTGGCCGTATGTACAGGGGAAAAAAGAATCTCATCAACTTGACGATATCGAGGCGAAGGTGGATTTTCTTAAACATCTCGATGAGGACACAGTAGTTGAATTATTGAGGGCAAAGGTAAAACTTAGTAGAAATAGTGGATTTCTAACAAGAGAATATGATATGATTTCTAATTTACGAAATAATTTTTGTTGAGCTATAGTAAAGATGTTAGGAGACCTCTTCAAAACCTCGGGTGAACCCATGGGTAATAGCCAGTTAGGTTTCACAATTGCATGCTTGCTTTGTTCAGTGATGGGCCTTATGGGTATGATGAAGATACCCGTAAAATCACCACCTATATTAGCAGCTTGTGCTCTTTCAGCATGCTGTTCTTCCAGTCAAACAAGTTCACTTATAAATGACGTACAGAAACGTGTCAAAAAGAGTCAGGAGACTCCAGCTGAGCAATAAAAATCGTTATTTATAGTAGATGATATATTCAAGTGATGAACCTATGCATATTGGGGCTCTCATATGCCTAATCATATGTATACTTATTACAGGTAGTGGCACCACAACCATTTTACAGATGCCCCTAGTACCACAAACTGGGTTGATGGCAGCTTGTTGTTGTTTGTCTTGCATATCTTCAACAACTACTGTCGCAAAAGATCTACAGAAACGTTAAATTAGAAAAAATCATCAGTCCTGTACATATTTACAGTGAATGAACCAGTCTTTCCCATTACGGTGACTGTTTCATTTCCGTATAGCTCTTGGCATCCAATGTCTTCCATACAGTCCCTCGCATTGTGGGAGACTGATACTGGGTATAAGTTTTCACCTCCGGTGGTGGTGTAGTAATTGTAGCGATCACGGCGACCACGTACCTCCTTACCATAGAGAGGGAGAGTCTCATCACCATTCGTGATTAAACCCATCTGTTGCATGTGACCAGGCTTGTATTGTTTGATGGGTGGACCCCTAAATTCAGGTTCTTGGGTGTGACCACGACGAGTGGGTACTGGTCGAACAGGCACTGGGACGGCTACTTCTACTGGAACCTCGACAACTTGGGGGTTGTAGAACATGTAACCTACAGCCGCGACAAGTACAACAACCGTCAATAACAATAATTGAGTTTTTTGCTTGTTCTTCATATACTATACTTAAGGAAAATAATCATTGATTATGAAATGAAAGACATAAATGTTATCAATAATTTTGTTAATGATGAGGAGTTACAAGAAATTATTGACGCTATTCACAACTCATCATGGAAATATAATCAGTGTTCGGACATTGGCAATGTGGGAGGTAGACCCAAGCCGGGGGTAAAATTTTGGAAAGCGGAGTTGATACAAGAGGAGGAAACCATTGGTAAAAAATTATTGACTAAAATTGAAAAATTGTTTGATAAAAAATATAAAATACAGAGATTGTATGCAAATGGTCAAACATTCGGCCAAGACGGAACTTTTCACCAAGATGACCCAGCTGATAATGTATACACGTTACTGATATACATAAGTCCTATCACAATAGAAAATATCGAATATATTGGTGGATGTACAGAGTTTAAACGAGGCGTTAATATAATTAACGTAGAACCATATAAAAAAAGAGGAATATTTTTTAAATCGGACCTATATCATCGAGGTATGGCTCCATGTCGTATATCTGATATGTTGCGTGTTACAGTTGCAATGAAAGTTGTAGAAGTTTAAAAGAATTCTTTTACATAAAGACATGAAGGTCTTGGCGATAGACATTGGCTATCATAATATGGGGTTGGTGTCTGCCGAGTTTGAAGATAGCCCAAAAATTGATGTGAAGTACATGAAAAAGGTAAGTCTCGAGGACTACAAGTATATACATACAAATGACTTTGTTGACCTCGTCCCTTTATTTGTTGAAGATCACCAAGATATATTTGATTCAGCTGATAAAATACTTATAGAGAGACAACCACCCGGGGGGTTCACAAATATTGAGATTCTATTAAACTACATGTTCAAAGATAAGGTTACTTTAATTTCACCTGTGAGCATGCATATGCATTTTGGTATGAGACACTTGGATTATGAAGAGCGAAAAGAGAGAACCGTACTAATAGCTGAAAAATATCTAGATGATGAGATCCCATATGAAAGAAAACATGATATAGCGGATGCTCTCTGTATGATTGTCTATTTTAACTTCAAAGTTACAACTCATATATTCGACAAGTTTAGATATTTTCCTAAGGTATAGTATATGCCAACAGCTAAACAACTCCAGAACGCAAAGACAAAATTAAAAAAGACTCCTAAATCCAATGGTAACAAACCTGTTATACCTACAGCAGCTCTTCTTCGTTTAATTGCTGCTGACCCCAGGATTCAAAGGAATCGTAATTTTATGAAACAAGTTCAAGAACTCGTCAAAAAGAAGTAGTTTTACCTTTGAGTGTTACTTTTAGTTCGTCAAAGAACGTGTCGAAAACACCCAATCTATACTGAACAAATGCCCAAAGTGCGAAAAACATAGTCTTCGTCATCTTATTTACATCATTCTCCTCCATTTTGTAAATTGGACCAACAAGTCTTCCCATAAAAGTTTCATCCTTAGATTTACCGGTCATTGCAATCTCCGCTTGGGTTAATGCACATGTGTCGTCGTTCACTGACCAATGATAAAAAATGAATGGTATAACCATCGAGTAAAACTCTAGATTTCTACGATTATTTGTAAAAGGTACTATCAAAATCATGAGTAAAAAAATAACGTGTAGTGCAAAAATTATATTCATTTACTATATACAATGGTAAAAGAAAAAATTGTATGGAATGATCAGCACGAAATTATATTACGACAATGGGGTGAGGCCTGTGCGTGTTATAGGTTTATGCATCATAGATCATATTTACTCTATAAAGACCTGAGTATGAAATTTACCTTACCCGTCATTGTACTTTCGACTATTACAGGAACAGCTAACTTTGCACAATCTACACTCCCCCCCAGTATTCAACCCGCTGCACCATCAGTTATAGGTGGTTTGAATTTAATTGCAGGACTGATTGCCACAATCATGCAATTCTTAAAAATTAATGAATTAATGGAAAATCATCGAACTGCGGCGTTAGCTCATGGTCTATTATCTAGAAATATTCGACTCATGTTAGCGATATCACGTGATGAACGTAAGAAGGATGGTTTGAAATTTGTTGAAGACTGCAAGACTGAATACGACAGACTCCTTGAACAATCTCCATCAATCCCTAAACAAATAATGAAAGATTTTGATAAAGAATACCCACTTGATAATATTTTTACAAAACCTGAAATTCTTAATGTGCGTTCAATTCCAATTCTCAAACTTCCCAAGACTATTGAGCCAATTGAAGCTATAACTAAAAATACACCTCTCGAGCGTGTAGGTAAATTTCTTTCTAAATCTAAAACACCACCACCAAGTGAAGCCAGTGAAGAGTCTAATCTAGATGAAGTTGAGGAGATGGAGGAAGAAGAGACAGACGTCGAGCAAGGTACACCAAAAGAATAAACATAACCACATTGGTAAGAACTCCACACGCAACGTATGGTAAAATTTTCCTTTTTAAAGGTTCTACGATACGTTTATGTAGTGCGTCATTTTCAAGCACTAAATCTATGGCCTGATTAGTAAGATCATCAATGGACTCTTTCATTAAAGTAATCGAGCAAAAAAAAGAAGAGATAAATACCGTGACAACAATTCACACAAAACAGATCAAACTCATTCGTAAGTACCTAGATGAAAGAAAGAATGTATTCATATGTGGGGGGTATGGTGTTGGGAAATCGTACATTCTCGAAGAAGTATTGAAAGGTCTAAGTCATGTTGAACTACGAACCGATCATCTGAAAAGTAAATCACCGTTTCTGACATTTATTAAACCTTCTACAAAGCATGTATTTATTGAAGACTATGATCCAGTGTTTAAACCTATCATAGAACAAGTTTCGGATGGTACCCCTCTGACTCGTGGTTCATTATTGGTGACTTCTGTAAACATGTGTATGTATCCAAATTTTGAAACTGTGTTTATCCCTAGACATAAACCAGATACATTACTCACACTTACAGAAGATAGGGGTCCCAAGGCTGAGAATGCGGCGTATAGATGTAATGGTAATATTCGAAACTTTTTCACTTATCTTGAAGGGTATGATCAAATGGATATTTTCAAAACACCTAAAGAATTTATTGCTGAAGTACTATCAGATCCTAATCCTATACCTATTCATGATAGTATACACGAACATGGACACATGTGGGATATTTTTCAGGAGAATTACATTAATTCGAACGGTGTAAATGTTTTAAAAATTACAGAATCATTTTCTACAGCTGATTACTACGACAATCATATATACAAATATGGTAATTGGAGTCTCATGCCTTATTTTGTGTTACACGCCCTCACGATACCAAAGAAGTGTTTAGGTGAACCACTCGTGAAGGATAAAATTAGACCTGGGAGTTGTTGGACTAAACTTGGTAATTACAAAATGAGAAAGGGTAAATTTGAGGAAATTAAGAAAAAATCGAGAATGGGATTGGGGATTGAAGAATTGTGTCTTTTGAAGAACTATGCGGAGAAAGGAGACCTAAGTAAGTTGGTAGAATATGGAATCACACCTCAAGACTTCGACGTCATTAATCATTTGGCTGTTGGAAGTGGCTTAAAATCAAGAGAAGTAACAAAAGTAAAGAAGGCTCTAAAGAATGTCTACGAAGGAAGAACCTGAAACTGAAACTGAAGAATATGTTAAGGTTATTGGGAACGAAATCCTCTTCTATGCTGACGTCGATCGGGAGAACGCTCTTGACTTCGTTGAAAAATTTAAAAAATTGGAGATCGAACTTCTTAAAAAGAAAGCTGAACTCTTTGGGTACGAACCCCTAATTAGGGTTCATATCATGAGTGAAGGTGGAGACATCTTTGCTGGTATGACGATGATGAACACTCTCGAATCCTCCCGTGTAAAGATTGTTACCATCGCCCAGGGATCTTGTTGCAGTGCCGCGACGTTCATGTTGCTTGGAGGTTCTGAGAGACTTATGGGGAAAAATGCATACGTTCTCATTCACCAAATCTCTACAGAATTATGGGGTAATTTTCAGGAACTTAAACATGAGCTCAAATCAACGGATAAGTTTATGAAAAATTTGAAGAAGATGTATCTCGAAAAGACCAAGATCCCTGAGAAAAAGCTGAATAAGCTCATGAAGAAAGACATCTATCTCTCTCCAAAAGACTGCCTCAAGTATGGAATCGTCCACGCTCTTGAGTAAGTGTAACCGAGCGTCGATATAGAGCTAGTACACATAGAATTATAAATATTATACAAAACGTGTTTAAATTTAAAGGCAACGTTGTGCTTTCTGGGGGCCTAAGTCGCTCCATTCTAGCGTAATTAACAACTGGTAATCCAGACATCTATTTAAAGTTGAGAAATTAATTACTCCTATAATGGAACGCCTTATCAAACAAGACAAACACAACCGCGACCGCTACATTGACATCAAAGTCGAGGACTTGAAGGATGGAACTGCGGACATCGTGAAGATCTCTGGTATCGTGGGGAGTGACAAGTTTTCTGAGTCACGAACCAATGTCAAGACTGGTTACGAAAAGGCTCTCAAGAGAGCCCAAACCATGTGGAACAATGAGCATACCAAGTGCAACCAAGTGTTACCTATGCTCGCTAACAAGTGGGAAGATCGCCAGAAATACATCTCTGAGCCGTTCTATGTTCAACCCAAACTTGATGGTGTTCGCCTACTCGTCTCCAAAGACGGTGGCATCTCAAGAACTGGGAAGATCATCCCCGGAACTGAGATTCTTGGTAAGGGTCTTGAACCGGGTCAATACGTTGATGGTGAAGCGTTTGACCCTAACCTCAACTTTGAGGAACTTACCAGCACTTTCAAGACTGACCCTCTGAAGCTCAAGTTCCACGTGTTCGATTTCTTTGATCTCAAGGCTGAAGCCTTCGCCAGGGATAAGATGACCTTCGAGCAACGCTGGGAGTATGTCAAGGATTCTATCTACAATCCTTATTACGAATATGTCAAAACGACACTCGTAAAATCCAAGAAGGATCTTCCTCTCATGCATCAGAAGCATGTTGAAGAAGGACATGAAGGTACCATGATCCGTGACCGCTTCAGTGTATACGAGGTTGGTCAGCGAAGCAACTACCTCCTCAAGCACAAGGATTTCCAGACCGAGGAATATGAAATCACTGGTGCCAAGACTGGTCACGGTCGTGACGCAGACGCGGTTGTTTGGGTATGTAAAACCCAAGATGGTCAGCAATTCAATGTCAGACCTGAGGGTACCATCATCCAACGTGAGGAGGATTACAAGAACCACAAAAAGTACATCGGAAAGATGCTTACCGTGCGTTTTCAAAACCTTACCGCGATCGGTGTTCCCCGTTTTCCCGTGGGTGTTGTAATTAGAGATTATGAATAATGTTTGTAATAAATAAATGAACAGGGTCGCAATTGATATCGATGAAGTCTTAGTAAAATTTCTATTCCCCATGGCAAAACACCATAGTCAAGTTCATAAATTGTGGAGTAAACCCAAATATAGATACGTGTACCGCGAAATATTTGAAGTAGATGAACCAACTTCACAAAAAATGGTCCACGAATTTTATCAATCCAAAGACTTCATGAATCTTACACCTATACAAGGATCTCAAAAGGCTGTGTATAACCTTAAAGAGCGTTATAATAAAATGTATATACTCACCGGACGTCAAGATATTGCCCGAGAAGAAACAGAAGCGTGGATAGACACATACTTTCCGGGTGTATTCGATGATGTAATCCTCACAAACAGTTATACACAGAATGAAATACATAAGGCGGATATATGTCGCGCACTTAATATAGGTTTACTCATTGATGATAACAAGGCTATATGTGATAAATGTATCGAAAATGGTGTACGTGCTCTTAACTTCATAGGAGATGAGGATGATATTTACCCATGGTGTGAAGAAAGTGATATAAGTATTCAAGGTTGGGTGGATGTTAGACAACGAACTTAAAATATATGATAATTATAGAATTACAATATGTCAATCGGAATCGTTTTACCAATTGTTTTACATAAAATGGGAAACAAAATAGGAGCCGATTTGAAACAAATTGACAATTTCCATATATCAACTAATTATAAAAGTGCAAAATCGATGATTAGTGACATGGATAGACCACGTCAAATAATCACAATACTTCCGATGAAGGCTAAAGATCCCGAAGAGACTTTAGAATCAATTATAGAATATATGGGTCCGTTGGATGTTGTACTTGATTGTATGATAGATACCCCGGATCGTATACAGTCTAGAGCAGAACTTTGTTTTGAAAATAGCACTCAATATATGGCGATTAATATCACAAGGGAATGTATTTATGCTGCGGGTACACACATGGCTTATCTAGAAAATAAGAATTTACTACGAAAAATCAATAAAAATGTTAAATACATCGGTGGAATTGAAGAAGTTTAAAAGAAAAATTTTATTTTGATATACGACGATGAGATTTGCCGGTGAAATTATGATTGATGGGATTGGGGCAAAAATATACATTTTCAAAAATTTATTCTCCGAACGACAATTGAAAATGATAAGAGATGGGATAGATGAACATCATCATATAAAAGAAACATATTCCAATAATCATAATGTATTAGCTAACAGTTGTGATCTAAAAGATTTCAATAATAGAGATGAAATTGAAAGTATTACAATGAATGCATTAGAATATATTCGTGACTATATGTCTAAATATTTTGGTGTAAAAAGTGAAATAAATAAAGATGTAATTCAATTTAGACACATCTACGGAAAAACCACACTACATAGAGATGGCCCAATCAGTGATACCAATCTAAGCTCTAAACATATTCGTATGTTTTCAGTTATACTCGGTCTTAATGACAATTTCAAAGGGGGTGAACTACACTTTCCAGAGTTTGATAATTTTAAAATGAAAGTAGGGGCAGGTGATGCCATTATATTTCCACCGTACTGGACACATGTGCATGGTACAACCGATCTTATTGACGGTACTTCTAGATACACTATAAATACGTGGTTTGAACATGGATAAATAAATATTACTGTATATTAAAATGTTTGCCCTTCTTTGTAAACCAGTTGTTGTTCCAGTTCAAACAGGTAATCCCGTACTAAGAGCGAATGACTGTCGTATAGCATATGTAACACCATCTCAGACTCAAGAGGGTAAGCTTGAGATTGAGATACTTGAAGCACCACCAGTGTATATAGGTGCTGATAAACCTAGTGACAAATTTTAAGTTTTGATATCTTTTTCAGTAAAACAGTATTTTTGTTTTTGACGACATCTATTATCTCTAGGATTAGATTTGCAATACTCTGTATTATCTATACAATAATCAGCTCCTAATGTTCCAAATATATGATCGAACATTGGTAAGATAATATTAAAGTTGTACTTTTCACCTTTTTGTGAATGATGAACGGCGTGATATTTCCATAAATAGTTGTATATGGGACCAAGTGGGAAGATACCTAATTTAGGAAGTCCGTCTAGTACACCTATTTTATTTTGATATTGATGAAATCTTGTATGCCAATTGTTCCATAAAAGATTGTGAATTGAAACAGAAACAATAACCAACACTATTGGTAAAGGTATCGAACACCTCAAAAACACATAAATAAGTGAAATAAAAACAAGTGTAGTAATCCATGGAAAATATACACCCTTTGTTTTGACATTGTTTTTCAATGTCATATCTATATTCACATGCTTGTGATGTTCTAAGTGATCACGAGCCGTCTGAGATAAAATCCCACCAAAGATTGGTATTTCTTTGAGACTATCTGAATTACCATGGAAGACATGCTTATGTATCACCCACTCAAAGAGTGAAATGACTACATAAATTAATATGATGCAAAGTACTAGCTTCATTAATTTGACTTAGAAAATTAAATTATCTCCTAAGAGCTGATAAAGCAGTCATAGCTGTGAGAGCTGTACCACCACCCTTTATCTTTGTTGCGATGAGGTACCACACAGTGGCAATCATCACAATGAAAAATCCCCCACCGATTAGACCAAAACCGACCATATTTTGATTGATTCCATCAACTTCATTATCATCGGGATTTGAGGGATCATAGAAAATTTTTACTTTGTCACCATCTCGATATCTTTTATATTTTTCCATATTTGTATTTTTTGTGTACTTTTTGTCACCTACGGTGTATTCATATTCAATTTCACAAGCATATAGGACCTTTCCATCTTTACCCGGGAGTGAAGTACATTCTGATTGTGTAACTACTCCTTCAGCAATTTCAGAGTGTTTACGTTTTCTTAAAAGAAGAAAAGAACCACATGAGGATAGAGACATTGCAATACACACAGCCATTGCCATGTTCAATGTCGCAATCCCTTTACCAACTTGATTTCCTGTCTTGATGAAATTACTCATACTTATATATAGCAGTGATTAAAAAGGTGAGACACTAACTGGAATCAGTGGTCCATCTGGGGTCTTTTTCATAAAAATCACCTCATCACATTCACCACCTTTCATAGCCAACTCTGGTTCTCCACAAACTGTCCCCGATTTCTTAAATCTATCACAAGCACCTTTGGTCCTCTCCGCGATATTCATATTTTGGCTGTATCCAATGAAGGTTTTATCGAGTTTACCACTTTCCCTATCCTTGGACTTGACCGTAACTTTCCAACAATAACTACCAAAATCCCATTGCTTCGTGTTATCAACTGGGGGTGGTGGGGTATCTAGAGTGGATGCAGCGAGACGACGCCCGAATCTCTTCTTTAGGGACACGACTGGTGAAACCAATAAATTAGCAATAGTGGTCATTACTATTGATAAGATTTGTGTTTTTAAGTTAATTAAAAATTAATCGTGACGACTCCATTTAGAGCGGTTAAATTTATGTATAATATCTGCAACCTGCTCGTTATCATCTGATTTAATACCGTAACAGTTGACACCGGCTTTTCCGGTGGGTGGTGTGTATTCCACGACATCGGGTTTAGATCCACATCCAGGCATTATAGTAGTATTGATGGGATATTTGGCAACTGTTTGGTCTGACAACCAACCTGTTGCACACCAATCAGCGCCCGCCTCTCGAGCCGCAGTGAGTTGTGCATCGGTCGCAACTGCAGCACCATATTTGGTACACACACCAGCCGCTTGAGCTTTTGTGTATTCATAACTTCTACCAGTTCCACCAATCCAGAATACTTCGGGTTGGGGATCTGGAGTTGTGGAACTGGTATCCGCACCCGCATCAGCACCCGCATCAGCACCCGCATCAGCATCCGCATCAGCATCCGCACCAGCACCAGAACCCGCACCAGCACCAGCACCAGCACCAGCACCAGCACCAGAACCCGAGGAGTCGTCATCACCATTACCACCCGTCATACTAGCAGCTATACTGGAACCGATGGAACATATGCATAATAGACCAAAAGCCCCTATTAATTTAGGATCCATTTATATAACTCGATATTAAAAATTAGGTTTGCAATCTAAAAATTCCTTCATCTTAATATTCTCTTTGATGTTCACAATTGTCCTGTAAAATGTCCGTCGATTGTTGGGGTAGTTCTTATCAGTCCGCCTCTTTAGGGGTTTCCACCATAGGGGTTCTTCCCATGTAATATATTGACATTCGACGATGGCTCCATCTTCAAACCATGGTTTGTCCTCCATTCGTCCATGGGGTATTTCAGATTCGAAAAACAATTTACCCTTCTCTTGGACATACAGTCTCCACGTGGGTCTACCGAGTTTGAATCCAGGTGTCTCTCTCGAGGGTTCCCACTTCATGAGAAAGTCAACCGTATTCTGTTCTTGTGGCTTCCATTTGAACATCGTCTCATGGGTCCCAAGTCTTATAGGTTCGTTAACTGGTGTAAATACGAGACCGTCAACCTTTTGCTGAACAGTTGGGAGATACTCATCCATAAACTTCCCAAAATCTCTCATTTCATGAAATGTTTTGCATTTGAGTCTAAACTTGTCAGACTTCATATAAATGATTGACTTCATGATACCCCGAGCAGCTTCAAGCCTCTTCATCAAGTTAAGATCCCAAACTGATTCACCATTTACCCATACGGCGTCGTATACCATGAGAGTATCTTCATACAACTCACCGTCAAGAATAGTTCCATCGTAGGCACTTTTCTTGAGGTTGATAGGTACTTCGAACATATTGAAAGAGCGATTAACAAATACACACTTCTTTTTACCCTCAAACATAAGGGCAACCATCATGTACCGTTCTCCATCTGTTTTTTCACACACAAGGTACTCAGCACCCTTTAGAATAGGGAAGTGTTTATACTCAATCGAGATTGGTTGAGGACCCGGAAAGTAGTCTTTACTACCCCACTTTGTGTGAATATACTGCACAACATATTTGTAAAGTGGGGATTCCAACTTTATAGACATATTGTATGTTCAGTTATAATCTTTAATCTACTCTCACACCTGCGGCGTTGAGGATATTACTTATACATTCATGTGTGTAAGTTAATGTTAACTTAGCTGCCGTAAACGCATAAATTCGAACACCTAGATCAATAAATTTTTCAAACATCTTGGGATTGACAGCCCATTTTCCCGATTTCTTATCCTTGATTGACTTAATAGTATTTTTGGTATTCATAAACCAAGCTTTGGCTTGTGTTGACTTTACTCGATAAATATCATTAGATATTTTCATAGAAACGTCTGTGTCAAAGTTAAGACCCATTTGTTCAACTGGTTCGGACGAACCAGTTTTAATTTTATGTTTAAATAGACCCCAATCAATACCATCCTTTACTCCTGGGAATACGACCATACCAACCTTTTCATGCTTTTCGAAGCACTCAGCAACTGAAGCATCATCTAGAGCAACACCAAAATCCACAAAAATAATTCGATCGTGTGTTTTCATGAAACGTTCAATAATTTCAGCTTTTAGGAAAGGGTCATCATCTACATATGAAATTTCATTATCAACACCTTTTTGCATACATGTTAGATTTATTCTAAGAACTGTGTGAAGTGTTTTGACACTACATGATTTAGAACGAGTGACTAACAAAGTGACAAGCTTCATACGACTATGTCGTGTCTAAGCCTTAAGCCTTTCATTCATGCACCCCGAGAATGGTAAATTACCTACATGTCCAAGGGTTGTATTTACATCGGCGAAAATTTTACCTTCGCACTGTTGCCAGCGACGACAGAATGCGTAATCCTCAGATAAATACCTCCTAGTCACGGGATCTATCATACAATCAAAACATGCATGGTAGTCATCAAAGTCCCTATTTTGGTGATCATTCTTGCACCATAATTCTGGAAATTTGTCTTCTAAAGTTTTAAATACAGATCGTTTAATCATCATAAACCCAGTTGGACCATCTAAAATTTCAATAAACCCATTTACAACTGGTCGATTAAGAGCACCAAAGTTAATAACTAGACTTGAGGACAACATAGACATATCACGATCATCACCTCTCTTTACAGCATTTGCTGCCTGATCCCACATCACAACTTTCTTAGGATAACACGCTACAGATATATCGTGACCAGATTTTACCAGACGTACAACAGCTTGTGGATCAAAATGAACATCAGCATCTATAAACATGAAGAGATCACAATCAGTCTTTTGCATAAAACGTCCTACAGCTACATTACGGGCGCGGTGAACAAGTGACTCATTTTCTGTCGTATCTAAATACAATTGAATACCTTCTTTTATTAAAAGAACTTGAAGTTGAATAATACTACTCATATACTTTTCTAGACACAATCCACCATAACATGGTGTAGAAAGAAACAACTTCGTCGTCATATACTAATACTAACTCTTAGCCTCTAAGTGCTTTTTGATAATAGCTTCTATCTTATTCAGTGTAGGGATAGAAACTGAACACTTCTCACACATTTCAGATTTTGTAACTCTATGACCAATAACAATGTATATAATTGCTGACGCAACACTATTAGGGGTTTTACTCATAAGTTCAACACAATCATCTGTAGCTCCACACATCCTATTACACTTGAGTCTTTCTTCTCTAGAAATTTCAAAAGCGTTCAATAGCCTCTGCATTACATCGAATGCTTTCGTCACATAATTTTTCTTTGTAGCACCCAATATATTATCCTTGAATATATCAGTCGTTCGACTAACATCCTTCGATTGAATTCCAAACATATCCGCAATCTCTTTAGTTGTTCTTGGATTTTTTGCAAGTCTACATGCGTATAAAACACAGTTAGCTTTGATGCCTAGACGCACTGCACCACGGGTCAATTTTTCTTCGTTAAATTTTCGATATAAAATTTTTGCATCCTTCAACACTGAATCTGGTAAGGTATGACACGCTTCATCTATGTCACGGTATGCGTGAAAAAGTGAGCGATCCTTGTGATTCATTGACATGTGAAAGTTGATTTTTGCCATCCGTTTATTTTCGTAAGTTGAAGAGTGTTGTGTAGATATGATTGTACCCTTACCCCAATTTTGTGAGAACAATTCGGGATTTGCGTTAGGGTTACCACATCGAGCTGGATCATTTACTTTACCATCATCGGTCATACCACTCGTCCATTCAGCTGTGTCATCTATAAAATAAGAATCAACAAGTCCACACTCCGAACATGTCGGAAGACCCTCTCGTGAAATAACTTTCACACCTGAACACTCTATACAAAAATTTTTACTCACTGGCTTTATTTCGTTTTCTTTTGGTTTTAATTCTTCGATTTGTTTCCATATAGCTGCCAGCATTGTTTTGAATGTGGTACTCTTTTTTTAAATTTATAATCAACGCATCATACACTTAGGCGTCTAATTCGCGTTTCAATTGCATCAACGGTGTCCTTGAAACTTTTCCCACCTGATGTTGTTGGTTCCCATTCATTCCAATCTTTGTCAATCGATTCATGACCCGGAGGTAAAGGGATATCTTGACCTGCAATTTCACTATCAGATACAACGAAACCCTCGAGGTCAGATTCATCTTCATCACCTCCCTCATCATATATATCACTATCACTATCTTCGATGTCTATTTCCGAATAAAATGCGAAACGATTCATACCAAGGGCCTTCATTTCAAGATCTTCGAATGTAGTCCCCACAGGGTAGTGTTCCATTACACTTTCGTAAGGTGCAGGTGAAAGCTCCGTCTCTTCAACTTCATACACACACGCACTTTTGTAAAATAATTCGGTGGTGTTGAGATATCTCAGGCCGAGGGTTTTGCCAGTATTCATTCCAACAATCCCGTATATTTCGTCTTCAATTCCATCTTCGTTTACTAAAACTTTTACTATATCATCTTGGTTTATTTCAGTTGGCACAATCATGCTTAGAGTTTTCAGACAAAAAATTATCAGCGATAATATCACAGATGAAAGTTATTATTTATTCGAAGGAAGGTTGTGAGTATTGTGACCATGCAAAGACACTATGTGAGTCGGAGAACTTCGACCATGAAAAAATCATGGTCGACAAGGAAGAACTCAAGAAAGTGTGTGGTGGCTCCGCTTCAACTTACCCTCAAATATTTATTAACGAAAAACACATAGGGTCCTATTTTGACTTTCAGGACTATATAGAAGAAGAGTACGAACCAATCCTCGCCCCTACCCTAAATAGATTCACTGTGTTCCCCTTGAAGTACCCTGAGCTCTGGGAGCTCTATAAGAAGGCTCAAATGTCTAATTGGACTGCTGAGGAGGTAGACCTATCAAAAGACCTTGATGATTGGAAGACTCTAAACGATAACGAACAAAAATTCATAAAGTATATCCTGGCGTTTTTTGCTGGCTCTGATGGAATTGTTTTTGAAAATATTAATAACAATTTCGCTGATGAGGTACAAATCTCTGAGGCTCGTTCATTCTATGCATACCAATGCCATAATGAAATGGTCCATGGAGAGACGTACTCTAAACTTATTGACAAATATATTAGGGACCCTACTGAAAAGAAACAACTTTTCGAAGCCATTCAAACTGTACCCTGTATTGAAAGAAAAGCAAATTGGGCCATGAAATGGTTTGATACTAAAACTCGTTCTTTTGCTGAGCGTCTATTTGCGTTTGCTTGTGTTGAGGGTATTTTCTTCTCTGGTAGTTTCTGTGCTATTTACTGGCTCAAAAAGAGAGGTCTGATGCCAGGTCTCTGCTTTAGTAATGAACTTATATCCAGGGATGAAGGGCTTCACCAAGAATTTGCCGTCGAACTTTTCAAATTACTCAGAAATAAACCTTCAACTGAAACACTACACACTATTATCAAAGAAGCCGTTGAAATTGAAAAAGGGTTCATTATTGACGCACTCCCATGCAATCTCATTGGTATGAACTCCGAGAAGATGGCTGAATACATCGAGTATGTGTCGGACCGTCTTCTCAAACAAATTGGGCAACCCCCAATTTGGAACTCTAAAAATCCATTCGACTTTATGGAAAATATTAGCCTTGACGGTAAAACAAACTTCTTCGAGAAGCGGGTAGGGGATTACGGAAAGATGGACGATACCTCAGATGAAATTGGTTTCGATGAGGAGTTTTAAAAAAAATATTGACTTAATACAAAAATGGATCCTAAATTAATAGGCGCTTTTGGGGTGCTCAGTATGTGTTGTATTTGTTCCAGTATAGTTTCTGGTGCGTTGATGAGTGGTGGTGAGGGAGCCGGAGCCGGAGCCGGATCTGGATCTGGAGGTGGAGCTGATCCAGTAATTGAAAAATACAGATATGTTCGAATTTATAGAGAAATGCCCACTGTCCTCGACGCCGGTGGACATTGGATGAACCCAGCAGAAGTTCAAGTATTTTCAGGAGATGTAAATGTCTCTCAAGGTAAAACGGTTACAGGAAGTAGTTTGTATGCGGATCAATTTCCTCATAGTCATCTCGTAGATGGAATTATGGATAACTTTGCACACACTAATAATGGGGCTATAGAATGGTTCCTCATAGACCTCGGTCAGGAATATGAAATTGATAAGGTTGTGATTACTAATCGTACGAGTGGGTCTCAAGCACGAATGGAAAATACTAAAATTCAATTATCCAAGACCTCTGATATGACGACCTCGGAAGACTCGAGGGTTATTACTAAAGCTGAGGCTCCAAGTGCTTCATTTACTTGGACGGTTGCGACAGATACAATTGTAGCGGCTTAATTTTTCAAATTATAAACCATAAAATAGAATCCGGCTTCGTCAGGTAGTTCCTCCTCTCTGACCATTTCGTCATTAATAAAAAACCATTTATTACGTTTCTTCACAAAACTCACATAGTGCCCGTCGTCTTGTGCGCCAACGTGGACAGCTGTCGAAATTAGATTATATTCGTGCTCATTAATCAATATATTTTCAATAATCTCGATATGACTTTTTCTGTCAAATGAAATCATCAAAATTTGAGGAAGTTTTGAAAAGAGCATACGGGTAGTTGCAACATGATGCTTCTTCCCTTCGTTGTCTTCAAAATTTTCAATCGTATTCCAATCCGTACTTTTAGAAAGCATGTTAGCCATATCCTTACCCTCGGATGTTATCAAATGAACACTGAAATCTTCTTCATTTGTTGACTTTCCACCCGGCCATATAGTTTCTTGTATCTTCTTTCCGTAAAACCATGGTTTAATTTCAGGTCTAGATGTTTCGAGAATATCTATGATGCACAGGATTGCTTCTTGTACATCGTGTTGTTCTTTTGTTCCAAATCTAGGAAACTTCTCACGAAAACATGTAAGAACTGAGTTGATGTCAATTTCATCCTGACCTTTTGTCCAATATGTTTTGACCATTTTTGAATATTCATTGGTAAATTGACAATCTCCTTGGTATGGATGTCTTATGAAGTAATTTGATAGTACTGGTATGTAAAGCAGACATTGAAGGGCGGTGTTGAAATAACAAGTATTTCCATGGTTTTCAAGTCCCTTCATTACATTTTATGTACATTAAACACTTAAGAGAAAGACGCAATATGTAAATGTTAAGTAAAAATGAACGTCCAAGCTATCGTCGATCGCGTTCTCCCCATATTCGAAGCCCATAAGCATGAGGGAGATATTGAAGTCGAAATTCGTCTTGGAAAGCATAATGGCTCCCTGTTTGATACTAATGTTGGTAAAGATACGTGGAAGAGGGTCCTCGAAGGACTGAAGAAATATGAAGGCTGGGAGAGCAAGAAGACCTCCACTGTTGATATGTATTATAACGATAGTAACAACGTTCGTATCACATCCGACGAAGATTCTGGCGAACAAACCATGATTCAGAAGATTAGTGTCGTCAAAGAGGATTTCAAATGTGATCCTCTCGATGTACGGTTCTGTGTTGCCCGTGAGATCCCCACTACTGGGGAGTATGAGATGGATCGAAAGAGAACCAAGACTCGCCACTCCTTCGTACGTAAGAACCTCAGTATTGACATGACCATCTCTTCGGGTGATAATGCTGACATGGACTCTGAAGAGGAGGCGAGTTACCAAATTGAACTTGAGATCATGAAGCCCGATGCAGTCGACGATATTTACAAGTTTTTCAATATCATCAACAAGGTTTCTGACCTCTCGAAACTAATTTCTGTGTAATAAGTAATAAATAATGGATCCCAAAATAATAGGCGCTTTTGGGGTGCTCAGTATGTGCTGTATTTGTTCCAGTATAGTTTCTGGTGTGATGAGTGGTGGTCAGGAAACCCCAGATCCAGTAACCGGAGCTGGAGCTGATGCTGATGCTGATGCTGCCGCTGGTGCGGATGCTACCGATCTCCCCGGTCAAGTTTCAGGGTATTCGGCACCGGGTGGCGCTTGGAAAAATATTCAGAATACACCCACCCCAGAAGATTGTCGATTGGAAGCAGCTAAAGAAGGTATTCCTACTTTTATACATAGAAACTCTACCCATGGTGGAGCACCAAATAGCTGTCAACTAAACGTATGGAGTGATAAATTCGCCGGTAATGCGGAAGACACTGTTCATACCCAAGGTTGTACGTATGGTGGTACTCCCGAAAATGGATGTACACCATGGCCATCTGTAATGGGGCATCAAGTACCTGGTCGTGTGGGTGTTGGTGAGGTGAAGGACGTGATGAATCCAAATGAGTGTATAGAACTTGGAAAGGAGAAAGGTGCGGATGTATGGGGATATCGCACAAAAAATCATGGAAGTGCTCCGAATAGTTGCTTTTTTTTTACAGGAACTTCAGCCTACGCTGGTGATACTAACGATAAGGCTCACATTGTTGGGTGTATAAATGGTAAAGATATAAGGAATGGGTGTGCATAAATAATCTAACCTAAAGTAAATGATATACGCCATAGCGATTATTATTGTTTTGTTTTTGATGTATGAAAAACACACAAAGTCGGATGAGGTTGACGGTTCCAAATATTTTTACATAAGTGATGGTGATTCCAAGGCGATGTATGTCAAAATGCATGCAGATGGAGTGAGTAGTGATAGGCTAAAGAATTTTGTTCTAATGGAGGATGAATTTCTCTCAATGGAACAACAGTCTGTATGCACCGGTATACCTCTAATTATTCAAGCTGGTGTACTTTCTAATAAAATCAAAGATATGTTTCCTAAATATGATTTCTCTCATCACGTCATACACCTCAAACAAATAGCAGAACCTACAAAAATAGTCAACAGGAAAATTAAATGTTAGTAAATATTAAATGAACCCTGAACTCAAGGATTTACTTGCCCTAGCCCAAAGGGGTCTAGCTAATGCCGGTGTATACATATCCTTATCACTCGCGTTATTGGGTTATTCTCGATTTTATCGTGGTAAAGGAGACATGTTTTATAACATAGCTTTCATCGTTATTAGTATAACGATGATGTTGTTGGCTTTAAAGGTGTTGAACACTTTATTGGAACATTTACATAAATTTAAAGCTAAACTCAATGAAGAAGATTTGAAACTATTAAACGAATTTATTGTTATTCCACGCGTCTTACTTTATATATTGATTTCAATTTCATTTTTCAGTTTTTTTACACTGTATAGAGAACTTAAACAATAAACGTCTTTAGATAATAGGTTATGGATGAAGCCAGGCATCTGGTTGTTGAAAAACCGGATGGATCCGTTGCGATAGCATTTAACCAAGAGGTTCCACCACCGGAACCTCCAGAACCACCCCCCGAAATGATAAGAGTACGACCACAACAACGTTTCAGATTTTTAATAGAATATCATCCCGTTGTGCGTGCTCTAGTGTATATATTCGTGATTTCATCTGGTATAAATTTGGCTCTTTTCAGGAGAATAATAGATATTATCAATTTTGTGTTGATAGTATCTACGACGGGTGCTCTACATACTGAACATTCAGCATCGATAACAGTTGTAGTGTTTCATGGTACGTGTGCAGGGCTCATGATAGTACCATTTTGTGTTCTTAGAATGTGGGAACAAGCTATTTTCCAGTTTTCAGTCACTGTTATGTGTCTCACTGCATTTAATACAGCTACTCAAATAGCCGAGCAATTACCTAATCCCTAAATATGTCGCTGTTCAGCATTTTGAAGAGATTCCATAACATCATTTTGTGTTGTGGACTTTCAACACATTCCCAGTCATCAACTATAGACATGATGAGCTTGTTATCATCAAGCTCATCATTTTTACGAAAACTGAGAGGTGCACGTTCTCCTTCACTCCTGACATTTCTAATGTAATCCGCCACAGTGTAAATAATAGCATCTAAAAGCTCCTCTTTGGCCATTTCCATCCATGAATCTTTTGGCGTGCCCCACGTTTGGGTATCATCATCGACTCGTACTCCATGATTATAACGTTTCAATCCGAGCTCTAGCCGCCCCAATATTTCTACGCGCGTTCCCATTATTTGTAATATTCTTCATACCCTTTAACCATTTTTTCTTTAAAGCTGCGAACTGCTTAGCAGTCAAAATTTTATTTCTGCGAAGAGCTTCATTTGCAGCTGCTTGTCTCCATTTATTTTTCATATTATTAGGGACTCCGGTGACGTTAACATTCTTCATCACGTAATTTCTTTCAAGGTTGCGCTTTCTCTGCATTTTCCATCGTGAAACCATATCCTTCTTGATTCTATTAACGACCATCTTTTTTGGTACACCAAGTGCCTTATTTTTATCATTGGAATTAACTCTAGATGCAGCATTCTTGATGTTTCTAACGTCTTGTGTGAGGTTAGGTTTGTATCTGTTCATCCATGCCTTACCGTACTGCTTCTCAAGGTCCTTACGAATAGAGTTGTCGTCTAATCCGACCCTCTTTACCCTCTCTTTCATCTTTTCAGTTTGAACCTGTGCTTTCTTTTCCTTCTGTACATTCCTCTTTGTAGGCTTGGGTGGAGGAGGAGGTTTGGGCTTTGCGAGATTATTACGACTCTTCTCAATCTGTTTACAAAGGGCATCCTTCGTCTGCTTACCCGATGTATTTATCTTAAGTAATGCAGCAAACTGTTTGATTTCAGTTAATGTCTTATCACGACACAGTTTACCACCGATGCGAAATGTGCTACCAGTACCAGATAATTTAACATTCTTGTTTTTGTTGGTATTTTTTACAGTAACGTTTTTAGTCTTAGATTTGGCCTTTATAGCAGCACAAATTTCATCCTTACGCATGTCTCGGGTGGTGGGACCATTTTTAATTCTAAAACTGAGAATACCCATTTTACGTGCAAGAGTTTTGAGTTCATCTCTAGACATACGATCACACTTCTTTCCATCAATCTTGAGTGCGTTAATTTGGCTGTTTGTTAAAGGTGCTTTGCGTTTTACTATAGGTTTAGTCTTTTTAGGAGGAGAAACCTTTTTAGTCTTACGCTTAGCCTTTGTCTTGCGTTTGGTGTTGTCTATTTTAACATCTCCATCTCTATAAAATTCACGGATTAATGGAGTTACAGCTTTGTATGCATTTTCCATGATAGCAGGTGACTTGGCACCTATGATTTGTACGGTACCAGACTTACTAATATTGAGTGTGTACCCTTTCATGGTAACATAGAGCATTGGTGAAAGTTCTGGTTCATAAGTGGTAGATCCGTATTTTGAAAATTTCATTTGCATACGAGTGAGATTTGTGAATATCCCATTTATACTAAACTGACCACTGAGATTGTTATACTCGATTGGACTGTAAAGGAATGGTTCTTTTTGTGTGTAATTATCTACGATAAATCGACGAATGAGTTCAGGTTGGTTTGTAATGTTCGTACCAACAAATCCATTTCGGAAAAGTATTTTACCATTCCTATAAATATTGCAGAGTCCACCTTGACTGTTCACACCATCCGAAACGGTCACCATAATTTGTACACTGGCGAAAGGTTTATTAATACTCCCTTTGGGACCACCTTCTTTGGTATGAGAAAATCCAGTTTTAAACTGACCATAAATACCCTTTATCTCTTTCGTGTCTATATAAAGACCCTGACCGATAGGTGTTTTACCAAGTGGTTTTTTCATCAGAATTGGTAAAAGGTCTAAACGAACTTCTTTACCAAATGATTTATTAATAGTGCCAACGAACAATCCAGGTTTCAATGGAGAGATCTCTAGATCAGTGAGGGCCCCAAATTCATTGATTGTATTTGGGTTCATCTCAGCGAGACCCTTTTCAAACGCGGCTTCGTTGATAGGAGTGAGATTCATGTTGTCAAATTCACTTGTATTTATGGGTTCTCTTAATGCATTATTTACTAATTTGTCCACATTAACGTCCGCAAATTCATTTTCCAAAGGAGAGTTGTTTTCGAACTGTGCGAAACGACTCCGTCTAGGGGGTGGAGGAGGGAGAACTCGTGGACCTGGGAGAGGTCGCTGGGGTCTCTGGATTAATTCGGGTCGAAGAGGTTCACGAAAACCCGCAGCCCTCATACGAGCTTCGCGATCTTGGTCTCTCTGTCTTCTAAACATATCAGCTTCAAGTTCTTGAGCGAAGTTATTGTTTGAGTTAGAGTCTGAGCTTTGTACATCGACACCGGATTGCCTGACAAATTCTTTGACCGACTGGCTCATATTACTATTTGTAAGGATTTTTTTTAATGATTATTGCCTGTCATCAACTGATCTTCAATCAAGTCGATACCAAATATAACTGGTTGGACGGGGTATTGCCTGCCTCTATACGAGACAGATTCATTCCTAACCTCGATATCATAAGAACTGAATGGTCCCACGTAGAAATCTTCATGAAACTTATGCTGACCCAAATTGTTGTTTTTACAGTGTGTATTAAACGCAGCCACAAACAAGTTTTGAGGCACATATTGATCTTTAGCCTTGTCGACAATTGTGGATTCCAGAAAGTGGATCAGAGAGTTTGCAACCTTCGCAACCTGCATCTTGATAATTTCAAAGTATTTCGGTACGACATCCCAAATATCTTCATCACCATATTTGTTCCTGTATTCTAGATAAGCCCTAATACATTTATGTAAAATGTTGGGTAGTTCATTTTTAAGTTTTTCATCGAGGCGAGGATCTGCGTGCCTTACTTGTTTGCTGAAGTTCCATGGTAAAATACGGCGTAGAACAGATCCCGAATTATCTTTCCATCCTGGGACTTCATTACCACCAAGAACCCCTGGGACCTTCCACTCTGGAATCTCTTCAGCTGGTTTATTCTTAACTGCCACAGATACGTTTTCACCTGAAACGAGAGACTGAAACTCAGCCTGTTCTAAAGCGAGATCACCCTTCACCTCTGGTGCGATAAACATGAATGCATCTTTGATTGAAGAAAGACCGAACTTCTTCTCGATATTGTTCGATAGGGTTCGTACATCCTGATTTTCATAGAAATTCTTAAAAACCTTAGTAATTAACGTAGATTTACCCGATTTAGCGATACCCTTGAAGAATGGAATAATTTGCCACGAGTCCAGTTCTCCAACATTATAACAGAGACGACCACCCATAACATACGCCCAGTTGCAGACTTCCTTTTCAAACTTCTGATACTGTAAAACTTTGTCAAAGTTTGGTGTTGGAATGTCTTGCCACCTTTCTAGATCTGGAAATTCATTGAATTCCTGATCAAAGTATTTACAAGAAATAACAGTTGGATCTAATACAGCAAAGTCATTGCTATCATACGGGTAAAATTTACACTTGTAAAAACCTTCCTCAGGGTCATTTGGATTAGTGGGTTCCCACTCCTTACCTACAAACACACCATTCTTAAAAGACCAAACATGACGCCTCTTCTCAATATCCGGAAACTGATTATCATTGCATTTAGAAATATTGTCAATAACTTCCCTAAAAATGCTTCCCTTACTCGTAAAGTTTTTCCACATCTCAAAATTGTCATCTTTGTTGGCTAATGAATACACGAATTTTTCAATAGTCATTTTTGGTTCCCACGCCCTTGTATTGTATCCTTCCTCCGTTTTGCGTTCTTCACAACACTGACCCTTGTATCTACGGTATTTGGCTTTTTCAAGTTCAGCAAGAGTGAAAATAAGACATTTTTGGAGGGGTATAGAATTATCTAAATCATCATCACACATAGTCGAGGCATCAAAAAAGGAATTTGTCTGTGGCAGTGCAGTTGGATTTGCAATACGTTCATACGCAGTATAGTGTCGACGTATGTTATCATATCCATCTTTGAGTTGCTTTAGGACATTATGAATTCGCATAACTAGAGTGGTTCCCTCATCATCTTCTTTCGTTTGAAGATTGAGAGCTTTCACTCTACCTTTTAAATCTACCAGGAAGCGTCGTTGCTTCTCACGAATACCCTTAACAGCTAGGATGTCGATTCTACCTACAATTGGGTTGTTATTCTCATCGTAATTACCTTCATGGATAAATTGCCTATATCCAAGTTCACGAGCATTTCTGAAATCTTCTGTCCTGAGATCCCAGTAATTCTCAAAATTGACGACAATATTTCTTAAGGCATCTTCATTCATCGACTGGATACTCTGTTTTTGAAGCTCTGCCAGCGCTTCGTAACGATTTGGTTCCTTGTCGATGAAGTGAGTAATGTCCATTTCTATTATTTAGAATTTTCTCTCTAATTAATTTTTCAACTCACTCAAAATTTTGATGAGTATTTTATTTTGCATTTGAAGTTGTTGGGTGATACTCACCAGAGCAGTGCATACAGTGTCACCATCTTCAGTGGCGAGTAGTGAAGTCATCAAGGTCGCGACATCGACACCATCATCTTCAAACATCTCATCATCTTCATCCCCCATTTCATCCAATTCATCAACTTCATCCTCAGTCATAGAAATTTCCTCGACAGTATCAGACTCTGTCTCATATTCAGATTCGGGTAGGGGTACGGGTACGATTTCACCCTCCTCAATTTCTTCAGGCTGTTTTGACATTTGATTTAGACTAAGAAAAATTGGATCGCGAAATTTCGCACATTTACCCAAAATTATTTTCTCTGCCTATAGTACAACAACTCTCAAAATGGCTGGCGGTCTTATGCAACTCGTAGCTTACGGTGCCCAGGATGTCTACCTTACCGGTAACCCTGAGGTAACTTTCTTCCAGGCGAAATACAAGCGCCACACTAACTTCGCGATGGAGAACATCGAGCAGACCGTCAACGGTACTGCCGCCAACTCCGGCCGCGTCTCCGTCACCGTTGCCCGCAACGGTGATCTCGTCGGTGACATGTACATCGAGCTTGAGTCCGATGAGGCGACTACTATCACCACTGCCGCGGCTGATTGCAACTGGGTTGCCGAGCGTGCCGTTAACAACGTTGAGCTTTCCATTGGTGGCCAGCGCATTGACAAGCACTACCAGAAGTGGTGGCGCATGTACTCCGAGCTTTACCTCGATGAGTCCAAGAAGGCCACTTGGGGTAAGATGACCACTGCGGGTGACGGCAAGACTGTCTACCTCCCCCTTATTTTCTTCTTTAACAGGAATCCTGGACTCGCCCTCCCACTAATTGCCCTGCAGTACCATGAGGTCCGTATCGATTTCGATTTAGCGTCTAACTTCACCACCTACCTCAACGCGTCTGTCTTCAAGGTCTGGGCCAACTACGTGTACCTTGACACCGAGGAGCGTCGCCGATTCGCCCAGAAGGGTCACGAGTACCTCATTGAGCAGGTGCAGCACACCGGCACTGACACTGTTACCGCTGATGGTGGAACCAAGCAGGTCCGCCTCTCCTACAACCACCCCGTTAAGGAGCTCGTATGGTGCTTCTCCAACACCCAGACCAACAACGGTATGTGGAACTTCACCACCGCGTCTACCGATGCCAACATCAAGCTCGACTCCAACCAGAACTCCCTCGAGGGCTCTAACTGTTTCGTTACCACCGCCACCGCTGGTACCCCTATGGTTAAGGTTGGTGCCATTGGCGGTTCTTCCATCTTCACTGAGGAGGCCGTCGGTCCCCTCTCCACCTTCAAGCTCATCCTCAACGGCCAGGACCGTTTCAAGGAGCAGAAGGGCAAGTACTTCAACCAGGTCCAGCCCTACAACCACCACACCGGCTGCCCCTACCCCGGTATCTACTCGTACTCTTTCGCGCTCAAGCCCGAGGAGCACCAGCCTACCGGCACCTGCAACTTCTCGCGCATCGACAACGCGCAGGTCCAGGTTGTCACCGCGGGTACCACCAACAACGCGATCTCCATGCACATGTTCGCCACTAACTACAACGTCCTCCGCATCCAGTCGGGTATGGGTGGCCTCGCTTTCTCCAACTAAGCATTTAGTCTTAGTTTGTTAAAAATAATTAAAACTGAAACTCATTTTTAAAATGCACAGTACCAATGCTGTTTAAAAATGATTAGCAAGCCTAAGTCGACCTATATTTTTTGTTTTCTAAACTAAAATGCACAACTTTTCACGTACCGATCTGATTACTACCCTGTCTATGATGTTGAACGCCGTACAAGACAACCCTGATATGGAACTTAATAGAACTATGGCACTGTCTATGTTTGAGGTTACCCTCAGATATTACAATCTTTTAACACAGGGGGAATGTGATAAGACATTCATTCAGGCCTGTTATGATAAGGCAAAAGTGCCTAAAAATGATTACAGATTTACAAAGTATGTTCATAAATTTGAGGAACTTATTAGACCGCCACCCTTGCGTCGATCGAGGCGGTTAGCAAATAAGCGTACTTAAATACAAGCCTCTCATTATAGGTAATGTTCAAGAAAGTGTTTGAACTTTTTATTAAAGTGGATAAACCTCTATTGGGACGTTGGAATTTGAAGTCGTGTAACGAAATTTCAACATCCATCAATTCTATCTATCAGAACAGGGATCATTGTGGTGATACGATATGTAAAACACCAAAGAAGGCTTCAGATTACCCATCAAAACAATCCTCCACCGAGAGCACCCATGAGGGTACCAACGAGAGTCATACAACTGGTTGAAGAAGCGATGGGTGTGGTAGGAATACCACCAGCTGACCTAACGGCTGAGGAGGAGCAGCATAAACAACAAAGTAACATTAACATGGGGGCAATTTGTTGCATCTTTTTTATAATGGACTTAGAAAATTAAATTGGGCAACAGGCTTGACCAAACTTTTCTTTAGACGTTGTTGATACGGTGGAGGACGGGACGCCTGAGCACCATGACCAAAAATCCGCTCTTTCAGGTGGAATTGTTCCGGCGGCGTGGTCCGCTCGCCCCTTTTCACATCCCGCTGGTCCACCACACTTAATTTTACACTCGTCAGCTTGACCCGCTTGTTGTATAGTATTCGGTTTGAAAAGATTATTTAACCCCCCTAAACCACCACCCCCAAACTGCATAAATGCAGCAACAGAAAGTACCAAACAAGAAAGTATTACTACCATTCCGATGATTTGTCGCATCTTTTTTATAATGGACTTAGAAAATAAACCTAATACCTAATCATGTATGAGATATACACCGATGGGAGCAGTTTGGGAAATCCTGGACCTTCTGGCTGGGGTGTGGTCAGTGATAGTTTTAAGCTTAGTGCTGGACAACCTAATTCAACAAATAATCGGATGGAGATGACAGCTATTTTGAGAGCTCTTGAAGAGTGTGTGAAGAGAGATATTCAAGAGGTGCGTATATTTACCGATAGTAACTACGTGAAACAAGGGATAAATTCATGGATTATAAAATGGAAACAAAATGGGTGGATGACATCTGCGGGTGCACCCGTAAAAAATAAGGATTTGTGGATTGCCGTCGATGAAACGCGTAAAAAATTGAAAGTAGTTGAATGGCGGTGGGTAAAAGCCCATAATGGTGACCCTAGAAACGAAGAAGCTGATAAATTAGCCAGGGAGAGTGCGAAAAATATATCTGTGTAATTTAAGTCCATGAGTGTTCAAAAGCAAGACGAACACTGTGAGTGGTGTGAAAAACAAGAAAAGTTGCTTATAAAATGGGCTGAAAAAGCGGCTGGTTACCGCTGGTTGCATAATCATGCACGCCTATTCTACAAGAAACAGAATGATTGGTTGTCTTATCCTAGTATAATTATAGCGAGTATAACGGGTGTCGGTGGTTTTGCCGTCCTAAATCCCAGTGGTAATGAAAATGTATCTCAAGATACCAAAAACAATATAATGGTCATTCAGTATTTCTTTGCATTCCTAAATGTTTTGGGTGGTATACTCACATCTATCAGTAAATTTAGTCAGTCTCTACCTCTATCTGAGGCACACTCGGCTATGTGCGTACAATGGTCAAAGTTCTATAGGTCTATTGATATGGAAATATCACTCGATGTTAAGCATCGGTCAGAGGTGGTAGAGTTTCTTATGAAGTCCCGGGAAGAATACGATCGATTATTAGACGAAGCTCCAGATATACCGGCTATATCTATTCAGGCATTCATGGTTCAGTTTCCAGATAAAGAAAACAAACCGGATGTCTGTAATGGCCTCTCCATTGTAGTGAGTGATGATGCAGCATCTGTGACAGGCTCTAGACGCGCAGTGAATAGATGGTTGGGAGCATTCCAAAATATAAATAGAAGAAGGAGTAAAGAGATGGATGAACTAGAACGTGTTGACTCTGTATAATTTTCTCAGGATATTATAAAATGATTGCAAAAGTTCTGACCATTTTGTTAATCACCTTGGTATACGGTCTCATCTATGCTTCTATTCATAAAGCCGATCCAACAGCGTTTGGATTTGAGGATGGACTTTTTGATCCTTTTTACTTCTCATTCACTACGATGTCGTCCGTGGGCTATGGTGACTATTCACCAAAGACCAGGATCGCTAAGGCTCTTGTCATGTCTCAGCAGACTATTCTCATCGTCGAGCTTATCAGTATTCTCGAGGACACAGTGCTCGGAGGAGGTGGTTCAAATGTTCTAAATCTTAATAAATTAGCTTAAAGTTGAAGTTCCTATCTAGTATGTGGGTGGTCCCACCGTTATACAAGTTGATTAGTAATATAATCAAGTTGCACCGTTCTTATAGCTCAGTTGGTTAGAGCGTGGTGCTTATAACGCCAAGGTCACGGGTTCGAGCCCCGTTTGGAACAGCTTTTAGAGTGGGTTATCCTCACTGTAAAAGTTGTGATTTTCATTTCTATTACTCATATATGACTCCCACACAAGTTGGGATTAAATTGAATGATACGACGTCTGCTAGTGAGTTAGATTCATTTTTTACTCAAGTATGGTCTCAGGATAGACGTGTTAAGATTGTTTTAGATGCCACGGATTGTAGAAAGATTTCAGTAGGACGTATTCTTTCTATGAAAGGTGTATTAGATGAACACAGATACAGTTCTAGAAAGTATATAGACCATACGGTTGTCTTGGTCAATTCGAGATTTGCACGATTTATATTACGTGCAGGTTTGGCGATCATTAAGACTGAAAGACCAGTTTACATTAGTACCCCCACTTCACATCGTCGGGGGTAGCTTGAGGGTGGTGCCTCGAGATGAAGTTCTTCTCACCATGATCACTATGCCCAATTAAACTACTCTTGGATCTATCAATGAGCATGTACTTACGCATATCCTTATAGTACACCCTAGCCCCCTTTTGAATAAGATCCTCGTGTTTCATGTCTATGTGATTGTCCATAGGGTAGAAATATTTGTTATATTTACGCATATTGTCAACATTTACAAGATAACACTTCGTACTCGATATCCATTTTACTTTTTCGAGATTTCCCTCGGTTTTATCAGGAAGTCTTGAGAGACAGTGGAAGAAACACATTTCAAAGTTATTCCCTTTTTCATCTATGACTTCTTGGATTTGATTGAAAAGTTGAGGAGATTTGATCACCACATTATCTTCAAAAATGACAGCATATTTGAGACCTTGATCAAAACACCTTTTGTAAAAATCCATATGTCCAACAAAACAACCTATAGCTCCCATATTAAAGTACGTGATATTAGGTCTTTTAACTGTGGGATCATAGTGCATCTCTAGAGCCTTTTCAAAGTATTCAGGTTCCACAATATGTTCAAACTCTCGTGCAACTTTCACTTTTGAGGTGTTGGGACCATAAATAATTTCGAGTGGTTGTTCATCATGAAAATGTTTCAAGAAAGTCTGCTGACGAGTTTTTGCGTCCTTTACTGTGAGCATAAAGCATTTGTACTCATATTTTTCTGTCTTGTTTATTCCTGGTTTACGAAATGATTCCACAAGAATATATATCACTAATGAAAGTAGTATGACAAACAAAAACATACCTACTTAAACGGGAGAAAATATATATAAGTAAGAATGAACGCCATAGATGTATGTGGTCTGTTGGGGTCAGCTTTCATCCTTGTCATGTTCATACCAGAAATTAACCATGTGTACAAACACCGTGATGCCAAAGCTATCAACTACAATTTTCTACACTTGAACTTGACTGCGAGTGTATTATCTCTCATCTATTCATTCCATTACACTGTCATACCTATGATCATCACAAATGTCGCCGCTGGTCTTTTCTGCTTCCTAATGTACTACTTCAAGTATATGTACGAGGTTAAAGAAGAGAAACAAATTACTGATATAGTAGCTGAGGCTCCGGCTCCTATGGTGTAGTTGGTCAACACTGTGGTCTTTGAAACCACCACCCCAAGTTCGAATCTTGGTGGGAGCTACATCCTCTCTTAGCTCAGTTGGTAGAGCAGTGGACTGTAGTTCCAAGGGTCACCTGTTCAAATCAGGTAGAGAGGACCATTCCTCTGTAGCTCAGTTGGTAGAGCGACAGGCTGTTAACCTGTAGGTCATCGGTTCAAACCCGGTCGGAGGAGTTTTTTACATAGTGTTGTCCAGTATGTAAAAAATCTCAATGTATAATAAACATTTTACTATCAATTTATCCAAATTGACTGGAAAATGCATGAATTAATTTACTTGAAAAGGGTGCCTTCGGAATCGATAGGCGCGGGTTCGAGGATACGACCACTGTCGACAATCTCAATAGAAGACTCGGCAAATTCGGGTCTTGGATCAGGGGCTTCCTCCATAGGAACTGGGGGTGCGACAACGACCTTCTTCCCCTTCTTGGCACCACCACACCCACACCCACTCTTCTTCTTGGAGGGGCAACCACCACCCTCCTTCTTGATGTTCATCATACCCCAAACAACGAGGATGAATACGAGAGTGTGTACAAGGAGACCTAGAGTCGAGGGGCAACCGGTAGGGGTCGCAATCCATGAACCGAGGACCCGCCTGACAAGACGGAACGTCTCAGGGTTCGCAACAATGAAAAATACGAGACCAGAAATGATAGAGATGATTAACTTCTCCGCCTGCTTTCGGCCATTACATCCACATCCACAATCTTTAAAAAGACCCATAATTACTTTTGATATATGTCAACAAAAAAAACTTAATTAAAGCCAAGCCACCTAAGATATATATAACCCACTACCAACAATGTCGCTCACTATCCAGCAATCTTCTGAATTCTCTCCTGCCAATGTGCAGTTCTCAAAACTTCGCAAGAACAAGAATGGCGGCAAGGCCGTCTATTTGAACGCCGGCGACAACAAAAAGCTCTACCTCCAGTTTCCATTCATGCGATCTCCTTACGGCATGAGTGCGTTCACTGATGAGAGCACTGGTCGTACATCCTACTCTCTCGACCTTTCTTTCGACCCCGACAATGAAGAGGCTATGGCTCTTCACGAGAAGCTCAAGGAGCTTGATGATATCATCGTAAACACAGTCGCTGCCAATTCGCAAGAGTGGCTCGGCAAGGAGTTCAACGTTGAGGTTCTCAAGCAGGCTCTCTACAAGCCTATGGTTCGCCCCGGTAAGGAGCAGTACCCATCGACTATCAAGCTCAAGATTCTCACCAAGCCTGATGGGACATTTGTACCCGAGTCTTACTCTATGCAGAAGCAGCCTGTCCCTCTCGATAGCATCGAGAAGGGTAATAAGGCTATGGCTATTGTTGATCTCAACCAGATTTGGTTTATCGACAACAAGTTCGGTGTCACTATCCGTCTCCAACAGGCTCTCTTCGAGCAGTCTGCCAAGCTCCCGTCATTTGCCTTTCAGGGTGTGAACCTACCCGATGATGACCTTCAGGTTGATGTCGAGGATGAGGATGAGATTGAGGAAGTTGATGATCAGTAAAAAAATATTTAGTTCAGTTATTGAAAACAATTAAAAAAATTATAAAATCTAATTGATTCTGAAAAAAAAAATAAAAATATTTTAAAAAATCCTTCTTGGTAAGTATAAAAAACTTCTTACCAATAAGTAAGTATGTCAATCGAGAGTAACTTGAAAAAATTACTCAAAGGTGAGAAGGCTTGTATACCAGAACACTTCTTGAAAGTTCCTGTGTATAACTCACTCACCCTTCGTACTGGTAAGGGTAATCCTATAAGTGAAGGTCAGTTTGGTAAAATGTACCGTGGAAGTATCAATGATAATGGAAGGCGGTATGTCGCGTACAAAGAGATAGATACATCGGAAAGTACTAATGGTGCCTTTGAGTTTGAGTTCAAGGTTGCCGAAAAATTGAAGGAGTTTGCGGTTCCCGAGATGTACCTCTTTAAGAAGTGCCCCATCCAAGATAAAACACCTAAAAAGGTGCGTAAAAAAAATGGTACGTTGGTCCAACCAAAAGAACGTACCAAACCCAAGGATATTCTTTATATGGAACTTCTTGATGGTATGTCGTTTAATTCGTGGTGGCAAACCAACCCATCTCTTGATGCGATAAAGTCTGTAATTGTACAGGTTTTTGATAATCTCTACCGAATTAACCAAAAATTTCCAGACTTCCGTCACCGCGATTTACATGGAGGAAATGTGATGGTTACTCGGAACGAAACGCCATACACATGGAAAGTTGACCTCGGTCGTAAAATAATTCGGAACGACCCTGGCGGATCTTTTAGGAGTCGTCTCGGTTCACCAGATATCAAAAAGTATAAGCGTACAAACGCTGGTGTGGAAGCGACTATCATTGATTTTGGTTTATCTTACTGGTCCAGGCGTATGCCAAACCCAGAAACGGCTGATGGTGGATATAAGGGTGCGGGTATATACGGACATGGACAAGGTCCAGGTACGATTTACTATGATATTCATAGGTTCTTGTATATCATTTATGTTAAGGTGAGACAGCCAGAAAATGCTAAGGAGCGAGCTATTAAAAATTTCATCGAAGAACTCATACCAAATAAAGAGTTCCTAGAGTATAACGGAAAATTTACCAGCCAGGGATATCTGGTTAGTAGTGACAGGGCTAAGCAAAATCTCCCCACATTCAAGACTATTCTGACACACCCATTCTTAACTGGTGAGAAATCACCAAATAGACCAAAGACTCTCACGGAGGCTCTCAAATTGATCGCTCCCCCCAAGCCTAAGCCTAAGACTCCCGTCAAGGTTAAGACACCCAAGGAAACCCGGGTACTTCCACCACGTAACTACGGTAAGCTTTCAACTACGAGTAGGAAGAAGGCTATGAACAATATGATTAAGAAAGCGGCTGCTATATTGGCTGCTAACAAGGCTAAGCCCAAAACCAAACCGGCACCCCGAAGGAGACCCGGTGTTGTGCGTCCCAACCCAGTCCCTGAGATTCAACCAGCCAGTCCCGAGGCACCTTATGCTGTGATGTCCCCTTCCAATATGATGGAATATGCAGCGAAGATTGAAAGTGGGAGGAAGAAGGCTGCGAACAAGTTAAATGCTAGGATTCAAGCCATCAAGGCCACGAAGGGTAAGACCCCCACACCCGTTCGTCTCAAGGAGAAGTTCTCTTTCGTCAACGTAAAGGGTAAGAAGCGTGAATTTGTCAGGAAGTTTGCATACGATAGGGCTTTGGCTAAGAACAAGGCTGAGAGGGAAAAGACCACACCCAAGGCCAAGACCCCCACACCCGAGGCTAAGAAGAATGAGTACTGGAGGTCTTTCGTTGACGTAAACGGTAAGAAGCAGGAATTTGAGAGTAAGTCCGCGTATCACGAGGCTAAGCAAAAGAACTTGAAAGCTTACGGTGCCAAGATGCAAGCAAAGATCAATCGTCAGATACAACTTGGACGTGATACACGGTTCTCGTTCGTTGACGTAAACGGTAAGAAGCGTGAGTATGTGAGAAAGGGTATGTATGAGAAGGCTCTGGCTAAGAACAAGGCTGAGAGGAGTCTCCGTGCCAAGATCCGGGAAGCGTGGGGCGGCAAGGCCAAGACGGTCACACCCAAGGCCAAGACCCCCACACCCAAGGCCAAATGGTCTAACGCAAATAATAAACAATTCATGGAATTGTTGGCACGGGAAAAGAACGCCCAGAGAAAACTTGCGAATGAGATGAACAAGGCAAGGCCTCTCAAGAATGGACCATCTAACCCGGTGGTTGCGTACGCTCTCAATACTCCCAAAAATACCAAAAAGATAAACAAGTACGTGAACAGTCTATCAAATGATGAACGCAATATGCTCAAAAAGAAGATTTGTCAACCTTAAAAACCCGCTTCGTACCCTCGTCAACTTCAGAGAGTATCTTAAACTTTGGAGTCTTGACGAGTTTGTCACCATTCTTAGTCACGAATGATTTCATCCGTTCAACTTCACCACGGGGCATCTTCCTGGTGTATTTGAGTGTGACATTCTTGTTTCCAATAGTGAATACAGTTGAAGACATTTTTAATATTTACCTATAATAAAATATGCAGCGCTCAACAATATTAGTTGCAGTGGTTATCGTCCTCGTTGCGTTCTTACTCTACAGGAACAAGACCAAGGCCTCCCCAGGTGGTAAAAAGTGGACCATTTACGGAACCAAGGGGTGTGGATGGACAGTCAAGCAGTTGGATTATATGAAGAAGGCTGGTAAGCCCCATGTGTTCGTCGACTGTGACAAGGGTGGGTGCGATGGTATGACCGCTTTCCCCACTCTCAAGGGTCCTAACGGGGAGAAGATCGTTGGATACAACGAGGTTTAAATCATTTATTATTCAAGAGTTGATTGTATCAACTTATCAATAATGAAATTTTGGAGTTTAAGGACACGAAAAGTCTCTATTTTCACCTTTTCCGAAGTCAACCCAATGCCGACCAAGTTTGACAGTATCTGTACCAAAAGAGTCTTGTAAATCTTGGTACCTCTCACCATAACACTTAAGCTCCGTCACACCAGGTGGGCATGTGAAATCCTTATTTTCACTCATACCAACCTCGTAATAATGTTTACGCGCTAATTTGAGATTAGTACCCGCATATGCTTGTACCGCTGGGTAGCGGTCGAGGTAGCATTGTGCCTCTGCATCTGAGAGAGTGCAGGAATTGTCTCTGGTTTCGGGACCATTTGTGGTATAGGTTGTGTAATGATTTTTGGCTTGCGCTTTATCAGTGCCAAATGTTGCACGAAGATCCCAATATCTCGCAACATAGCATTCCGCTAAGGAATCAGCGTCTGTGGGGACAGTGAAAGTTTCATCCTTCTTAGCAGCTCCAGCTCCCGCACCTGTTACTGGGGTTTCCTCACCACCACTCATAGAAGCAGCTATACTGGAACTGATTGAACATAGGCATAATAGACCAAAAGCACCTATTATTTTAGGATCCATTGTTTTATATACTATACTCTGATATTTTTTAATGATATGATTGATGTTTAACAGTACATTGAATAACCGAGAGACTTAAGACCGTATCCAGTATTATTAGCTGCCTGCCTCGCAGTAGCGACTGGACTCTTCGCATTCCACTTTGCAGTAACTTCGGCATCTGTTGTCGCCGTACAGGCTTCTTGGGCACCCATACCACCCCCACCGAAGCCGGCATAACCCGCGTCGTTAATTTTGTAACTACACGTGTTACCTTCTTTCGTAATATCAAACTGAACCATTTTGCAATGTTGACCAGTTTTGCGCATCGCAATGTACTTCTTCTCGTTGTCTTTCTCGCCTTCCATCGACTCTAAAACATGGAAGGTATGTGATATACCCCCATTTGGGGTGGGGTCGTCACTAGAAACGGGTACACTAGAATTGATATAGTTACCCCAAAATGTGGCGGCCGTTGGTTTAAATGCGTCGATACTTTCACATGGTACCGTTCCTGTTTGAGCATTGAAAGTTTGGTTTGGTTGACAGGCTGGACCCGAGTCATCCGCTCCCGCTGCCGCTCCCGCTGCCGCTCCCGCTCCCGCTCCCGCTCCCGCTCCCGCTCCCGCACCAGCTCCCGCATCTGGAGTTTCCTCACCACCACCACTCATAGAAGCAGCTATACTGGAACTGATCGAACATAGGCATAATATACCAAAAGCGCCTATTATTTTAGGGTCCATTATTTTATTACTATACTATGAGATATTTGTTACTGATATGATTGGTGTTTCAACTTATCAATAATGGAAATTAGATGCCACGTACAATCTGAAGGGCAAGAGAAAGGATGAACGCATCGGTCAAGTTGCTAATAGGCTTGAGGATGGAGATGTGCTTCACAAGGGAGCGGTTCCATACGACACGGAGAAGGAATGTGCTGATGAGCACAACAAGTAAAAAGGTGAGAACCTCGGTGATAATTTCGGACCTGGACTTGGCTTTGGCAACCTCTTGAATCATTTATTACATGTGGATATTTTTTTCTAGGTAAACTACAAATGAGGGCTCTCCCCCTGAGTGGCTCGGAAAGTAGGTATACAAACAGGCGGTGGTCGACACCAAAGGGTATTGGAAACAATAATTGTTATGCCTATGCCGTTGGGGACTACGAAGCATATAGGTGGCAAAAGTCTATACCAGGTGATCGTTCTGGTCTTTCAAATGGACACCATACCTATACCCACTGTACTGGACTTCCTAAGCGCGTCATTTCTGACAATCCTAAGAGGGTGTACAAGGCGGGTGCCAATGAAAAATGCAAAAAGGGCTATTTCAAGGTTATGATGTTTGTTTCGCCTGGAAGACCTATGAACTATATCCGACAAGGGGATTTCCACTTTTACAAGCAACACGGGATGGTCGAATACAAAATCAAACCTGGGGATACTATCAAAGCTGTAGCCAAATTCTTTAAAGTACCTGAATCACGGGTAAAGAAAGGTGGTCAGTTTAAGGTTGGTAAACGTGTAATTTTTAAAGCCAATGTATTCAGTCACAAGCGTGGTTGGGCTACTGGTCCGCTTCTGACTGATGCTAAAGGTAAGGCCATCACTGACCCCCGTAAGGCTTCTAGGGACTATCCAGGTCTAAACTACGAGAAATATTGTAGTTCATTCTGTGTCAAGGACACTGGGATCAAAGTCGGTAGGACTCACCCCAAGGTCCGCTAAGATACTATCAAGGTCTGGTATTTCATCCACATCAAAATTAATGTCAAATAGATCTAAAACCTGAAATATAGACCCCTGATTCAAGGACACAGAATTCGCCGTTGCTGTGTAATTGTTTTGTATAGTGACTGTAATTTTAAATTGTGTACCATCTATCACTTTTCGACAAATCGGGCATGTATTCCTACCTGTGTTCTTCCATTCCTGTAGACAGTGGGAATGAAACATATGTCCGCACCGGGCTGGAGGATTTGTCCTCGTACACCGGACTTCATTCAGACATATGGAACATGTTGACATTCTATAGGAAGGTTTTAAAGTTTTTTTGGGGATTTTTCTCAGTTAGTAGATCTTGGAGGTATCCACGAGAGGATTGTCACACTTAATGCATGGTCCCTTACCTTGTACATTCTCCTGCACCTTGGTGAGGAGCTGAGGACCCTGAGATTGGAGGAGCTTACGGTAGGAGTAGTTGTCCTCGAAAGAAATACCATTTTGCTTCATAACATAGTTGTTAAAGAGCTGAGCTGAAGAGTTTACGGTGAAGCACCGACCATCGGCCATACCAAGTCGCTGCGACATATTGTTAATATACACCCAGAAATTAAATCTTGTAAAGGGAACCGCGATGAGCGCCACCACCATTTACGTCACCCCATGTATAAGGTCCTACACAATGTGCATTATCATTGGGTCCTTCCGCCACATCACCTTTACATTCTTCGTCAGGTAAAACATCCGCCTGTGAGATATCATCTACACACCAAACCTCAAAACCATCAGCCATTGGACATTCGAGAGACATATATTTACTAACGGGGCGCCCCAGGTATTCCGCGGTGGCGACGCATAGAGCTCTAGCTTCAGCTTCAGTCTTAACACGCCCCACGCTCAACCAACCCATATCAGCACGCTTTCGTGTGTCGATACACTTGAGCATACTAGACCCTGTATCTTCGGTACCAGCACCTGCTCCAGCACCTGCTCCAGCGGTTGGGACAGGGGTTTCCTCACCGCCACCACTCATAGAAGCAGCTATACTGGAACCGATGGAACATAGGCATAATAGACCAAAAGCGCCTATTATTTTAGGATCCATCGTTTTTTATTACAATATAACTAGAATTTTATTTGCCTGTTGGTAATTGTTCTCATCCAAGAATTGAATCCTTTCTCTTTGAGAAGTTTGACAAAAGGATCACATCTATATCCCAAATAAATGTCAAACACGTCAGTGTCCTCTGTGCGTGACACTCGAATCTGGGGATTTTCGTTTATGTGGTTGTTGATGATGTTGTAGGCAAATGCAATTTCCTTGAGGGTCTCCGCCCCTGTGATGATAATTTTACCGGTACTGAAAATACTGGTAGTAATCTCCTTCATATCCTCTGAAGGCTTGAACTTGATCTTCACTGCAGAATACCTATCTGGTTCAAAAGAAACCTTAAAAATGTCATCATACTCTTCAAACCAGTCAGCAACCTTCATGAGGTTGATATTGTAGTTGAGACTGAAGTTGGAGTTAATCATAACAACACGGAATGAATCCACTGGTACTTCAATTTTCAAATCCAAAAAAGTTTTGAAAATATGAACAAGTTGGGTGATGATCCGCTTACAATCGAAAAGATCACAACAACCCGCCACTTGAATCGAACCGTTAGGGAAAACTTTCACAGACTTAGTACTATAGGTGTCGTGGTATGTTAGGGTCACCTGGTTGTAGAAAGTCGTCGGTTTCAATTTCCACTCAAAACCATCTGTTTTGGTACCCACACGTCGCATCTTATAGGAACCAATTTCTTCGAATAGACCTCGGAGTCGCTTTATATCAATCTGTTGCATAAAGCTCGACACCATAGTGATTGTCGTAATCTTTATCCATGAGGGTCTAGTCTCATCTGGTAAATCTTTTCGTATCTCATCGAGCGTTAGGAGATACGAAAAGCTATTATTTGCAATAGTTGAATACATTTTTGGACATACTTTTTACAATGTGAGTGGCTTACTTAGGTTTTCTAAGTACAACCCTTTGCGATATCTGCGGTTGCTGTTGTACATCCAACAAAGTGATGAGGAGCTACTTTATTTGGGGTTACACCACCAATAAATTCGGACACATTGTTATAGGTCCAACAGCTATTTTGATTAGACCTAAACCCAACTGAAGTTTTACCCGCCGCAGTCGCGAGAGTGCGACAAGCTTCAAAGCTTGTTCCCTCACCCAACTCTGTGTGTCCACTGGCTGGGTAGGGCATATCAGATTCAGGGTATACATTTTCAACGAAGGTGCAACCACCATTTTTGATATCCTCTTCGGGTTTTACACACCCCACGTGGTGATTGGCGGAACCCCCCAAACCCTTTAAATCTGGGGACCACCTGTACGCGAAACAGGTGTTGCTGTTACCACCCCTGAACCCGAAAGTATTGTAGAATTTGCTTTTAGCTAGGGCACGACAAGCTTCGATAGAAGTAGCCTCACCAAGTTCGACATGTCCCGACGCTGGGTACGCCATATCCTCATCATAGACAATGTATTCGGGTTTGGGTGTTGAGTCGTCACCCCCAGCTCCAGCTCCCGCACCAGCTCCCGCACCAGCTCCCGCACCAGCTCCCGCACCAGCTGAGGAATCGTCACCACTACCACCCATAGAAGCAGCTATACTGGAACTGATCGAACATAGGCATAATAGACCAAAAGCACCTATTATTTTAGGATCCATTGTTTTATATACTATACTCTGGTATTTTTTTTTGGTTAAAGATGAGACTCTCCATTTAAGTACATGACCTCTTTCCTTAAATCTGCAAAGCATGTTTTTGATGTAGAGTCTGACCTCTCCTATGTTGAGATTGTCTATGACCGGTACACAAGGAACAAGGGATACTCGACCTTCACAGATTACCTCAATACAGAGCCTTTCGCTGATTGGGTATCCTTAGAGTCAAATAATCACTCAATTGTTTACGAGAAGTTTCTTGATACAATGGTTAAGAAGACTCTAGAGGTGAGACAACGTATGGCTGAACTGTCACTCGAAAGTTTCTTAACTTACGACCAGGATATTCGTAAGTATGTACGTGTAGCCCACGCAGTTAAGATTCTAGATCCAACATTCCAGCCACCTCGTATTAACATGGAGAGTGCTTGGCAAGTGGAGTTTATTAAAAAGTTTTGTAAGAAATCAATAATAGATTCAATTCAAGAATGTAAAAAGAAGTCCCGTCTCAAGTATTTCTTCAACGTACTAAAATTAATAGAATTAGAGCAATGAGAATAGAAATGACAATTAATTGGGTTGTTGTATTTTTACGCTCAACACCAACAACAACTGGTTCCTTCTCCCTACCACATCCTAGACCATAATCGATATTACGTCGAGGTTGAACATTCCTGTCTATACGGCATGGTTGTTTCTCAGGTTTGCATAATCCAACTGTGCAAAAAACACTTTTACCAGTGGGTGGGATACCCCCACTTTTAGGAACTTCTTGAAAATCTTCAAAATTACCCGTCTGTCTCACACCCCCTGGAAGGGAGAAATCGTGTTGGACAAATGGGTTGATGTCATCAATGGCAGCTTGATCATTAAGCATAAACTCACTCATTATTGTTATTACTTCAGATTATATTTCTTGTCCACCATCTTGATTTTATGTTCATCCCACATCTTGTCTAAATCGACATTTAGCATATGTGCCAATTGAAAGAGATAACTGAACACATCCCCCATTTCCATCATAACATCTGTTCCTCTCTCCTTTTTTAGATTTGTCTTCTTGTATGTTTTCTTATATTGTCGAATTGCGGACGCGAGTTCACCAACCTCTTCTGTCAGGAGAAGCCATACTGTATCGATGGGGGCACGATCCCACCCCTTAGACCTACACACCTTTTCTGTTTCACATTTGTATTTGTTAAGACTCATACTTATTCTACAGGGGACTCAAAGCTTTAATTGATTCCAATCTTATTGTTAAAATCAATTTTATTTCCGGTGGTACTGGTATTTACAGGTCGATCCATGGGTGTGCTAATAGTGTCGATATCCTCAGCATAGGCAATATATTGAGATACACCGGTTTGAATTTGAGACATGGCTGAAGATATGACCTTGCCGTTCATATACTTAACCTGTTCATTGACTTGAGTGTATTGATCACCAGAGTTGTTAATGAATACAACACGCATCATGGCGAATAAATCATCAGGGTTCTGGTAATCTATGGAAATGCCAGTCTTATTTTTAAACGCCTGACGAATTCCACGTTGAAGAAGATTCTTGTTGAAATCCGAAAAGAACAAAGTGTTCAGTGGGGTCTCACACTGCTGAATAGAATTAAGGTGGAGGTTATCACACATTTAATATAACCCCCGAAAAAAATTGTCTGTACATATTAAATGTTGACCATGTCCGACTTCGATGAGGCGTACGCCAGCAAACCCAACAATGTCGAACCAATTCCATGCAAGGCTCCCGAGTGCTTCGTGGGTTCTTATCCTCCTGTGGCCAAGGCTGGTGAGCCCGGTCCATTTTTCGTAAATACATACCTTCTTCAACCCAATCGCAAAATGGAAGTGGCGGGAACGGTTGCGGTGCGAAGTGGTGATCTCGACTGTAAAAAATAAGGTTAAAAATAAAAATTGAAGAGAATGTATATGAGGGTCATTAAACGCTCAGGTCGTATTGAGGATATGAGATTTGATAACGTCACCAATAGGATCAAGAATTTAACGTCTGGACTTTCAGACAAATGTGACTCTCAAAAAATTGCTCAACAGGTTTTTTCATCAATGTATGATAACATCACCACACAGGAAATAGACGTTCTCTCTGCTGAAATTTGTATTGGTTTGATTACGTCGGACCCAGACTATGAAGTTCTCGCAACTCGTATTATTGCGAGTAATATTCATAAAGTATGCCCTAACAACTTCCATCTCGCAATGCGAAAGCTTCAGAAGGCGAATATTATCACAGATGAAGTCGTTGAGGTTGCTCAACAGGTAAAAGAACATATTAAAACCGACCGAGATTTTGACTTTGGATATTTCGGATTAAAAACTCTCGAAAAAAGTTACCTTCAAAGGGTTGAAGGAAAGTTGATTGAAACTCCTCAATATTTGTTTATGCGTGTTGCTATTGGTATTCATGGTAAAGACATCCCAGCTGTTCTCGAAACCTACGACAATATGTCCCAGGGTTTATTCATCCATGCTACACCCACACTATTCAATGCGGGTACACCTCGACCTCAGATGTCCTCTTGTTTTCTTATCGCAAACAAGGGTGATTCAATTGATGGTATTTATGGAACTCTAACTGAGTGTGCACAAATTTCGAAGTGGGCCGGGGGGATCGGACTTCATGTCCACCAGGTCCGTGCTAATAAATCAAGGATTAGAGGGACTAATGGCCAGAGTGACGGTATCATTCCAATGCTTAGGGTCTTCAACGCCACGGCTCGTTATGTGAACCAAGCTGGTCGTCGTAAGGGTTCGATTGCTGTATATATTGAACCATGGCATGCGGATATCATGGATTTCTTGGAACTTCGTCTCAACCAAGGTGATGAGGAGGCACGTTGTAGGGACCTTTTCAGTGCTATGTGGATTCCTGACCTCTTCATGAAGAGAGTTGAAGAAGGTGGTAATTGGTCTCTCTTCTGCCCCGATAAGGCTAAGGGTCTTTCTGATGTATACGGTGAAGAGTTTGAGGCTCTCTACACAAAGTATGAAGAGGAGGGTCTAGCTAATGCAACTGTACCAGCTACAGAAGTTTGGAAGGCCATTCTTAAGAGTCAAACTGAGACTGGAACTCCATACATGTTATACAAGGATGCGTGCAATAAGAAGTCCAACCAAAAGAACCTAGGAACTATTAAGAGTTCTAACTTGTGTACTGAAATCCTCGAGTATACCGACAAGGATGAGACCTCTGTGTGTAACTTGGCGTCTATTGCACTTCCAAAATATGTAAACAGGGAAACGAAGACATTTGACTATGACAAGCTCCATGAAGTCACTAAGACTGTCACTAAGAACCTGAATCGTGTTATTGACCGCAACTTTTACCCAGTTGAAACTGCTCGTCGCTCTAATATGAAGCATCGTCCAATTGGTCTCGGTGTTCAGGGACTCGCAGATGTTTTCATTCTATGTGGTCTTCAATTTGACTGTGAAGAATCCCGCCTTATGAATGCACACATTTTTGAGACTATTTATCATGCCGCACTTGAAGCGAGTTCGGAGTTGGCTGAGATAGATGGTTCGTATGAAACTTTTAAGGGTTCTCCAGCTTCTGAAGGTATTCTTCAACCAGATATGTGGGAAGGTGAAACCAAATTCAGTGGTCGGTACGACTGGGATGCTATGCGTGAAAAGGTAAAAACAAAGGGTCTTAGGAACAGTCTCCTTCTCGCTCCCATGCCTACAGCCTCCACCGCACAGATTTTGGGTAATAACGAATGTTTCGAACCGTACACTACAAATATCTACCTTCGTCGTACACTCGCTGGTGAATTTGTTGTTGTCAACAAGCACCTCGTCGATCATCTTAAGAATGTGGGTCTCTGGTCTAAGGAAATGAAAGACCTCATGGTTAAGGCTGGTGGTTCTATTCAGAACATTGTAGACATCCCTGATGATATTAAGAATCTTTACAAAACTGTGTGGGAAATTAGCCAAAAATGCATTATCGATATGGCAGCAGACAGGGGTCGTTTTATTGACCAATCACAATCTATGAATCTCTTCATGGAGAGTCCGACAATGTCTAAACTTTCTTCGATGCACATGTATGCATGGAAACAGGGCCTCAAGACTGGTATGTACTACCTGAGATCTAAGGCTAAGGCTCGACCAATCCAGTTCAGTCTAGAGCCAGATTGTGTGGCCTGTTCGGCTTAAAGTTTTGAACCTAAATATGAATTAGAAAGATGGACAAGGCTATCGACAACTTACAAATTAACGCATTTAATAATCGGAAAATTGTCATAAGTACAAAGCAGGGTACACCCCTACGTGTCCAATTTCCTCGGATGTATATGCCATTTGGTGTATCAGGGTTTACACCTGAGGTTGGTCAAACTAAGTACAATATTGACTTTGCAATCAAGGGTTATGACGAGGAAGATAGCTACATGAAGAAATTTTACGACTCTGTGCGTAAACTTGAGGATCAAATCATCGATTCGGTTGTCGAACAAAGTGAAGTAATTTTCGGAGCACCTATGACAAAGGAGCAATTGTTACCAATGTTCAACTCCAACGTAAAGGAGGCACCTGGTCGCGAACCAAAGTTTCGCGTTAAGGTTGATACGACTATGGATGATCAAATCAAACCAAATGTATTTGATGCGGATAAAAACCCACTAAGGGATAATGCGACTAATGGTCTCTATGCAAGAAATTCGGGACATGCTATTGTTGAACTCAATAGTGTGTATTTCTTGAACAGAAAGTTTGGGTGTACATGGAAGCTTCATCAGCTGATTGTTTACGAGCCACAGAACTTGAAGGGATTTCAATTCGTTATTTAGAATTAGATTTACTTAACATTAATATACTATATATAGCCTGAGCCTCCTTGAGCAATTTACCCTGAACCCTGGTAAATTTCTGTGGGTCCAAACCAAGCTTAATTTTAGCCATTCTTACGGATTCTGACCACTGAGTGAGTGTCATCTCTTACTTACTAGCTTTGATTATTTTTTTGTAGGACTTGCTACCCTTCTTGGGGACGAGGCAGAAAGAATCCTTCTTCTCAGCCTTCTCCTTCGCGAGTTCAATGAAAGCCATGAACTTGGGGTTCTGCTTCAGAGACTTCTTAGCAGCCTTACTCGCCGCCTTGGAGATAATACGTCCATCCTTCATTTGGAGATCCTTCTTGGTGAGACCACCAGAGGTTGCGTTAGCGTTACCATGGAAAACTTCGGCGCGGGAACCAACAGTCATTTATATTAAGCACGGAAAATATTCTTGATGTCCAAAATAGATATTTTAGCTGTTGTCCTGTTCACAGGGATTTGGGTTTTTACACGGTCATCATTAAGAACCTCTGAGCACACGATAGATTTATGACCTTGGAGTGCCATCATTTCTTCTTCCACACTCACAAATCGTGGACACTCCTTGTAGACCAATTTTTTAACGTAAACAGCTTGAGTTTGACCGGTTCGATGACTTCTACCAATCGCTTGTAATTCAGTTGCAGGGTTCCATGCTGGGGCTGTTATGTATACTCGAGTCGCATCCTGCAAATTTAATCCCTGCCCCCCACTCTTGATCTGAATGATGAAAACAGCTCCCGGGGCTGCATTTTTAAACGCATTTATTTGCCTGACCCGTTCTTCTTTGGGAACTGACCCATCAATCCTGAAAACTGGACAGTCCAACTGGGACTGAATATAGTTCATTTCACCCCTGAACTGACAAAAGATGAGACTCTTTTCCTTAGGGTGTTCTTGAATCATCCTGAATAAAGTTTCCATCTTGTTAGATCGACCTTCCCACTTTGTTGGTTTGGTTCCATTCTTCATACCAACCCCATTTAGATACATCTGTGGCCAAATCATACATTGCCTGGCACGGAGGAGACACTCCAAAATGACCATATTTTTGGAGTTAAGACTTTGGGTATTTTTGAAGGCATCTTTGATAATATCCTGAGCCTCCAAAAAGACAAATTCGTAGAGAGCCTTCTCTTCTTTGAACATATCAAGTTCCACATTTTCAAACGTACAAGGTGGGAGCCGAAGACGTTCGTTAATCTTAGCGAGATCATCCTTGGTTCGACGAAGGATATAGATATCTTTGATCTCTTTAGTCCTTCCTTGAACAAAATTCTTGGGAATTCCCAAAAAAGTGCAAAGAGACACAAAATCATCCATTGAATTAAATACTGGTGTACCAGTCACAATCCATTTAATTTCTGTCCTCAAACGGCACACACTTTTGAACAATTTCGAAGACTTGTTTCGAATCTCGTGGCCTTCATCCAAAATAACGCGATCCCAAGTCATATAATGAAGTGGAGTGGGTGCACCAACCTCAGCACCTTTGATAGTGAGAAGTGTGTAAGGTGCAATAGTGATATGTGAATCACTACACACCTTACGTTCATTTCCATCGTAAATGTTTACAGTAAGATTGGGTGCAAATTTTTGAATTTCTTCATGCCATTGAGTGATAATAGATTTGGGCACGATGATGAGTGTACGACTTTGTGGATTTCCAAGCATTGTAGAAATCAGTTGTACGGTCTTGCCCAGACCCATTTCGTCACATAAAAAGCCTCCCTTGGGGCCATCACTTTGATTTTCCATTCCAAGCATCCATTGTACACCTTCTCTTTGATAGGGTACGAATAGACGCCCGTTTAGGGAGTCTGTTGCGAGTTTGTATTGGTCTTCAGTCGTCATCGTAGAAGTCCTCCTCAGGGAGTGCCTCAATTTCACAGACAACTGGTGCGGGTTCTTTTTTCTTTCGAGTCTTCTTCAACTTAGGTTTTGGAAGTTCATCTATGTGTTCTCTAAAATAGAGAACTTTATCCCAAAATTCCCTCATGACTGGGAGGTAAGTCTTCCACCATTCACGATCACGGGGAACGTTAACTACATCAAATTCTTCTGGCTTAGGCCAATTTGTCTCTGCAGGTTTGTACTGAATAAAGTCCGCTGATTCTAGGTCTAAAATCTCCATACAAAGTTGAAGCTGTGGCATGTAATGAATAGGTACTTCCCCAGGTATGATCGCTCTTTGTGGAGGGCATTTAATCTCCACGAGTTTACCAGATTCGGTGACACCATCAGGACTTCCACCTAACCAATCTTCAACTGGGTGGGGGCAAAGACCAAGTTCATGGACAACCTCCCCATGCCTCTCTTCATATAGAATACGTGCCTCGTCCTCATACTTCTCACCGTGTCGTGTAGCTGCATTTCCAGTAAACTTTTCACCGAGACCGCATTTTTTGAGTAGAAGTCCTTCAGGTGTTTCATATTTATTAACACCAATGGCTGTAGCTGCATCTGAAGCGGTTAACATTTTGCCACGAAGAGCAAGCCATTCTTCCGACTTTTGGGCCGCATACTCACGTTCTAACGCTGCTTTAACATTCGGGTGCATGTTAACTTAATTATAATTGTATTTTTTAACCTCATCTAGGACTTGAAAATACATTTGTGCTGCATTTTGTTCAGCTTGTTTTTTACTTTTTGCAGCACCTCTCGCACGAAACATATTGTCGATGTAGATGTCAATATAGAATAGACCTTCGTGATGAGCACATACACGGTATTCTGGTAGTTGCCAGTTATTTACCTGACAATGACGCATGAGATGGTCCTTATAGTTATCATCAACCATGATAGAGTTCATATCAACAATCTCAGGATCTTGGTAAATCCTAAGAATAAACTCCTTAGCATGGATGAGACCAATATCCATGTAAATAGCACCAATGAGGGCTTCAAAAACATCCTCAAGAATTTTTGGATTGTTATTCCATTGGTTGCGCATACCCTTTTCATCCATAATCACAAGTTCGTTTAAATTGAGTGTATTGGCAATCTTAGCTAGGGTTTCTCCACGAACCAGCTTTGTACGAGCTTTTGTGAGGAACCCTTCTTGTTTACTTTCGTATCGATCAAACAAAAACTTAGTGATAACAAACCCTAGTACGGAGTCACCAATAAATTCAAGTGTTTCAAATGATTCTGTAAACTGTTCATACTCTTTTATAGCGGATTTATGTGTAAAAGCTCTTTGGTACAAATCAAGATTTTTGATCTTTGTACCAACAAGTTCTTCAATTCGTGTCTTATCAACAAAGACAACCATGTTTTATTATGTTATGTTTTTATTTTTTAAGCCTTTTCCTTCTTGATGTAGTGAGGAGAAAGGTACTTCTGGAGGTTAAGGTAAGTAACAACAACGTCGGCGGGAGGAGCAAGAAGGTCCCGAAGCTTATCGTCGAGAATAATCTGGCGGCCGTTCTCGGGGTGCTTAAGACCCTTCTCAGTGATGTACTTGTTGACAAACTTGGTAACCTCTGAGCGGGAGATGAGATCTCCTTCGGGGAGGGCAAGAAACTCACGCAACTTAGGTGTGATTTCCTGCTTTCGGTTGAATCCGTTGTTCTCGGCACGCTTCTTGGCCTTCTCACCGTCAGGATCCTCCTGAGTGTTCTTGACCTTGCGTACAAGCTTAGTGAGATTCTTTACATCGTTGCGGAGGGCGGCAATTTCGGTCTGGATAGTTTCAAGAGACATTATATCTTTCTTACGGACGTAATCTTTAAGTCTAGATGAAAGAGACCAATAAGTACCACAATACATAATAGAATTGACATTGATACTTCAACGGGTTTAAGGTTCTCGAGAACATTGCGCTGGGTTGGACGGTCTATGAACCTGAATGGTTGACGAGAACCATCGTCAGGGCATCCACCAAAACAGCAGTCTTTGGGGCAGTGAACAACGTCAGGTCCCCGTCTGGTACCGCAGAACTGATTGGTTTCACCTTTGTATGCGTAGCACCTACATTCGTCGATCACTCTACAGACCATATTATTATATCACGATATAATAATGGACGATCAAATCTATTCGAAATCTACCATTGAAAAATTCTTAAATGAAAATTTACTTTTCAGGGATGCCAAACTGAAGAAGTATTATGATAGGAATTTGCAGAGGGACCTCGGTAAATTTAGGAGTCGGGTTCACAGTACCCACTCTAATAAAGATTTTGAAAGAGTCATATATCTTCTCATAACAGACTCCCTCAGGGATATCATCCTAGAGACTGTTGGTGAACTATCAGAGTATATGAAGGATATGGGTGACATCATCGTGAGTGGAGGTGAAGCTTTCAATTTATATGTGGATTTCAATGACAGAATAGTCACACCCGATATAGATGCAAAGTTTGTGCCCCGTATGGCTGTAAATCCAAAATACTTTGGAAAACTTCAAGCAACTAAGTTGTTATTATGGAACAGATTGGGTGAGATATCTAAACGCTTGAATACACGAGTGAGGAAACGATTCGTAAATATGAAAAAGAAAAACCCCAAACTGTTTAAGTTTTTGGGTATAAGTCTAAAACCCTCTGGTTCAGTTGTATCTCGTCGGTATACTCTCATAAAGAAGAAAAAGGGGGGACTGGGGAATAAACCAGTGAAAGGTGACGTATTTATCGATGTAGAACTGTTTGCACTCGATACAAACTTGCGCTTCTTTTCTCCAAAGACTGGTAAAATTGAAGATGTTACACTTGGGGGTATGCTCGATATCCCATTCATGCGACCTAAGGAGTTTGGGTACGAGGTAGTTTTATCTAGACGTAAAGGTATAACGTATAAAAACTATGATACGGGTAAACTAACTGTAAGTAACAAAGTATACGTGGCGAGTAAAGAGTTTCTAATTGAAGATATTTATTTGATGAGTAAGTTGAATCTTCGTCCAGATAAGAAGGCCAAGGATCGTTTACGTCTCGCAAAACTTGGTCAATTATTTGACAAGAAAATCAAAAATTCAGATTCTATAGATGATGTATTCAGGCGTGTAAGATCTAAGATTATTAGAAAAGCCCCAGCCACGAAAAAGAATGGGCGCGTTTCTATGAACAAAGCAAAGCGTGTAGATCCATACAAATACAAAAACTTTACGACTAAACCATCAGAGGAGAAGTTATCCAAACAACTCGTTCAAGGATTAAAACCAGTTGTCGGAAATGCTAAAATTAATGGATACACAAATTCATCGGGTAACAAAAAACTTAATTTGAAAACACTGAAATGGACTAATGTCAAGAACAATTCTTACGTAAAGAATGAGTTTAAACTCAGGGCAACAAATGCGAAGAATTTACCAAAGAATTTCAACGTTTCGAATACTTTATATGGTTATAAACCCAGGAGAAATACATGGGTCAATAAGAATGTGCTTAATAAATCCGCCGCCATCCCGTTTGTTGGGTTAAAGAAATGAAACCTAATATAGACATAAATGATTTACAACACCCCAGCCAAGGGTGAAGATGGACTCTATTTCGTAAAGGTTCTCAGTGATGAGAAGCGTAAATGCCTTGTTCAGCTAAACAAGGTAAAAATTACTGACGTGTCAGGCGAGGTCGTATTTGATGTCGTTTCCGATGCGAATACAAAGAAGATCGGGGACATCGATGAAGGAAATCTTGCGGCAGCCCTTGAGAATTGTGAGAGTTGGTTTGGTAAGAAACTCACAGAAAGTGTCATCAAGGGTGCTTACACTTCCAACCTCGATAATGGTGCGATGACCTGCGACCGCCTTGAAGTCACCAAGGTATACAACGCACAGCAGGAGCCCGTCGATTTTGACTCACTCCAGACAGGTAAGAATTGCAATGTCATTCTCGAATTTGCCGGACTTTGGTTTGCCAAGAAGGCTTTTGGTCCCACATGGAATGTTGTCCAGGTCAAGGTTCACCCAGATCCCATCCTAGATGTATACCCAGACCAATATGCATTTGTCGATGAGGAGGACGAATAAAAAAATTGTTAGTAATATATAAAAGATGTTCGGTTTAAAAAAGGGTCGTAACCAAAATATTGTTATGCTCCTCGCCGTAGCTGCCCTCATTTTTCTTCTATTCCAAATGAATTCCAAGTCTGGTTATGCCATTGTTGAGCGTGAGTACTCCGCGTTCGGTGCGGCCCCAGCCGCTGGCCCCACTGCTGCCCCCGCTGCCGCCTCCAATGGTTGTGGTATGGACAAGGGTACCGGTCTTGCGTCCTCCCTCCTCCCCCGTGAGGTTGCCTCCTCGGAGGACTTCGGTCAATTTGCCCCAGAGGATATCCTCAAGGGACAGAACTTCCTTGAGCCCCGTGCCCAGGTTGGCTTCCCCGAGACTGTCGGTGGTGCTCTCCGCAATGCCAACCAGCAGATTCGCAAGGATCCCCCCAACCCCAAGGACCCCTTCGTGTGGAACAACTCCACCATTGTCCCTGACACTATGCAGCGTGGTTTGTGCGCTTAAAGATTAAACAATAATTAGATATAACAATGTCTTCTGTTCCTAATGAACTATCCGAGAGCGTTTCAAAGCTCGTAGACCTTACAAAACAACTTTCTGAAGCAAAATCTGATATCAAAGTCCTAAACCAGGAGGAGAAACGCCTTAAGGAGGTAGTTAAGAAAAATATGGTTTCTCAGGGTATTGATACCATCAACCTCAGGAAAGGTAAAATTAGCATTCGTAAATCAGTCCGAAAGGCGGGTATGAATAAGGATGCAGTGAGAGATGGACTTTTGACATTTTTTAATGGAGACGAAGCAAAGGTCGAAGGGGCCCTAAATGCCATCAAAGATGGACTTAAAACAAAAGAATCTACTTCTATTTCATTAACTGGTATAAAAGATAAACCCGAGAAGGAAGATAAGTAAATAAACATGGTTTGGAGCCAATACGTATACGAAGCCAATAACGGATTTGACCCTGACGTCAGTGATGACGACGAGTTCAATGATGAACACACTCCTCTGAATATCGAAGACTGGGAAGTCCAATACTCAGACGAACTAGGCCACATGTGGAACAATATCCGTACACTCTTGTATGATGCCCAAATTGAGCATACAGGGCGTTTTTGTGATTTTGTCGAATTTTGTTACATTGAACATGACACAGATTTGACACGCACAACATGGGAATATCAGGAGCAGACAATGTGGTATGAAGAACGACTTGCTCACATTTGGAGAAATGTCAGGCGCAGTATAAACGATAATGGTCTCCACGAAGAGATGTTGCGTGGTGCAACGTTTAATGATTTTACCAGCTTTGCGAAAAATTATATGTGTGTATATTAAATGCTCCCAAACCTTACATCCCAGAAGGTTGCCATCCCCGCCGCTCTTTTTCTGGCTCTGAGCCCCGGTCTTCTTTTGACTACCGACGGCTCAAAGGTTTCTCTCATGAACCGAAAAACAAGTCAAATGGCCATATTCTTCCACGCTCTCGTGTTCTTCCTTGTGTACAGTCTCATCGCCAAGGCTATGGGTCTCGTCCTCACTCGCAACGACCTTATCGTGACTACTGCGCTATTCCTTGTGCTCAGCCCCGGTCTTCTCCTCACTCTCCCTCCCGGATCCGGTGGGGTGCTTCGGTCTGGTCAGACCAGCCTGAATGCGGCTCTCGTTCACTCGATCGTGTTCGCGATCGTATTTGCGCTTTTACGTCGCCAATTTCCTCAGTTCTATTAAGTAGGAAGATGAAATATCTCGTGTTGGGTCCAGCTTCAATGGGTATATTTTCCCTTATAGGTGCCCTAAAAGCACGAGAGACAAATCTCGTTGATGTTAAGGAAATATCCGGCTCTTCCGCTGGTGCAATTTTAGCATTATTTTTAGCTTTGGGGATGTCCGTTGATGAAATTCTAGAAACTTCACTTTCATTGAATATTCCCAATTTTGTTAAAATACGTATAGGCTCCTTTTTTAACAAATTTGGTTTTGTTGATATGGGACCTATACGTAAAAAACTTGTAGAAATTTGTGGTTCAGACCCTACATTTGAAGAAATAGATATGAAACTGTATATAGCAGCGTTTTGTATGAATACATCAGAGACTGTATACTTTTCTAAAGATACACATCCAGATATGAAGGTAATAGATGCAGTGTGTATGAGTATGGCAGTGCCTTTCATATTTGCATGTGGTAAGTATAATGGTGAGACTTATGTAGATGGTGGTATGAAGGAGGAATACCCATTGACACCATTCTTTGATAAAAAACCACACGAAGTTACGTGTGTAAAAATTAAGATGAATCGTATATATCAAGAAGATATACAAACACCCAAAGAATTTGTAGATTGTTTAGTTCGTTCTGCACTTTCTAATCGGGTACAGTACAATACACCAATCAAACTTATAGAAATCGATGTCGGTGACACTGATGTGTTCAATTTCGGTATGAGTTACGAAGAAAAATTACAATTATTCAACAGAGGATATACTTTTTTGTCAGCTTAATATAGATGGATGTGGATACATTCAAAATAAGGCTGACTGCACTTCCTTTTCTTAGTAAGGCAGACGTGGCGTCTTACCAACAGAGGGTTCAACAAGGAAGGTTATCCCCCGAAACCATTTTCAGAGAAGCTGTCAGGGTAAATAAGCAGAGAAAGGCCAAGGAGATTGTCAAGAAAAAGCGAGAGTTTCGCTTTATGATTGCTGATATAGGACTTGATTTTTGGGACAGAAGGAGCCTCATTAGACTTATCGATGAAAATACAGTTATCCTTAGACTTAAAGCTCGAGCCGATAAACTTGTAAAAATTAGGGAGCGAGAAGATGTGGGTAAACGACGTGCAAGACTTGCAAAGTTCTTAACAGGTCTTAAAATAGACCGAACCGAAAAGGATAAACTTCTTGAAAGGTTTGATGAGGGAAATAGCGTTAAGGTACTCACACAAAATGCGATATCTCTCCAAAAGAAGAAAACGTCTGAGGCCGTCTCCAAAGACCGTGAGTTTTTGAAAAAAGCAATCAGTCGTATAGGTATTAGTTCGACGTTACAAGCTCAACTTATGTCTAAATTTAAACCTGGTAAGGGAGCTGTACAAAAACTTATTGAAGAAGCCAAGCGTTTAAAAAAGGTATCCGGGAAACGAACAATTGGTGTGAGAAAGGGTGAACTTTCTCAATTGGCTAAAAAACTTGAGGTGGCTGCAAACTTTTCTAAACGCATCGCGGCTGTGGACACAATAGAAAAGGCTGACGCCTTAAAAGAAACAATCGAAAAAACGGGTGAAACGAAACGTGTCAATACGATCAATAATGAAAAAGACGTATTGAAAAAGATTGTAAAGGAAATCGGTATTCAGGGTTCATTCAGTGGTAGTATCGCAGCTATCAAAAATAAGGTTGAACTGAACGCGGTTAAATTAGATATCGTTGAAGCTAGTAAGGTTGCACTCGCAAAACTATCCAATGAAAAGAATGTCTCTTCTGATTTTTCTAGAGCCATTAGTTCACTAGTGTTCATAGATCGTCTTGTCCCTCTCAAAAAACAAATTGAAAATGCTGGTCTTAGAATGAATGATGTCAAAAAACAAAAGAATATTGAAGCTCTCACAAAGAATAAACAGAACTTCATAGAATTCGTTAAGAAAAGTACACTCCCTTTAAATCGACAGCAAGTCTTTATCAACCGAATGTCATTGGTAAAGGTTGATATACCCAAGTTGCGTGAAGATGTTGTTGCATTAGAGAAGAATCTTAAAAATACTCAACGAAAGAAGGAACTTAGTGAACTTGGTGCTTACATTAAGTTTAAAAACATCAATAAAACAGGACTCATAAATAAATTCAAGACGACCAATGTTTCACTCGTTAACATAAAAAAGGAAGTTGATGACCTCATACAAAAGAAAAAGAATCTCCAAGCTGAAAAGAATGATTTAGTTAAAAAGGCTAAGAGGATTTCATTTAATTTGAATATCAAGGATGTAAACTCCAAAAACAATGTGAAGTCTATGCGGGAAAAGATTCAAAATGCATACAAAAAGAAAATTCAAAACAATAAAAAACAATTGTCAAATTTTGCTTTACAAGCTAACATTAGTGCGTTAGGTAATTTAACCAAAATAAGTAATGTGAACACACTTAACATGGCAAAAGAAATGGTCAAACAGGAAACCAAGAATAAGCTTTATGCTATAGCCTCGACATTAAATGTGGGTCCAGTTTTGGTATCTAAAATTGGTACTATAAATACCATACAAGATGTTAAAAACGTCTCACAAGCGATCAAGTCTGCTATCCAGAAACGAACTAAAAATATGAAAAATATTAATCGAAAAATGCAAACAGAATCTAAACAATTAAATAAACTTATCACTCATTTAACTAAGATTGGTTTAGATCCACAAGAACAATCGTATTTCATAGAACAATATACTTTATATGGTAAACCAGTGAATACATTAAAAAAGGAAGCGAATAATTTTTATGTTAAACTTTTTAAAGAACACAGAGAGAAAAGCTTACCAAAATTAATTGAAGATCTCAAAAAGTTTGAGCTCGATGAATCAAATATAGAATACATAGTGAACAAATATACAAAAACATACATCGAACCCAATGTCTTACTTAACGAAGCAAAGATTATTGGAAATATGCGTGCTCAAGAAAGATGGGTTGAAATAGAAGAAGAATTTTTAGACTATTTAGACCGATTAACAATAAAACCTGAAAATAGGAGAAAAATTACCGTGGCACTCAATAGTTACTGGGTTAATTTTCAACCACTCAAGAAATCTGCGACTAATATGGCTATTAAAACCAGAAATGAACCCCGTTCTCTTGAAAGAAAGGAACTCGTCAATCATATGAATAAGATAGGTAATATCAGCCGTTACAATAAAGTTCAAATTCTTAAAAATTATAATCGGGGTGAGGCAAATTTAAACACCCTCAAAACAACCACTGAAAATTTAAAAGGTGTAAAAAATGCCCAGAAAAATTATTTCAGAAAATATGTCATTACAAATCTAGGTCTTAACAACAGTAATGAAAAGGTCAAGAAATTATTGAACAACTATAACAAGTATCCGAACTATATAAATAATCATATGTCTAAAGCTAATACACTAAAAGCTTTAAAGAATGAAAGAGTAAGACTGAAAAATACCGCTAAAATGTTACCCATGGATGAGAAACGTAATAAAAGAATCGAGAATATTAAAAATGCTAATGATGTTGCACAATTGAATAGTAATATATCCAATGCATATGTAGCTATTGTTCGTAAAGAGATATCAAATATGGTATTACAAAGTGGTGTCAAAGCTAATATAAATACTGGTCAAATTAACAGCTTACAGAAAGGTGAAGAAGTGAGGGCAAAGCTCATGAACGCAATTGAACGAAAAAAGAATCAAGAATTCACATCTGTTCAAAATGCAGTAAAAAATATGACACAAGAAAATCAAACATCACTTTTACAAGAATTTACTACACAAAATGTACCAATCAATAAAATGTTAAAAAAGGTTGCAGAACTCAAACAGCAACGATCTATCGAGGCATACAAAAACAAAAGACGTAAACTTTATGATTATATGAAAACACAACTCAACATGAATGTCGAAGATAAAAAAACCATAATGAACGAATTCAATAACACAGGTACACTTGCAAATATGTTGAACAAGGCTAGAATATTGAAAAATACTCGAGTCGCAGAAAAGATTGCTGGGGATAGGCTCAAAATTGAAAAAATCATTGAACCCCTAGAACTCAATGAAGCTGATAGAAATCTGATACTTAAAAATTTCAACACTAAACCTGGTACTGTATTGTCATCTGAAACTAAAGCTAAAGCTCTGAAAAAGAGGAGGAATGATGAAAAAAGAGCTAACGAACGTGTACAATTGTCCAATCACCTTCAATCCCTCCGTCTAAGTGAAACTAACACCGCTAAGATTTTAAACATATTTGATAGAACTCCAGAAAAGACACTAACTATGTCCAAACTAAACGCAACGGGTTTGCGCAAACAACGAAATCGCGAATCTCTTACCAATACGATGAAGACACTTATTTTAAGCAATGCTGTTAAAACCGAACTTCTTAAACGTTTCAGGAATAAACCAGAAGACTTGAACGAACTTATCGTTAAAGCTAGACAGGTAGACGCGAAAGCGAGAAAACAATTAGATTTACAAAAACAAACCCGAAATTACGTGGTATCTCTAAAATTAGGTAATAAAGATACCCCAATCCTTAAAAAAATTACAAATATGCTCACACCCCAAACAGCTAAAACAATCCGCTCAGAAGCTGAAAGGGTTAAACGTGAACTCAATGCTGAAACAGTGGAAAAGAAACGAACTGAGATCAGGGATTTTATGAACAAAACTACAATCACAGCTGGTATGAAAAGGTCGTTTATTGTTACTGTAAAACTCAATACTGATTTAGACGCCCTTAAAAGAAAGATACAGGCTGCCGAAAGTCTTGTTAAAAATGCAAAGGGTCAGCGTGGTCGTCTCAGGGCTGAACTTAGAACATATTTAAATACTCTAAACCTAACCAATGAAGAAAGAAAACGTATTGAAGGTGGTGTAGGTGATAAAACCAAAAGTTTGACACCTTTAAAACGGAAGGCTCGAACTATATCCGAGAGAAAACAAATTCGTAGACTCAGGCGTGGTATGACCAAAACTACGAATAAGATTAGAAATCTCAAAACTGAATCTAACACTCGTCAGAGAACAGTTATGCGCACGAAGGCAGCCAAAGCTTTCAGAATTAAGAAAGAAGAACTTGAAAAAATTGTGAATAAATTACCGCTAAATTCTAAGGATAAAAAGACTTACCTAGATAAACTAAAATTACCAAAAGCACCACTTAATGGTATAACCAGTAATCTTAAGAAGTTTATCAAAAACGCTAATATTTCTAATAAGAAAAAAGAAACCTACATGACGGAACTAAAATAAATGTAGATTTCTACAGACAAAACTTTTTTGTCAGTTTAATATATAAAATGGACACGTGTGATCCAAACGCGGAAATAGCCGATCTCAGAAAACTCATTAAGATGAATACTGGGCACTCTATTAAACTGACAAGAGAACAGATATGTCAAGTATACGATGACATCCAGGGAGGAAAGTTACCCCTACCCCCTCTGGTTTTAGACTCGAAAATGAGTTATTTAATCGATAAGAAATCGCCATTAACTCCTAAAGATTTTGATGTTTTATTCGACTCTTCGTCGAAGCGTACCGACTTAAAGCGAATTGCACGTAAAGTTGGTCTAGTGAAGACCGAGCAAATGACCAAGAATCAAATTTTTGATGCTATCGGTAAGCGCTTGAGGTACATGAATGTTCATGAACCTATTAAAATCTCGAGAAAGCGTCTCTTATCCAGTAAATCTAACACAGCAGCGAACAACGCAGCAGTGAACAATCTGGGGTTGAACAACGCAGCAGCGAACAACGCAGCAGCGAATAATTTAGGGTTGAACAACACTGGAAACAGTGGAAACAATCTGGGGTTGAACAACACGGGAAATACAGGTTTTAACAACACTGGTAATAATGTGAACAGAAATAGAAATTTCAACAACAACTCTGCATTTAACAGTGGTGGGGGGTCTAATAACCTATCAAATAATGCTTCCAGTAAACCCAATTCTAAGGTTTCATTCCCAAATAAAAGTTTGTTCGCGACAATGAACAAACCAGACTTTGCGAAGAATCAAGAGAATATGTCCCAACCCAAACCCATGTTTACCGGAATGATGGGATCTAAAACCCCTAATTTCATCAATTCTAATAAGAAGAAAACTTCATTCTTTGGTGGTTTATTTGGTGGTTCGAAGAACAATAATAAGAATTTCATTAAAGCTAATAAATTCAACAAAGCAAAACCAGGTTATGCATTCAAGACTGGTAATCAGGGTCTAGGGTACTATAAGAATGAAGGACCAGTTGTAGCTCAAGGACCTCTCAAGAAACCAAATGGTTTCGGGGAGCCCGTAGCCCCTGTGGGTCCCAACAACAAGAAACCCAACAAGGTCAACAACAAGCCGAATAAGCCTGTGAACAACAAGCCCAATAAACCTGTGAATAACAAGGTCAACAAGGTCAACACTGGTGTGGGTAATAACACTATCAACAACAAGCCCAATAACCCTGTGAATATCAAGAAGGAAAAGGTCAACATAGGTGTAGGTAACAACACTATCAACAACAAAAACAACAAGGTCAACACTGGTGTGGGTAACAACACTGTCAACAACAAGCCCAATAAGCCTGTGAATAACAAGAACAATAAGGTCAACACCGGTGTGGGTAACAACACTGTGAACAAAAAAAACAATAAGGTCAACACCGGTGTGGGTAACAACACCGTGAACAACAAAAACAACAAGGTCAACACTGGTGTGGGTAACAACACTGTGAACAACAAAAACAACAATGGAAATACCATCATGACTAATGCTAACGCTAACAACAAGAACAATAACGGAAATACCATCATGACCAACGCTAACAACACGAAGCCTAACGGTAATGTGAAGCCCAATAACAACTCTAACAACACGAAGCCTAACGGTAATGTGAAGCCCAATAACAACGCTAACAATACCAAGCCTAACGGTAATGTGAAGCCCAATAACAACGCTAACAATACCAAGCCTAACAGTAATGTGAAGCCCAATAACAACACTAACAATCAAGCTCGACGCAATGAAGAAAATCGTAAGAAGGCTGAGAAGGAAGAACAAGAGGCCAAAAAACGTGAAGAAATTGAAGCCAAGAAAGAGGCTGCTCGCGAAGAATTACGTAAACGCCAAGAAGAAATTAAGAAGAAAAAGGAAGAGACTAAACGTGTAGCGAACATTGAGAAAAATTTACTGAAATTACCCAATGTAGATAAGGTTTATCTTACCGCTTTTAGAGGTAACAAGTCTGTCGAAAATGTCAACAAAAATGCTCTTCTCAACAAAGTTGCAAAAGATAAGATTATCAGGAATCTCCGTAACGAAGTTAATCCCATGTTTATGGGTAAGAGACGTATTGCATATGTAAACCCAACAAATTACAATGCCATGAAAAAGGAAGTTGAAAACAAACTCGCGGAAAAGACGGCTAGTGAAGCTGATTTACAATTATTGACAAAGCTTTCTACAAACTTGGCCATTTCTAAGAACTATGTGAAAGCTTTTGCTAACGGTAAAGCGATGAATACTATATCTGTAAATGCTCTTACCAATAAGAGAAACAAAGACCATGAAGTATACAAGATGAATGCAACTAATAAGAAGGGATTATTTGGTGGATACTCCACTACCGTACCCGGCACCAAAACCATGAAGTTCATACCAAATACTGAATACAACAAAACACTTAACAGGGCCAAGACCGCTTTAGAGGCTAGGCGTAACGCTAAGCAATTGGCTGAGAATAAGCGTAAACCAAAAGAAAATAACGTGAAGCCCAACAACAATGCTAAGCCCAACGGTAATGTGAAGCCCAATAACAATGCTAAGCCCAACGGTAATGTGAAGCCCAATAACAACACGAAGCCTAACGGTAATGTGAAGCCCAACAACAATGCTAAACCCAACGGTAATGTGAAGCCTAACAACACAGAGTTTATGGGTCCTAATAACAAACTAAATACTATAGAAGAAGAACCCAACAAAGAAAATGCGTCTGGAAACAATTTCAAAAATGCATCTAATAACACGTTTAAGTTGAATAAAAATACAAAAAACAAAATTCAAAACAACAATAACTTCAATGCCAGTGCCGAGTTGAACAAGCAACTCAATAATGAAGCTACGCGTCAAAATCGTGCCAAGAATAAGAACAACAACAATAATTTCAATGCCGCTGCAGAATTGAACAAACAACTCAATAATGAGGGTAAGCGTATAAACAGGGCTGCCAAGAACAAGAACAACAACAATAACTTTAACGCATCTGCTGAGTTGAACAAGCAGCTCAATAATGAGGGTAAGCGTCAGCAAAACGTCGAGAATAAGAAACTTGCAAATAGGCGAAAGAAATTAACTAACAAAACCGAAAGGGAGGTCGCCAAGTTTATGGGTAGGATAGGTAAATGGCGCCCAGCTATTATAAATGCTAAGACGATAACAGAACTCAATAATCTCAATAAAAACTTAAACAACCGTATTAAATTGAGGAATAACATCAAGAAGAGTGTACTCACACGCAAAGAGCAATCTGAATATGCCAACATGGTGATGAAACTCAATAAAAAGGTTGCCAATACACGTAAACTCTTTGAAAATGGAGTGAATAAGAAGATTTCTAACACTACTGGACCCCTTGTGAAGGGTATACTGAACAAGGCTGTAGCTAACAATAAACGAGGTAGCTTCAATGGTGGTGAGAGACTTGGTAACAATAACAATAACATCATCAATGGAAAACCAAAGCCTATATACAACAACAACTCCAACTCTAACAACAATGTCAAACCAAACATGAAACCTAACCCTGCATTCGAACCAAATATGAAAAACAACCCCACGTTTGAAGTATTCGAAAACAAGAAACCCAATAACAAACCCAAACTTACCAATGAAAATAAGAAACCGTTAATATCTGCTATCAATTCACTCAAGCAATTACCTCAAAATAAGAAAACTATATTCAGGGGTCGACTTAACAGCGCTTTCAAGAACCAAAATCTCAATAAGATGAAAGCTATTAGGAACGAGGCGATCGCCGCTAATAAGACGATACAGAATCAACTCGCGGAGGAAAAGAGATTGAAGGAAGAGGCTAAGGAAGCTAAGCGAAAGGAGGAAGCGGAAAAGGCAGCTGCAAAGAAGGCGGAAAGAGAAGCCAAGAAGAAAGCCAACGAGGAAGCGAAGGAAAAGAAGAAGGCTAACGCTCTAAAGGCGGTAGAAAATGCGGCGAATGCGTACGTGGCGGCGAGGAAACCAAAACCTTCGTTTAAAGCCCTAGTTCAAAAGAATAAGGAACGACGGGTCATGAACGCAGTTAAAACTGCTGCCCAAAAGACGGCGATCAGTGAGGCTACCGGTGCGGAGCGTGTAAAGTTAGCTAAAAAGTTTGCACCTAGGACTCAAGCAAACGTCAAGAAATCGAACAATGCGAGTAAGGTGTTCAAGACAAACGTGAGGAAAGCTGCGGAGGGGGCAGCTGAATCAGCCAAAGAGAAACTTCGTAGAAACGCGGAAAAGAAGGCGACTATGATGAATAAATCCAGCTATCAAGCTAAAATTAACAGTCGAAACTTTAAGATACCAAAGAACCGAAAGAAGATATTCACCAGTCGTATTCAAAGGGCGACGACATTGGGTCAAGTTCTGAAGGCATATGAAAATGCTCAAAGTGAACTACCTAAGTAAACCCAAAAACATGTAAAAAGTAACTAAAATGAATCACCCCGACGACGACTGTACCGTGATTACCGACATGCCTCTCAGCGACGAGGTTGTCGATTTCATCGAAAATGGTCTTCACCGTGATATGACTGATGAGGATGTAGTAAATTGGTGCGACAATAACCTTGATGGTCTCGCATCCATATATGAAAAGTATCGGGATACATACTTGTCATACGGACAGGCCGAAATGACTCTCTTTTTTACACAAACTGTGTACGGTCGAGAGGACGCGATGGAGATTATTGCTAGTTTTGTAGATGGATTGTAATTACTCAAATGTGTATCCCATAATTTGGTATGTCTCTGTGGACGAAACCTCACCACCCCTTAAGATACCAAACCGTCCAGCTGCCGCATTTGCCCATGATTGAGGGTAAAAACGTATAGTCTTTGTCTTAACAGGTTTCTCAAAAAATATTTTGACGAGCGATTTTTTATCATAATTCGCGTCGAATATGAATCCACCATCTACATCTACGAATTCACCGTTATCATCTTCGTATTGAATTTTAACGGATGTTATCCACTGCCCACCATCCGGGCGCCCTTTCATGACTACACCAGAAACATTTACGGGACTGTTTACTCCTAGTTGATACCAGGCTGTCTTCGCGTTTTGTTGCGCTGTTGTCGCATTCCAGGCACGTTTCGAGTCTAAACGACCCGCACCGTGACTCGTACCTATAGCATCACCACCCCAGTTTCCAGAACTCTTATGACTACTGTATGGTAAGTCACCAAGAGCTGATTGATCAGTTGTGTTCGTACTACCACCGATCATATCAACTCGCATACTAATATGTTTATGCCATGTTTGAGGGTAAATACGTATATACCTAGCCATCACAGGTTTACTAAAAGTTGTTGTGACCTTCGAGTTACGGTCCTTATTTCCTGGAAATTTTTTACCATCAATGTCCCACCAAGAACCGCTTTCATCTTTGTACTTGACCTTATAAGACGTGACCCATTGGTCGGCGTCTTTCCTTCCCTGTGTAATCACACCAGAAATACTACCAATTTTACCATTATCGAGTTGGATCCAATTACCATCTACATTACCTGTTGCACACCATCCACTGGATGAATCTATCATACTGTTACCACATGAATGTAAGTTCCAATTCAGACCACGGTCACCCCAAACCGAAGATGCACTACGCATACTATTAGGGGTGGTAAGTTGTTTCTGCTCGGGCTCCGACGGAGGAGGTGGAGGCTGTTCTGGGGCAAGTCCCATCTCTTCAACTTCGTCTTTCTCGACGGTTTCTTCTGGTTGTTCTGCAGGTGAGGCTGCATCATCTTTTCTCGTAGCAAAAAATGCTGCTACACTAGAACTTAGACAGAGTCCTGCAACACCGGCGGCAGCGTACATAGCCATATTATATTACTTTAATTAAAGAAAAAAATCGTCTTTACATTAATGTCTACATGTGGTGTATGTTGTGAAAAATTCAACAAGATAAATCACAAAAAAGTTGAATGCCCATTCTGTGATTTATCGAGTTGTCGCTCATGTAGTCAAAGATATATACTTTCTTCATTTGAAGACCCACACTGTATGGGTTGTAAAACTCCCTGGAATCGTGAATTTGTAGATTCATTTTGTACAAAGTATTTTCGAAATACAGAACTCAAACGACGCCGTGAGGTCGTACTATTCGAAAGAGAAAAAGCACGAATGCCAGAGACACAACCTGAGGTTGAGAGAATTCTTCAAATGAGGAAACTAAGAATCATACTAGATACTCAAAGATCACAATTATTAGAACTACATCATAGACATCAAAATAACCCAGATGAAAATCCTCGAATATCGATAGAGATTCGAGATCTCTATAGAGAGATGGAAAATATTTGGCGACATATAGAACAACTACGTACAAATGGGGTTGATCACGGACAAACATCATTTGTCCGTCAGTGTCCACACGAGGAATGTAAAGGTTTTCTGAATGAAAATTGGTATTGCGGATTGTGTGATAAACACTATTGTAAGAAATGTAACGAATTACTCACAGATGATCATGAATGTGATCCACAAACCGTCGAAACAATGGAACTTTTAAATAGGGACAGTAAATCATGTCCGAAATGTGGTACAGTTATTTACAAAACGAGTGGGTGTGCACAGATGTGGTGTACAAGTTGTCATACAGCTTTTGACTGGCGAACTGGTAAAATAGAAACTGGGCGTATCCATAACCCACATTTCATAGAGTTCAAAAAGAAGACAATGTCATCTAGAGAACATGGGGACATACCTTGTGGTGGTACACCAACATTTAGAGAGCTTAGATCAGTTGGTGCATCGAACAAAATACTCTCATTTGCTATAATTGTATACCAATGTGAGCGTGATTTAATGTTTATGGATCTTCAACCCCCGGATAATCTACAACTTAGAATATCTTACATGTTAAACGAGATGAGTGAAGAGTATTTCAAAACGATACTTCAACGTCAAGAAAAGTTTCTAGATAAGTCAAGAGATATCTCACAAATATTTGAAATGATATCTAATACTGGTGGAGATCTTCTAAGACAATACATACTTTATCCAGAAAAACACGATGAAATAATCAAAATCATGGAAAAACTTGTCGATTATAGTGATGAAATATTCACTGTAATTCGTAAAAGGTACAATTCTGCATTTCCTAGAAAATTAATTCTATGAATACAGTAAGATGGTCATTCTATTGTTCCTCATTGTATTATTGGTGTACCTACTTCCCACATATCCCAAACCGGTGGTAATCGAAAATTTTTTGAGTGAAAATGAGCGTATCCATATTAAACAAGAAGCAAAAAGTAAATTGCATGTATCAACTGTAGATAAGGATAGAAGAGTTGATGAACAAATACGAAAAAGTGAGACAGCTTGGTTAAGCACTGAAGACCCTATTGTTAGAAGTGTAGTAGAACGATGTGTCAGTCGTACAGATAGACCGATCGAAAATTGTGAACAACTTCAGGTTTTACGGTACACAGAGGGTGGACACTATAATCCTCACCAAGATGTCTTTTATCAAGACAAAAATAAGAGGTTATACACTTTCATCATAGCTCTCAATGATGAGTATGAAGGGGGTGAAACAGCTTTTCCTGTCATAAACGAGAATTACAAACTCAAGGCTGGGGATGCACTTTTCTTCCATACATTAGATAACTATGGATTGGATACGTCCGATGCTTTACATGGTGGGCAACCTGTAAAGTCCGGGGAGAAATGGGTTTGTAATTTATGGGTGCATAAGTATCCTTATTAAAGAAGTATATGTAAATATAAAAATGTTTAGTGTATACAATGAGCCTAAAATTATTAATAATTTTCTAACACCTGAAGAATGTAAATTTTTAATTGATTATAAAAACGAAGATTTTGTAAAATCTATGACTAGCGCTTCTAATGGTATTTCGATGAAATTATCTAACCATAGAATATCAAAACATAAATCTATAAACGACTTTTCACACCCAACTTTACAAAAAATTTATAATATCTGTTCAAAAATTACAAAAAAGGATATAAAATATTTTGAACCTTTCCAAGTTGTACACTATGAAACTGGTGGTCATTATTCTGATCATCATGATTATAGTGAACCGGTTCCCCGTATTTACACTTTCATAATCTACTTAAATGAAGATTATGAAGGTGGTGAAACTTATTTTACAAAACTTAATAAAAAATTTAAATTAAAATGTGGTGATGCCCTATTTTTTCCAAATTTAGATTCAAATAATAATATTACAGAACTGAGTCTACATAAGGGTAGTGTTGTAAAATCTGGTGAAAAATGGATTTGTAATATATGGATTCATAGTGTACCATTGGAAGAGAGTCGAAGACGCAGTGTCATGAGGAACTCTAATTATACACTTAAAACTTTAATACCCTCATATATTAGATGAAGTGTGTGGCTACCTTTTCTGAAAATAGTCTGTACAAAATAAAACTAGCAAAGACTCGTAAGAATGTCCTTGAATCTATGTACCAACGACCAAGTATCGTAGAGGTGAAACCAATCAAGGAGAATCTGCGACTTCGTTTACGCTTCACAGAAGCGATAAAAGAAGCACAGGAGATGTGTGAAATGGATAAGGATTCGTCTGAATGTCATTGGGCTTGGTATGAGGTTGATGAATTAGAGGATTCTATGCTACGTCTATATCCCGATAGACGGTAACAATTGGGGGATCGTCATCATATCCATAATAACGAATTGATATTCCAAAAAGTTTCATCATTTCTGGATCAACATAGTCGTTAATTTCTCTTTTCCAATTTTTTATAGTTGTTTGAAAATATTCAATTCCATTATCTGAAAATACACAAATACGCATGAATGGTGTACTACGCACCTTTCTCATATATTCGTGTACAGCCTCGGGTAAAGGTGATGCCCTCATGTATGCCGATTTAAGGATATTAATAACGTAGTATCCATGTGAATCACAAATTATATTGACTTGCATTTCAGGGAACCCTTTGATAAATGCTTCGAAATCCGCATTACTAGGGAGGGTTGTGAATACAGGTGTATTCTGGCATATAACCTCGTCATGGTAACCAATGCCGGGATGTGTATGAAATGACATTTCAGAATACCAAACTCTATCGATTTCAGGACCTTCTACACGATTTCGTTTTTTTGATGTGACAATTTTTGGTTTACTAAACTCAAAATTTTTGTATTTAATATTACCAGCAAATTCCCATTGTTTGACACAAGATAACTTACTCACTTCTTTCAAATCATGAACTACTTCACGAGAAAGTTTTATTCTCTTCTTTCTTATTGCCATATTTGGGCGCACTATTCTAAATTTCATTGACACTACCTGTTATACACTGAGAATTTAACGCGTCTTGTTTTTAACTATCACCCGACCCTCGGTTTCTGGAGCGAAGTTCAGGTAAAAGGATCGTACGGCAATACTGTTTTTCTTAGCGAGTTCATTAATTTGGTTAATAGTTGCAGCACCACTGAGTAAGTATGGAATCATTTCCATGAACGTCACATAAAATGTTGTACACACACCCCGAGTGTTTCCCTCTTGGAGGTCTCTACCACCGTAATATCTGACTTTGCGACCAGGTATCTTGAACATTTTTTGTAAAATTGGAATAATCTTCTTACGCGTAGTCTTACCCCAAATCGAAGTTCTAGACTTTTCACCGTGTGGATCGAACACCCATATTCTTCTATTTTTGGGGTCTCGTGGGTCAACCAATACACTGACTGCATGCCCATTGCTATCAGTTCGTAATCCAACCATGAAAAAATGGACTTGATTTGTTGGGACTATTCTCGAACCGGAATTATAAATCCGACCGAAACGATTAACAATTGTGGGAATATTTTTAACGATACCGTATTGATTCGTTTCAATATTATAATCCAAAAATGACGAAATGATGCTCTTCTCATCAAACATTTTCTTAGCTCTCTTCATATACCTGGGAATACCTGCATACTGACACCCCATACCCCTACCAATTTCAAGATTTGACAGCTCCACCTCCCGACCACGCGTTTTCATTGTTTGTTCATCGTTGCTGTTGCTATTAGCGGCTTTACGCTTCTTAGGGCGTACGGGTGCTACGTTAGTCATGATGACATTACCAGAGTTATTACGGTTTACGAGATTGAACTTTTCAAACTCTTTCGCGAGATTGTTAACATGACCAGCTTGAATGTTCCGCATTAATCGTCTAACTTCTCTTCGCCGTCCAACTTTCCAGGCTTTTTGTATTTTTCTTGCAGCATCATTTCTTACATTCCGTGTGAATGAAGACAGATTAGTTATTTTAGTGATGATATTTCTCAACTCGGTATCACCTCTGTTCAGATTTCTTAAAAATGCACCTGACTGAGCCATCTTAACATATATAGAGAAAATTTTAGTTTCTTTATAAATGAAGTGGGATATTGAAAAAATAGTGAAAGAAGTCTATTCTGAATTAGGACCCGGATACAGTGAGAGAGTGTACCACAACGCGGTTGAGGTTATACTGAGAGAGAAAGGTATTCCGTATGAATCCGAGAGACACATTTTGGTTAGGTTTAGGGGACATGTTGTTGGACAGTTACGAGCTGATATTATTATAGACAATACTGTGATACTAGAACTCAAGGCTATTAAGACTCTCACTGATGGGATGGATCAACAGGCTCGAAAATATCTTGACTTGACAGGACTGAGGTTGGCGTATCTGGTAAATTTTCCTCTTCAACCGGATCGGGAGGTTGAGATTCGGAAACTTGCATTAGGACCATCAGCGGGAGAACTCGCGAAAGCCTTTGATAAAATACGAGATCATCATCGTGTCGTGTCTGCGGATTTAACACGGCTGCTTCCAGGAGTTCATGCGCCGTTTTCAAATGAAACTTCGCCTGTTCCATGCAGTACCGAACAGCCGGGTCCGTTTGATTGATGTTATCTAGGTGTGGGCACACATGAGACTCGAGCTCATAGAGTGCCAATAAGGCTTGGTTTTCTTCTTGATTCATGATTGAAAATTATAATTTTATTGAAACACTTAGGTAATATTTAGTTTACTTTTCCAAAACAATTAAAAAATATTTTAAAATCTAATTGATTTGAAAAAAAATATAAAAGTTCTAAACTGTTGGAATAAATTCCCATCTGAGATCATGACAAATCCTTTTCCATATGACATCTTGTTGGTAAAGTTTCTCTTTAGACTTGAGAAGTGGAAAGTATTGAAGAAATTCATCTTCACCTAAAAGTTCACAAAATTTATATAAAACATATGAGTAACTCAAAAAGTTTTTTCTTTCTGTCGGACAATTGTCGTCAAAAGGTCTTTGTATATCTTTGAACATGATTCGTAGAGTCTCTTCTAGTTCTTGTGGCATATTTGGTGGTTTGATTCCATTCAAAATATTTGTGATGTACGGAACATGTTCATAGTATTTATTTAGTCTTAATTTTTTCAACAAACCACGTATCTTAGCATGAGTAATATCTATTAGATTTTTGATTTTCATCTTTTTTAGTTCACTTCTTAATTGTTCAATAACTTCATCGGGTATAGTAGTCATCTCTTGTGCTTGAAACTGACTCAACCATTCATTGAAATGATTTTCTCGTTTGTATGAATAGTTTATAATTTTCTCAGATGTTTCTTGCTCTTCCTTGTACGTTAATTCGTCTGACATGGCTATAGCAACTATTTCACCACATCCATCGCATACCAAATCTGCAGTTGATCTCATATGAATAATGTTACTGTATACACAATTTGGGCATTCATCTATACATATAGAATTTTTAGGTCTCTGTATATTCTTCTTTTCTACTTCTATCAAGTAATCTGTGAATATATCCTTTCTTTTTAGACCAACAGTTTCTTTCACATTGAATACATTGTCAGTGTTTGACATTTCCTCACCTTCATCTGTATGTTGATTCATATATGGCATACATTTCATAATATAATCAGCCATTTCAGATTGGTATTTACCTTTTTTTGATGGATCCTTCTTAATTAACTCGCCCCACTCGTCCAATTTATTATTATATCTACTTAAAAAGTTTCCTTCCATTCTATATAAAGAAATGCTTCTCAAACTTTTAAGTCATCTTTTATTTCTGTATAAAAATTTAACCACACCGCGAGACTATACAATTATCAAAGAAGAGTTGGAATATAAAATAGATTATGACTTAAAATACCAGACAGAAGATAAATTTTGGGCAGAAGAGAGTAAAGATTGGGATGGCATTCTTGAAGAATTTTATGGTAACGTAACTGGTAGGGATTTTAGACATACTTCTATACCACAAAATGTAAAATATGTGATTTTACGTATCAAGTATTATTACAATGGACACATTTACTCCGCTATATCAAATGACATTAATTTCAGGCCGGGTGAAAACGAAAGTTCAGCGATGCATTTTAGTATCCCATTGAGTAGTGCTTGGATAGTTGATCATGATGATAAACCTATACGAAACATTACTGAAAAGGTGAAACGTTATTCTGGACCTAGATGTGATTTTCACGAACAAAAGGTTCCACTTGAACATTTGTTGTATTATGATAAAGATGTCTTAAAAGACCGTTTTCCTAAGATTATTCTTTCGAATACTCTAGGAATGAAAAAGGTTCTCAACACTCTTGAAGATTATACAACTAGTCTTCAGATACCTTAGTTGCTAGGTAAAACTTGAGTTCACCCAAATTTGCAACGTTATACTTTAAAATCAAAAATCTATTACCTGTTTCTTGTATAATTTGCACAGACGCACACATACTCGTCGCCTTTGTAAAGATATTCAGGTATTTTAGACTGTACATACCAGTGATTTTTTGACTTTCATCCAAACATTCAATTGATGTCTCTTGGTTCGCAAAATCACCTTCACATTTGAAGTCTATCTTCTTACCCTCCCTTGTAATTTCAATATCTGTACCAATATTAGACATATCACGACACAGTCTCTGAAAATCTGTTGATGGTAAAGTTGTTATAGTTGTCATTTCAATTTCTGGGACTTCTATACGACTTTCATTAATATCCAGAAGTTTGAGTTCAAACTTAGTGTGAGATTTTTTCGCTTCACTAGAAATTTCCATATTCATATATTCTTTCGATTTGATTTCGATTGTAAGGACATCGTTATTGGTTATAGTCTTCAAAAGTTTGAAAGTATTTGAGATGTTGATACCGGCTATGACCTCCTCTTGATCGCAGCTATACTCTTCAAAGTTGTCTGCTGCCAGATATATATCTATGAGAGACGTTCGTGCTGTATCTAATGTGACTATATACATACCATCTGGTTTAAAATATATGTTTACATCGTTAAGAATGTCTTTTAGTACTTCAAATGTTGATTTAAAAGCCGAAGCTTGGATAGTAACTAATCTCATATCTATTAAATAGTGTGCGTTAGATCTTTAAATTGCTTCTACTTATTTAAATCTTCATAAGCTACGCCTTTGGATACTTCTCGACCGATTTTTTCTTCTAACTCCTTCGTCATAGCTGGTTGGAGAGACTGACCATAATCATTCAGTGAGAATAAATCTGAATTGGGTGCATCCCCCTCAAGGGACGTCATTGAACATCCAAATGCACCAATAGAACCATGCGAAACTTCTTTAGCTGGTAGGAGTGAGTCTAACCAGTTTTTTATTTCAGTACCAACCAGAATTTTGCCATTTTTTGTCAGCATGGTTGGGACACGGTTGATCTTATTTCTGTAATTTGGTGGTATACCCTGTGTGTTGACATTATGGTAATTTACAAGTTGTTTCAACTGTTGATGTTTGTTGATATATTCTATAACATCCATCGAATGTTTACATCTTGGGCTATATATCAGGAGTGACATCTATTATCTATACGGTATTTTCTAAAAAAAAATTAACGCATATTAGTAAAGATGAACTACTTGTTAGCATTTATTCTCATCCTGATTGTTATCATCCTCACAACCAACATGGAAATGTTTACAGAAACATTCGGTCTCTCAGGCTACACCAAGGCCGTTTCTCCAGTAAAGTTGAATGACCCCAGACCAAACCTTGATGGGTTTGAAGAATTTGAGGTGAGTCTCAACAATGATGCAATGGAGGATTTCGTATTGAAGGCTAATAATGAGATCTCCAAGCGTACAGGTGTCTGCACCTACATCATCGAAACTACTGCAGTCAAGGGTTACAGGAAGGAACGTGATGAAATATACGAACTCATGTTCATGGCTATGAAGAAGGGTGGATTTTCGTTTGGTTTCTCAGTTGTTGCGTCTTTCGAGGTTCAAAACGGTAAATCTCGTGTAATTTCTCTTCGGACACAACCCATTGGTGTTGAAGCGCCAGGTGATGTGAGTGCTTTCACAGAGAGTTCGGCTGGTAAAGAATTCGTTAAATATGAACTTGTTAAAGAATCGGCCGTCCCTACACAAAGTGAGTTGGAATCCGCTAAAAATAAATTACAGTAATTGTAATGTTAAGCATCAATGACGTGACGAAGATTGATGACAAAAGAAAACAGATCAGGAAAGAAATATACAAGAAGATCTATGAACAGTTTTCTTCAAAGATTAAACAGGCTGTAGAACTTGGACATAAACAGATTTTTCTCACTGTACCAGCATTTCTAATTGGTTACCCCGTATTCGATAGGAGACTTGCAGCAAAATATGTAGCTAGGCAATTCGAACTTGGTGGTTTTACTGTAAGACTTTTAAGTGATCAAGACATATACATATCTTGGATCGTACCCAAGAAGAGTAAAATAAAGAAAGAAGAGGTTGAAGAGGGAGATTTTCCAAATCTAATGAATTTGAAGAAAATGGCTAATCAGTACAGGAGAGGTGCGTAGTAAAAGATGGATTTAAAAACCCTATTAATCATAAATGGACAATTTGAACGTTCTCGTAGAGGCTAAAAAGGAGTATCTTGGACAGATGTGCCTTATTATGTGTCCACCTATGATTGAAGTTTTTCAGGATATGTACATTGAAGCAATGAAAACCTCAAAGGGAAAGCAGGTTCTCATCATGTTTCAGAAACATTTAAAGGAGGTTCCAAACTGGTCTAATGCCATGTCTAAGCGACACACGGATAACATAACTGATAGGTGTACCTGGTTTGGTGATCTTCTCGCAGCTGTCTTTGTTGCCTGTACAAAGATTCTTTCGGCCGTTCGTCTCAAGGCGGATAATAAGAAGATTTCTTTAAAGCTCCCAACTGAAGAGGTTTTTATTCAAACCTGTTACAATAACATCGCGAAGGACCTGTATAGAGACCCCTACATCTTCCATGATGAACAAAGTGAGTATGCTCGTGACGAAAATCTTAGGGTCCGTTTCTCCTTATGCATCGAGAATACCGTGAAAGAATTGATTCCAGTGCAACAAATTCTTCAGACTTACATGTCGCAAGAAACGCGTGATATTTCACTCGACGGTGACATCCACGACAGTGCCGACCCAGATGTTCTTGATGAGCAGATGGAGGAGATGGAGTCTCAGCCAATGGAGGGACTCGAACCTGAGATGGAGCCCGAACCCCTAGATGAAATGGGTGGAGACCCCCAACCAACTGGACTTGAAAATGAATTCAAAACGGTCCCTGGTGTACACGCACCCGAAGCCCCAGAGCCAGTTTCTGAACCAATTGCTCAACCAATGGGTGGTGAAGAATCGTTCGCGGAGCCCCAACCCCAACCTCAGCAGGAGCCGGATGATAATGTCTTTTTTGGTGATGCACCAGAGCAGCGCACAAAAAATCCCCGTTATAATTAAATGGAACTCTCCGATCATTTACGCGACCCAGTGAGTGCCGCCCTAATTGCAGCTGGTATAACTGCCGCTTATATTCATCTCAAAGCGTATCTCAATAATGAAGGTAAGCTTGAGCTTAACAAATACACAAAACCCGCTGTACTCAATGCGATTTTAGTGTTTTTCATAATCTCAGGTGGTTTAGGTAAAAAGGAGGCTATTTCTACAGAGCCTTTCTAAACTTAAAGATTACACCAATATAATAAGAAAATGGCGTCTGTCTCTGCTTTCAATGATATGATGAGTCAATTTCTTGTGGAATTGCACAAGACTTTTCCAGAGGAAAAAGGAATCAAGAAAATGTTAACTTCGTTTGACCTACTCAAGTCAACCAACCCCCGCCTAGTTGTAGATGGATACATGAAGGGTGTTTCTCCCTACGCTGATAAGATTTCTGCAAAGGATGAGACATTTCTTCTCGAGGAAATTGAGAACATCGATTTTTTGAAGGAGCTTGATATTAAGCGTTACTGGTCCAAGATGAGTGAAGGTACCAAGGGTGCTACTTGGCAGTATCTTCAGACTCTGTACATGCTTGGTACTACCATCACTGCTCTCCCAGCGGACACCCTTTCTCAAATTGAGAATATCGCCAAGGGTGTAGCGAATAACATGCAAAATGGTGACGGAGAGTTGGACCAAGATGCCCTTATGCAAATGATGGGTAGCATGTTGAAGGGTCTTCCAAAAAAATAAACCTATACATATATTAAATGAAAGCTTGGTTCGATGATCCTAAGCAGCTTTTTGATGCTGACCAGGTCACCCAATTTTGGCCCACAGGTGAGCAAACTCCAGAAGACAGGGTAAATGCTGCTTCTCGTTTTATCATTTATGTGTGCACTATACTTTATGTTATCCGACGTGACCCACGTGTATTCGTTTTGGGTCTAACAGTATTAGGTGTCGTGTATATTCTTTATAAGTCTAGAATGGTTAAGGAGAACTACGGTGGATCGGTTGAAGGTGTGAGCTGTCAGATGCCTACACCAAACAACCCTATGGGTAATGTTCTCATTACTGATTATACCGATGCCCCTAATAGGTTAGAGGCGTGCTATTACCCAACAGTAAAACCATTCGTTCAGGCTTACAGCAGTGATCGTATTCCATATGATGCTGGGCGCTCTAGGACTTCCATGCCCAAGTACCTCCGCAATGCTATGGAACGTCAGTTTGTTTCTAACCCAGTGACGAAAATCCCAGGAGACCAGACAGCTTTCGCCGAGTCTCTTTATGGGCGAAAAAATGCCCCAATGTGCAAGAGTGATACCCGCTTTTGTGATCCCAATGCTAGGGGTGTCCAGCTCGAAGCTTTTTCGGGTTTGGGAACCAATGGTGACAAACGCTCCGGTATGCATAGGGGAACACCCGGCACCGCTTAGATAAATATTCTTATGTAATAATAAATGGCGTATCAGCTTCAACCTGGACTTTCCATTGTTCAAAACTCGGGTGCCATAGCTCCCGTAAAAGCGACTGATGAAATTTTTGTATACCCCCAGCCCGGTAGCCTAAACTGTGGCAGTTGCCGACCCAACACTATGTTGTACGGTACTGCCCCATACATGGCGGGTAAGGGTTCTCCAGCACAATACATTGAGACAAGTGATCAGCTTCGTCCCCAATCTACTTCACGATTTAACAAGCATATCGTTCAGACATACGAGCGAAACCTGTTCCCCTTAACTAATATGGAGTGCAAGGTCCCTCTTCGTACAATGCGATATGAGCCCGCGAGTACCAGAGCCGAAGTCCAGAATGGTCTGTTTCAGCAGAGGTACCTTAATAAAAATGTTAACAAGAAGTAAGAATGGCTGATCCTATATCACTCATGGCCGTCGCCGGTCTTGTATTTGCGGGAAGGAACTTGAGTACCAAGTCCGAACCACCAAAAGTTACTGTCACTGAACCAGCACTGAAAAATCCAGAAGTTATAGAATCTAACAATTTCCAGCCTACAGCCGAAATTCCACACAAGAGGGAGATGGAGAGTTTCGGAGACATTTCTATGCAGCAACGTACCGGTGGGGAGGAAATTCTAAATATGAGAAACAGAATGTATGATAACGGTCGTATGAACAACCTTTCACCCATTGAAAAGCAAATGGTCGGTCCAGGTTTAGGTGTTGACCCTAGTGTACCCGCAGTAGGTGGCTTTCAGCAGACTTTTAGGGTAAACCCTGTTAATGTCGGTGAGTACAGGCTCACTACACTTCCAGGGCGTACAGGTCCAGCGGCTGATGTTACTGGTGGTCGTTCTGCTATGGTTGGTGAACTTACACACAACAAACCCGAAACTACCGCCTTTCTCCCATCTAGGCGACCTACCATGGCGGGACGTGCTCAAGGTATGTCTGGTGTAGTTCCTCGTAATGAGCATGAAAGGACTAAGCGCACCACTAATCGTTCGGAGACTGGTCTTCGCAACGATGGTTTAGGTTTCAATGGCGCTAAGCGATTCATCAGTGCTCAGACGATGTCCCAAGACCCCACTCGATTCAAGAGTGATCGCAACGATGAACAGTATATGTATAACAATCGCCCAGCCCCAGGTATCCACAGTCACCACGGTGCCTATACACAAGGCGTTGCTTCTCAGATAACTGCAAAGACTAATGAGGAACTCATGAAGTATGGCTTCCGCCCCGAAGATCGCAGAGGCAAACCCAACAGGATGGGTAATGCTGGTAGGATGAATGTTCGTGAGAGCGCCCTCAAGCAGGGTGGTCGTCTTACATCTGTTCGTACCGATAGGACTCGTATAGATGGTCGTGTTGCCCCCGCCAATGGTGGTTGGACCCAAAACTATCAGCAGAAGCCTTTCCACCAATTCAACTCATACAAAGGTAACGCGAATCCTAACACTCAGGATCTAGGTATTGCGAAGAGACAACTTCAAAACAACCCTCTTGCACACTCTCTCTACCAATAGATTGTTGATTTATAATAGACGAAAACAATCATTAAAATATTATCCCTATATTTTAATGAAGGTCCACACCCTTAACATAGATAGTAGTGAAAGAAATACAAGTGTCTATGCATACGCCAATAGTTACGTCGTTACTTTAGATAACCCTATTTACGATATATCTAATATAACACTCGTTTCTGCTCGTATTCCTACACCACAATTGATGACCTCCGCCACGAATAAGACATTTAGTGTAGATGGTGTTAATATTACACTGAATGAGACGAACTATTCAAATGGTTATGTGTTAGCTGAGGACCTGGATATAGAACTCGCCCCTTCTAATACGCATGTAGACAGTGTTATTTTTGATGAAGAGACGGATTCGTTAGTGTTTTCTAACACACACTCGAGTGGTGCTAATTTTACTCTTCAATTTTATGATGGTACGAATGGATATTCGAGTAATTCTTCACCAGTAACAACTCCACATCAAATTATGGGTTTTAGTTCCAAAAACTTTACGTCTACAGGTAAAATACTTCGTTCTGGTGCGATTAATTTAAATGGACCTAATTCTTTGGTATTAAAATTAACAACAGGTTCTGATGAGTTTACTCAGTCTATATATACTTCTACACCATTCTATACTGGTCATATACTTCTCGATGGATCGGATTTCGTGAACTTTAATGGTGCTGACGATAAATTAGTGCACCACTTTCATTCTGGAACACAAAAGATGATAAAGGATATTAAAATCGAGTTTTTCTATATGAGTCACGGTCGATTAATCCCATATGATTTTAGAAATCAAGATCACGTATTGAAATTTGAAATTACGGGTTCTACGGATAAATTGGAGAATTTACCTAAAGTGTCATTACCAGAAGAAGAACCTAAAAAACCCGAAAAGAAAGAGCCAATCATAAGTATTCCTGAAGTTGTAAAGGATTCTTATAAGTGGAGAAAAGAGTATTTGTATATAGCGCTAATTATTTTAGCTGGACTACTCCTGATGTTTTTAATGAAAGGCAAACCTCTTAGCGGGTTATCGCGTAGACGGGCTGCGCAGGCTTAGAAACCTTACCGTTGACACGGGAGATGACTAAGAAGACAACCACAGAGAGGAGGGAAGTCAGGATAGCGGTGAGCGCGTACTGAGCACCACCGTTCTTGGGGACCTTTACGATCTGGGTGATGGTCCAGCGAACGAAGTCCATCCACGACATGGCAGCGGCGAAAGAGAAGCCACCGACAATCGAGTTGAGGGTCTGGGTCTGGAGTTCCTGAGTGACAAGGTTTACGGTCTGGAGAGCGGCGGCCGACATAGTGTTTGTTATACTATACAAGACGAAAAAAATTATTCTTTTGTAACTTCTTCTTTTTTAACTATTTTTTTAAATCGTTTTGCTTTTAATGTTTTTGTTTTTGAAAATAATTGTTCATCATCTGATGAATCATCGCTAGAGCTTGAATCTAAGTTTGAAGTATGTAACTTAGTCTTATCAGAAAAATTCCATCCTTCAGGTTCTGAGATGCTCATTACTATTAATAGCATTTTTTAACATATGTTCTGTCGGATTCTGGGGTTCCCAACTGTTCCAACGATCATAGGCGTCGTTCATCTTGAGTAACGTCATATCATTCCCCGAATATCTTTCAAATGGTGGGCATTCATCGTCAGAAACAACTTCCATTTCTTCGTCAGAATCCTCTTCTTCGTCGTCATCTTCTTGGTAAATTTCAGGAAACATAGAACCCGTCGCCTGACCAACTGTGTACATTGCACAGTATTTCATTGCATATTCCATATCTTCTGGGAGAAGTGTATCTCTTCCACAGGCTTTGGAATATTCTGCTGCGAGTAAAGTACTTTGCTCTAGAACAGGTAGGAGAAGGTTCGTCATGGTATCAATGTATTGCTCTGCCATTCTGTCACCAGCATCACCGAAGCCAGTTTGCATATTCATCTTTAGTATTTGAGATCAAAAATAGTTTTCGCAGTTCCCTCACCCACACGGAGGATGTTATAGTTTACGGCGTATACTCGAACCTGTCTTGAATAACCTGTACACGGGTTTAGACTTAGGTTTAGAATTTGTTCTTTCACGAGACTGAAATTTACCTGTCCAGTTGGATACCATTCTTCTGGTTGTAAAGCGAAACTGTATGAATAGAAACGTCTAATGAGTTGGGTTTTTGAGTGATGTATAGCGGCCTGAACAGCTTTAAGAAAAGTCATAGTACCGGTGTCCTTTGTAATGATTTCTTGACCATCGAGAGTAAGTGTAAGATGATCCAGATTTTCCCAAAGTATATACTTATTCCCAGTTTCTTCGAGTATACCATCATAATCAAATGGTGTAACAAACTCAAATTCGTCTGTTCCTACACTACCCTGACGCTGAATAACAAAGTATAGTTCTTTCACTGGGTTTACAAAATCTAGTTTAAACTGTCCTGTATTTACACCCGAAGCGATATCAAAAACATTCTGTTGAATTTGTGTGATTAGGTAATCTCGCCTTGATTTTTGCATTTTAATTCTTTCTTCACAATCTACATGTACAACTTCTGCACAGAGTTGGAAATCCTTAATTTTCGGTGTTTCTTGTGAAATATCAGCTTTATTTCCATTAGTTTGAATAACAATCTCCTGTGCAGTCCGTATTTTGAATTCAACTTCAACTTCCTGACGGTTTATAGCACATAGAGGTATTGCAAGTTCTGGGTGATTGTAAAAGTAAAATGGTAGGTCTACAAAAAAACTAATATCTTGTGTATTTCCCAAAGCATTTCTGGCAACAATCAAACGGTTTGAAACACGTCGATGCGCTGTTCTCTCTGGAAACTTACCAATCAATTCTTCAAGTGCTATTTGTTTTGTTTGGGTAACAAAATGCTCCGAATATATTTGGAGCCAATCACTTGTTAGGCGCTGAATAACCTTACCACCAATGATTAGATCTACATGTTCTATGAGGGCATGTCCAGCCGATTCTTGATAACAAACCCCTGACGTGGTGATACTAGGTAAAGTGACCTTTAAACTCAGAGTTTTCAGTAAATCACCTTGATTTTGGGGGATTTTAAACTTGACAGTACTACCAAAGTCAGCTTCATTCTCCGGGTCTAGATCCACATATTCATTTGAAAAGTTTGTATGTTTTTTAAAACTCTCCAAAAAATGACTATAGTCTGGGTCTAACGTAAAGAACTTCTCTTGAGGCCCTGAAGACATCAACTGAAGTTCACCAGCCATTACTACTATATCAATCTAAAATTTTAAACCAGCTAATCCACTGTTGATTCTCAACACGTTATAATTAACAGCATACACACGTGTCTCGCTATCACTATCTACGTATTTGACATTATTGTTCGCATCACGTAGACCCTCAATTGTTATCTTAAATAGTTTGTGTGATATACGACTCATATTAACCTGTCCAGTTGGATAATAGACCTCGGGTTTAAGTGAGAATGAGTACATACCAAATTTACCTGGTCCAAATCTACCAGCAACCCCAAATGGGGCACCAGGTGTAATTGCACTAGAATTGGGTGAATTTACATGGTGGTTTAGGGATTGTTCGTATGTAAGAAACTTTCCATCTCTATTGAACACTACTTCATTATTGAAACGGAGTTCGGTATTTATTATCGTATTGAATTCAGTTGGATAATTGTTTGCAAAAGCTCTATCGGTTTGTGATACGAAGAAAAGTTCTTTGACTGGATGTTTGAAGTTGAGCATAACTGATTTTGTATTATCACCAGCTTTCATCTTGAATTTAGACATTTGTACCTGTGTAATGAGATAATCTAAAGGTCTCGACTTTAAGAAATTACTTTCATCTGGGGATACATAGACAAACTCTGTATCCATCGAAAACTTCGGAATCTCTGCAACATCACCCGCGAAAGATCCACCAAATATAAGTTCAGAAAGAGGTCTAAGTTTAATTCTAACTTCTACAACTTGTTTAGTTAGGGCACATGTTGGTATAGCTAGGGATGGATTTCTATAAAAATAGAATGGTAATTCCAAGAAATATGTATAATTTGTACCAGAAGCATAACTCAAAATATTACCATGTCCATTTAAAAAGTATAGTGTTTGATCTATATCATCACTTGTATTGTACAGTTGTTGATGCATGTAAATGTACTCTCCTGTGAGTCGTTCAATAGGTTGCCCCCCTATAAGAAGGTCTGCATGCTCAATTAGATGAGTTATAACAGACGGACACCATATATTGTTGTTTGCACCACCGCTGTCAGGTGTTGGGTCTTTAAGAGTTATTTTCAACGTAAGGTTCTTAACCAGATCACCTTTATCCCCAGGTACTCTACATGTAATGGTCTTATCAAAGTCTATATCTCCATCAAATTGACTCTCAACATAATCAAAAGCAAATTTTGAATGTCTTTTGAAGTTTGTTAGAAAGTATGAAAACTGTGGTTCACCTGTGAGCCATTCATCTTGGACCCCAGTGGCAGCAAGTCTCAGACGACCAGCCATTCCTACTGTATATGAGTAAAATTTTGTTAAATAAAACGAGACAGTACAATAGAATGAATCTTCAATTGAGGAAATTCAAACCCGAAACGATCACAGATGACAGGGTGTGTGTTTTCATAGGTAAGCGTAACACTGGTAAATCAACACTGGTGAAAGATATCATGTATCATAAGAAACACCTCCCAGCGGGTATTGTACTCTCAGGAACAGAAGAGGGTAATCATTTTTACTCCGAGTTTATCCCTGACTTGTTTGTCTATGGCGACTATGACAGAGATGCTATAGAAAGGGTTATGGCTCGACAACGTAAATTAGTGGGTGCGGGTAAGAAAAATTGTGGAGCCTTCATGCTTCTGGATGACTGTATGTATGACTCAAAGTTTCTAAAAGACACATGTATCAGACAGTGTTTTATGAACGGTCGTCATTGGAAGATCTTCTTTATGTTGACAATGCAATATGTGATGGACTTACCACCAGCACTACGAGCCAATGTGGATTACGTGTTTATCCTCAGGGAGAACATCATTCAAAATAGAGAGAAACTTTACAAATCCTTTTTTGGTATATTCCCCTCATTTGACATGTTCTGTAAGGTGATGGATGCCTGTACAGAGAACTATGAATGTCTCGTGTTAGATAATACGGTAAAATCTAACAGGATTCAGGATTGTGTATTTTGGTATAAAGCAACGGTTAGGAAGGGTTTCAGGGTTGGTGGTCCAGATTTATGGAGATTACACCAGAAGATGTACAATCCCAAACATCAGCAGCAGAAGGAGGATGATGCTAAGAAGGCGACTAAGAAAACAAGCCTCAAGATCACAAAGACTAAGTAGGTGCGTCTCGATAATTGTTCAAAAAACTATGGGTATATTAAATGGCTTCAGATCGAATGACTACCATGAATTTGGCAGACGACGGGGAAGGAATGGTACCTTTAACGGATAAACCTTCTACAGCCTTTGTCCCTAATCAAGCGTACAATCAACCTGAAAAAAATGTGAGTCAAAGTAAAGAGACGATGGATTCTACACCAATTAATGATATTATGATGGACCCACCCCAGATGACCGAGGAGCCCCGCATGCAGGGTATGATGCCCCAGATGACCGCTCCCCAACCTCAGGGAATGCACGCTGCTAACGGCCAGGCCGAGAAGCCCGAAAGTAAGAACCCCTTAAACCTCACTGACGAGCAGATGGCTGCTGCCCTAGTTGCTGCCTGTACCGCTCTTGCCGTGAGCAAGCCTATTCAGGACAAGTTGGCGACTTCTATCCCCAAGTTCCTTAACGAACAAGGGGGTAGGAGTATGGTTGGCCTTGCCACGACAGGTGTCGTAGCTGGTATAGCTTTTTACATTGTAAAGGACTATGTCATTAAGCCCTAAACAGGTCGTTCCCAACCCATATTACTATAAATCGAGTTATCAATACCCGAATAATACGTCGCGAGTACACCAATAGTGAATGTCCCCGCTAATAAGGCGCTCAATTTAAGCTTCTTATTAGTGTCAGATGTGTGATCGGTAATAGCATCCTTAGTCTCACCAGAAATTTGGTTGATAAAGAAAGTAGCAATTAACGCAATGAATGTAGCCGACAAGAAGAATACCCTGTCTACAGCGAGTCTGGGAATATTACCAATTGCAAAACGAATGATATTTGGTATCATTACAGTCATCCATACGAGATTCACGTAGTAGTTCTTAGACACGAGGGGTACAAGGGTTGTAGCATACAAAGCCAACCAATACGCGATGGCAGTGAGTAAAATGTTCACTGGTGTCTTCATTTAAACTAGAGTGAGATTATTTATCCTGAATATGCTGACCACAAAATTCTGTTCTCTGTGGTATCTGCTGGTAAACGTCTAGATGTACGCATATATTTCGAAGTTCAACGTAATTTTTCCAGAACTCTGGTGAATGAGAATATTCATCTACTGTTGAGTGAGCCAATTCATGTATAAGAACATGAAAAATCTCATTCGTTTTGCCATCTAAGCATAAAACTATTTCACCCCCTTTGTTTGTATTAGACCCGACAGAACCTTTCATTCTCTTCAAACCGGTTATCGGCGTAGGACGAACAAGCATTTTAAATTTTTCATTTCCTGTGTCCCGAATGTGCTCTCTAAGAATACGATACTTCTCCTTTACTTCGACAAGCTCCTGGGGTTCTCTAGTCGTGTAAAGAATAACTAAATTGATTAATAATAATATAATCAAAGCTATCATCTCTTATATACAAAGATAAATTTACTATATAACTCTGAGATGGGATTTCCTGTTAGTCCCTCCCAAAGTTGTAAACTAAACCCTAACTCTTCTAGATGTGTGACCAAAAGGTCTTTAAAAGCCACTGGCTCTGATTTTGGTCCATCCGCATAATAAGGTGTGTCGACCAGGTTTACAAATAATTTTTCACCAAATCCACCATTTCCATGGTCTTTTAGTTTGAAAAAATTACCAGTTTCATCAATGAGTGGTGTTTTAAAAATAATTTTTTCAGAGTCTGGAATGATACCTATAAGAAGTCCACCAGGTTTTACCCTCTTTTTTATTTCACGGATAGAACTGAAAAATAAACCTTTACTGGCAAAAATATAATGCAGTGAAAAGTTAAAACACACGATATTAAACGCTCTGTTTGGACAGTTATGAATATCACCCTCATAAAAGTTTACGCGCATATGCATATTTTTTGCACGTGAACGAGCCTCTTCTAGGGCTGATGGCTCTGGGTCACACATGTTAATGTTTACCCCACACTTGTGCCATTTTTGAAGGTCTCCACCGAAACCACACCCTACATCAAGAATGTGTTCACCTTCTTTTGAAACGGATTGGATAAGATTTCTTTTAGCATCATTGTGATTTTTACGAATTACTTCCATTTCATATTATGGAATAATAAGGTTTATTTCTTTAGGTTTGATCGCTTCACTAAGGTGCCAATTAAACAAATAGTAATAAACAAAACCAGACCCTTTCATAAATTTATGTTTTTCGAGTGTTTTAACTTCTATACCAGCTTCAGCGCTATTGAAGACATGATACCCCAAATTTTTAGCGATAAGAAAGGCATCATTGTAAACATCTCCAACCATTAAATATCTATAAACCTGTCTAACTGTACCAGAATTATCTGATCGTTCATAAGGAATTTCGTAAAACGAAATGAAATCGTCACTTATGTCATTTACGTAAGAATGTATAGGTAATAATGTTCGTTTCACATATTGTTCATCAAATATAGGGGTAATTTTAAAATTTTTAGAATATTCTTGTAGAAGTTGAGTTACTTTAGGTACATCATCTAATGTCATTTTTCGCCATAAATGTTTACATGGTCCACGGATTTCATAAAATTTTTCACGGATACGATTTGTCTGATGAAACCCAATTTTTACCAAGTGTTGTACATCTAAAAATCTATGCCAGTAATACGATTTAGTTATAGGTGTTGGTATTTTAGTTTGTGCAGTATAAATAGCTTGCCAAATATCTTTCTTATTTGCTCGTCTTTTAATTTCTGTTATCAAAAGTGGTGCAAGTCCAAAAGTTCTATATGATGGGTGTACACATAAATAGTCTATCTGTGTCATCTTGATATCTTCATTTTCGACTCGTGAATTTACCGGCATACTCGTAATATACCCAACAAGTTCATTTGTATCTTTTTTACGAATGGCTATACTATCATTTATTGACCATTTGAGAACGTCTTTTGTATAGCATAATTTGAATCTACCACTTTCAACATAATACTCCCTTAAAAACTTGCACGCTTCTTTAACACCACAAGATGACCACATGAAACTATCCGGAAGTTTTGTAGTTTTTTTTGAAACATCTCGTGTTTTCTCAATTTCACCAGGTGTAGTCCCTTCACGAGGTACGGGTTGTTTATCCCAATACTCATGCATTTACATAGATAGTAGCTTAAAGTTTTAAGCCAACACATAAATATAATGTCTCTTGAATCAGATTACACCACTGTACCCGGTCAGATCTTTGCTTGTCTATCCATTGTCGGTCCTGAGTGCCCTCAAAAGAATGAGAAGTTTGGTATTAAGATCCGTGGTGCATTCGCCACACGTGATGAGGCCGCTAAGCACGCTGCACGTCTACAGAAGGAGGATGCTACTTTCGATATTTACGTAGTTGACATGTATAAGTGGCTTTTGATCCCCCCCGATTCTGAGAAGATTGAAGATGTTCACTACACCAACGATAAACTCGAAGAAATTATGAAGGGATACAGGGAGAACCAGTCCGAGGCTGCTCGTATGTTTAACGAACGTAAAACAGCGATGATGGCTGAGAAGAATCATTTCGTATCAGGTGATGATAATTCTAAGTTTTACAACAAGCCCGATGAGGCTCCTATCTCTCACCCAGCCGAGGTCCTCGAACGGCTCAAGAAGGAAAAGCCTGACACTCCCATGGAGGAGCTTGTAAAGGAGGCTGATGAGATTGTTGCTGAGGAGATGAAGCAGCGTCAGAAGCAGCGCGAGGAGGAGGAGTCGAGGGATGCTAAGTTGGAAGAGGTAAAGGAGGAGGGAGAACCCGAAGTTTCTTCTGCGTAAATAATATTCATATACATTAAATAAAAATGCTTCGTATAATTCTAACAATATTGTTAGTCGGAGCTTTCTTTATTTTGTTTTTTAAACCAAATTACAATTTAAAAAACAAAACAGATTTAGGTTCAGTAGCAACTGATACAGGTAGCGGTGAGGTTTCAACAACGGATGGTTTCGTCGAAGATACACATAGGGGTCCCATTCTTTTTGGGCGAGATGGAATTCCCCCAAGATATGGCGACATAGGTACGTTTGTTGCTTATTCAACTGTTCCGGAGACTCACTGGTTAAGTGGATTTCCGCAAAAGGGTGTGAATAACGACATGTACGAGGACACAGATACAAAACTTTCTACTCGTATAAGGGATTTGAGTAAGTGATTAGGTGTACCTGAGGATGACTGGTTGCATCGTCTTTCCCATAAAAAATCCTAAAAGAAATACTGCAAATGCAATAATCCATGTGGATTTATCAATATCAGTAAAAGGGTCGAATTTTCCAGATTGAGGAGGGGGTTGCGGGTAATTCATTTCACTTGGATGAAAATAATATGGTTGATCTTGAATCATTTCATCCTTATTATTATCTTCATTCTTCTCCTGAATTAAAGGGTCAAGGTTTGGGCTATACTCAATAGGATTACCAATATCAGTTTCCATTTCTAATATAGAATCTGTTTTTTTTAAGCTGATTCTTCCTCACTTTCACTCGCTTCCTCGTCATCTACCACGAAATCCTTGAGATTACCATTATCATCAGCGTCTTCGTCATAATCGTCATCACTACCTTCTTCTGAGTTATATTCATCTTCAGTGTCAATTACTGAATCATCTTCAAAATCATCGTGATCATCTGTAGCATAATCGTCATCTAGTACAGTTTCTACTGGTATATAAAGAACGGGCTTCTTTATAACCCTACCAAAGCGAGAACGAGTACTAACTACCATTTATATACTTTAAACACTGTTCTGTTTAAGTATCTTTAGGGTGAAGTTTACTAGTTATTTTAGGGGGTAAGATGTGAGTTCTTCCACTGTTCTTCTTACATATTGGACATTTTTGTTTTATTTTGTTTTTAGTAATGACATACGACATAGTTTTATTCTCATGTACACCAGAAATAGTCTCACAGTAGTTAGATGTGGTTAACACTAAAAAATTGTTTTTATCCCTAGTTACATTAACCACACGTGTATCATCGTTACACTTCATATTCTTATTAATGAAGTTTTCAAGATCTGGTTTTACGTCCATCTGTTTAATTTCTGGTTTTTCTACAACTTTTTTGATTTCCGGACACTTACTGATAACCTCCTTTTTAGGGTAAAGTTTATCAATAATGTCACTCGTCAATTGATGTCGGCGACCACAAAAGTATTCACAAAAGCCATCACGACGTCCCAAAATAGTTTCATGTCGACTGAAACATTTCTGGAGAATGAACTTTCCACTAAGTATAAACCATACATGATTCGAACTATGATTTCTTTTTACATTTTCACAGTATCTAGAAGTCGTCGCCGCGAAATACGTTTCTTTGTTTTTGAATAGTTTAGTGATATATGCACCCCCTTGACCTTCCATATTTTTTCGAATAAACGTTTCGATTCGGTTTTTCAATTCCTCATCATAAATTTCATTATTAGTTTGATCTTCTGAAAAAGAATCCTCCTTGACTCGTATAGATACTGAAGGTGATTCCACTGAAACTGTACTAGGTGCGTCAGTTCTAACGGCTGACATTTTAAGAATTTCAACTGACGGTTCTTGACTTATTCTCACGAGAGAACCAACCTTGTAAATAAAAACTGGGAGATAAGCCAACTGATCAACCCTACCATGTTCACAATCCTTACACCCATGACCTCCACATGCTTCATGTTTTGCTCGTTTGTATGACCATGGCATCCTAAATCCACTCCCTTTAGTTTTCCTACGTGTGTCACCATACACAGATGAATCAATAATTTCATTCCAATCCATATCACCTTTAAATTTAGAGAGAGAGACTAGAATATGTTGACGGAGTGCGACGGCTGAAATTTGATCAACCACGAAATTGGGCCAATTGAGATGTACACCCGTTTTCATTAGATCTCCAGACACCTTTGGTGGTGATACAGAAACGAGACATTCTTTACCACCATGAAATTTAACAGTTTCACAAATATTTTTAGATATATCACGTATATCGTCAATACCTAGGGGATCGACATCTTTATAGTCGATATCAACGAAAAAGTTATAGGTCTCACTCTTTTGCTCGACGACGTAAATTCTCTCACCAGATTTTACAGACTCTATATACTTATCGTAAAATTCATTCAATCTATCAAATGGCACTGAGAGTTTACCCCCGTCCATGAGCACATGTGATAGATTGGTAGCATTATTGAATTTTTGGGAAGTGTACCAATTCTTAAACATACCTTATTATTGTTCTTCATCTCTAAACCATTTCATACATGAGACGTCCTGATATTCTTGATTTTGAGAAATTTGCTTTTTAAAAGTAAGTAATTCGTAAACCGTTTTACTTTCATTATCTTTGTACCACTGCTGAATCTCCTCTTCACACAGTCCTCGGTTCTTCTCAAGTAGTTCACCAATCTGTCTTAAAATAAAAGCCTTGGACTTCATTATTTAATAGAGAAGGTTTTTCTATTGTGAGAACTTATACACGCGTAAAATTGGGGATTCTTAATGACATTATCTATGATTAGCTTCCATCGCTTACGTCCGTTGAATTCTTCTAGTGTATCATAGCTCATGAAATCGTTCTCATCGTGGGTTTTACGAATGGGTTGATTGTTCATCTTTTTGATCTGTGTTTTGTGTTTTTCTTCGTAAAACTTACGAATTTGTGTTTGTTGTTCTGATCGATTGTAATTGACAAAGAATATGAATACATTATATTCTAGGTCTACTGTTGGGCTTTCTTTATGTATAAATTTGAATTCTGTATATTCACCATTTTTTAGTGACACGACACCACGTGTCTCTTCTTCTAATTCTCGTAGGGCACATCTCAAGGGGTTGTAAATTTCCCGTCTTCTACACCCACCTGTTACGAAAATCCAATCTTTAAATCTCCAGTCTCTTACTGTGAGAAATCTCGGTTTCCCATCGGTAAAAGTAACCGGTACTGCAATCGCTTTGTACTTCTTCATTGCGCATTCGCAAGTTATAATAAGTGGATATGATTATTCTTCGGATTTTTCATCCACCTCATCGATATCTTCAAGCTTCTTTTCAGGTACAGGAACTGGGGTAGGTGTAGGGATGGGCTCTGGGGGTGGAGCTAAGTGTCGAACGACCTGGGCTGAGAAACCTTTAAAATTGTCAATATCCTGTTTAGCCTTGTTTAGCTCTTTAAACATGTAAATCATACCAATTGCAAAAACGATCGCTGCAACGATGAGTAGGGTGTCTTTATTGACTGGAACCATTTATAAAAGAAAATGTCATTTTCTTTTTAAGCTTTCTACATCACGGCACCCATCTTAGTCTTACCAGCAGTGGGGCATTCATACGGGCTCTGGGCAAATTGAACGGCTTCGTAATGCGCATTTTCACACGATTTGCTTGTTGGTTGTGTGGGTTGACCAACAAACTTTTCGAGTGTCCTGGAGTTAGGATCGTACGTCAATACAAAAACGATGGCAAGGAGAAATACTACTGTCCAAAACATCTTTTAATAAATACAGAGAAGATTTAGTTCGAGTACAACAAACCACCCATACCATTTTCAATACGGAGGACGTTGTAGTTTACGGCATAGAGGTTGTCGTCTGAGTCTTTGGTATCGTTGATGATACGAGCCGAATCAAGACGGGAGAAGTTTAGGCTGCCAGTAGGCTGAAGCTTACCAGCATCGAGGCAGAATGGGTAGAAGAACAGAGTCTTGGCTGTTCCTAAAGACGAGTTAGTGGTGTGATAATACGAAGTTACGGTGGAGAAGTTGGGATCAGCAAATTTGTAATCAGCAACATCGGTACCATTGATTTGAAGCTTGAGCTTGTTGTTATCATGGAGAATCTCCAAAGCAGACGCCTTACCGGCGGCGATGTACTTCACGGGGTGGTTGAAGTTGAGCTCCTGGATCTTGGAAGTGGAGGCAACCGACTTCTGCACCTGGGTGATGAGCATGTTCTGGGGCTGGGAAGCGAACACTTCACGTTCATCAGTGTCAAGGTAGGCGTAGTTGGTGAAAACATCCCACTTGTCAGTAGCCGCCGCGGAGCCCCAAGTGATACGGAGCTCGACATCGTGGTACTGGAGAGAAATGAGTGGGATGGCAGTCTGCCAGTTTTCACAGAAAGCAAACCTGAGGGGGTAGAACCTGTAATTGGTACCGCCGTTGACCAGATCAGCCGAAGGTGATTTGGAAGCGGTGGTCGCAGAAAGACGGGGCGCAACCAGGGTAGAGTAGGTGGAATCCTGTTCATCAATCACCTGACCCCCCACAAGGAGTTCAACCTTGGAAATTTTTGTTAACCAATCGGCTTGAGAATAAGGCATGGTCTTGACACCATTATTGGGTACGAGATAGACATATCCGAGCATATCACCCTTGCGCTCGAAGCGGACGGTGGACATACCACCATTCGCGACATTGCCTTGGATGACCTGACGCTCGACAGTTTGGGAAAAGTTTGTATGACGTTTGTAGGTGGAGCGGAAGAAGCTCACCTCGGGCTGACCGACGAGGTGCACATCCTGAGCACCGACGGCTACGAGTTGGGCAATACCACCAGACATTTTATAATATAGTGAGAGTTTATTTTTAAGCTGGGAAGACTTACAAACTGGGATACAATTTGTAAGACTGTTGTTTCAATTTTTGTAGATATGTTAGTTAACTTGATACGTACATTCTATACGAGCCGCCTTGATTACAGTATTTGCTTCATCTGTTATATTTCCATCGGCATCTAGATATCTAATTTCATAAAGAGGAATGGTACTACCTGTATTCTCCCACTGGATCTGTCCATTTTCATCTAATACATCTACATATTCCTGTTTCACAATCACATTCGAAGTAGGATTGTTAGGATCTAAATCATACACTTTCGTATTTATAACGTGATAAGTAGTCTCCGATGAGACTGTGTAAGTATTTTGTTCATCCGGTGTAAGATTTGAGTATTCCGCACCTGTGATTTCTATATTCGCGTTGCTGTTATCAATATATAATGGTGTAGTTACAGTTGTCACTATATTACTAGAATTTGAATTTAAAAAATCATATCTAGTTTGTGTAATTTCAGGGTAGGTGTTAACCATCCAATAATTAACATTTGTAAGCTCTTGTATCTTTCTTTTTTCATTCACATATGGTTGTGTAAAATCACAACTTATTACCGATTTAGCCACAGTGTAATTCATTTTAGAGTTTAATTCTTGTTTCGTACCATAACCGGCGATGTTAGAAGTTGTAATATAATCACCAGATTCAATATTGCTATTGTTGACAACCCATATATTACCCGCTCCTGTGTATTCTACCAAACTTTCACCGTCATCAGTTGATGTTTTCACTTCAGATATAACACCATATACCGATTTATCATTCACTACATTTGATAATCTCACATCTGTGGTTTTTGAAACAATTTGACTGTTATAATCTGATATGTTTGAAAATGGTATTCCTTCAATTCTCGTTTTATGACGAGGTAAGTCAGTGTTTAATTCTTGTATAGATTTAATAATATATGGGATAAATCCAGTATAATTTAAATGTGATGGTTCCATACCCCACATAGAGTAATCCGGATCTTTTCGTAAATTACCAACCTCCGGCTCTTCTGGTTTTATTACTGAAGGTGTTGCGTCAGGAGCTAAGTGTACCAAGTGATTAAATTCGGGGCTGTCATAATAAACATCTTGAACCATAAGACCAGACTCTTTAAAGGATTTATCGTAGCTAATACCTGAACCATCTAATGATGATTCTTCTGGACTATTAGGTAAATTTCTAAACTTGTTATATAATTGTGGTTTTAATTTCATCAGAGAATTAGTTGCATTTTTTATAAGTGACTCATCAGTTTTTAAACGATCATCTGATGTGGCCACTGTACTTCCTTGTGACTTGACTCCACCACCGTTGACCGATTGAAGCTGAACTTGTCCACTCTGTATTGCAAGGTTGTCCCAAGAAATTCCAGGTCTGAGTTCCCAGATCATACCGGTGTTTCCCGAGAAACCCATACCAATACCTGGAACGTATCCAGCCGTGCCGTATGTAACAGAAAAATCATTATTACCCCAGTTGCCACCAGCGCCGGCATTCGCATATAGAAACATCCGTTGGGCATTCGAGTTCGCCTGAAAGCGTATCTGACCTCCGGTGTATAAACTGTATTGGTCAGCACCTCCATAACCAAAGTACGTGTTGCTATCACCATAATGGTATATCCAAGAACCAACATGAACGGCGGTCTCTAAAAATTCGATGTTACCAGACGAAATGCGGGTGTTGTGCTGACCGTTTGCGTAGAAGTCTATAATATTGTCACTAGCAAAACCAAACTTAGTATGTTCATCACCAATATGTCTAACAAAATTCTGTATGTCCACCTCTTGTGAGGAATTACATTTTATAGAGTGACTACCGTTTGTAACGACCACGAATAAATCATTGGCTTCATAACCAAAGTAGCTGTTGCTATCGCCGTTGTGCGTTATATAGTTTGGGATGTAGATATTCCCGTCTTGTTGAATATCTATAGCATCAACACCAGCAACGCGTGCTACGAACCGATTATCAGCCGAAAACCCAAAGTAGGTGTCGGAATCCCCTGTGTGATAGATGTAGTTGGGAATAGTTAAATTGACAGGTATTACTACATGACCCTCGCTATTGATAGTCAAACGGTCCGTTCCATTTGTGCGTACTACAAATGCATCTGCACCCGAAAACCCAAAGTAGGTATTGTCATCCCCGGTGTGTTTGATATATTCATGAATGAATACGTCACCCTGAAATGTGTTGACATTCGTCATCTATTATAACTCCACAATTTTTTTAGCAGTCTGGGACGCTCCTAAAAAAAGGTTCTAGAAAGTTTTGGATGTATAGTTTAATAGCCGAAATCCCCAGTACCTGCACTCGATCCACTATTTGTGATACTCGTAAGCCGTCCTGCTGTTTCATGGGACAGGTATTCAACGAAAATATTGAAACGAACCACACCTGAACATGCGTCAGCTGGTTTTATTGTTACCGTTGTTCCTGCGAGAGCTGTTGCTACTGCATGGTCCCATCGTGTACTCATTGTGCTTGTGTTAATTACACTCACTTGTCCTAGAGCTGGGACATATGCGGAGTTGCTCCCACCTCCAAGTTTACCACCAATAACATCAAATATCATTGTACTAATTTCATCATCTGATTCAATCAACATCGCTGTAACTTTAGCATGGAAGGGGTGGTTTGTAAAATCGAGAACATAGGTTGCATTTGCTATACTCGCACCACTACCCAAATCAGCCGAATAGGAGTATGTCTTTCGTCCGACACCCCCCGTATTGGTGATGAGACCCCCAGTGACATAGGCGCGTTCCCCGACGAATACATCCTTCGCAATACCGACACCACCAGCTGCCTTGAGAGCACCTGTAGTTGATGATGTCGATTCAGTTGCATCTGTTAGGGTCACCACACCATCTAGTGTGGCGGCTGCACCAAATAGGGCGCCAGAAACACCCACACCACCTGCTACAATTAGGGCACCCGCGGTTTTACCATCGGAGGCGGTAGTGTCTGTCACTGTGACACTATCAGCTTCTACATCTTCGAAGTTAGCATGTTGACCAACAATCTTTTTCGCAATACCCATACCACCCGCAACAATGAGTGCACCTGTTACGGTTGTAGTGGCATCAGTTGTAGAACTTACGAATGCATTACCTGTTACATGTAGATTTGCCTCTGGATCAGCGGCGCCAATTCCCACATTTCCAGCTGTATAACTCAATGCATCTGGACTTGTTTCAATTGTCCATGGTGTACTAATAAAGGGATTACCGTCTTCTCTGAAAGTACCAGTAAAGTTAATATCACCGTCAACATCTAGGGTGTAACCTGGAACTGCTTTGTTAATACCAACACGATTTGTTGTAGAGTTTACCACTAATATAGAAGTATCTACCTTGAGATCACCACCAACATTTAGGTTTTCTTGGGTACTGATACCACCAGCAACCTTGAGGGCACCTGTTGTAGCTGAGGTTGAAGTAGTTGTATCTGCTAAGGTCACCACACCCGAGGCGTTTAGGGTAGTTATAGCCGCTGCATTAGACCCAGCTAGAGTACCATATACATTGGTCCCTGAAATGGTAGCACCCTTCACCATAGCAGAGGCTGTTAGGGTAGTCACAGCTGCTGTATTAGCCCCAGCTAGGGTACCGTATACATTTGTCCCTGAAATAGTAGCACCCTTTACCATAGCAGAGGCAGTTAGGGTAGTCACAGCTGCTGTATTAGCTCCAGCTAGGGTACCGTATACATTGGTACCTGAGATGGTAGCACCCTTCACCATAGCAGAGGCAGTTAGGGTAGTTACAGCTGCTGTATTAGCTCCAGCTAGGGTACCATATACATTGGTCCCTGAAATTGTAGCACCCTTCACCATACCTGAGGCTGTTAGGGTAGTAACAGCTGCTGTATTAGCTCCAGCTAGGGTACCATATACATTGGTGCCCGAAATGGTAGCACCCTTTACCATAGCAGAGGCAGTAACACTAGTCGCCGTGACATCTTCGAAGCTGGCGTGTTGACCAACAATCTTTTTCGCGATACCCAAACCACCGGCGACAATGAGTGCACCTGTTGTTGTTGTAGTGGCATCGGTTGTAGAACCCACATAAACATTACCAACCGCATGAAGATTTGCATCGGGTGAGTCAGTATCTAAACCAATCCTACTCGTAGAGGCGTCAACATATAGAGTGTTGGTATTTACATAGAAATCACCACCACTCGTAATTCTGGCTTTTTCAGTGTTATTTATTTTGAAACTAACATTTTGACCAGACTTCGCATTAAGATGTGTTGTACCAGCAGCTGATTGTTTAATTGCATAGTTTGTTGTAGTGTTATTGTCAACATGTGCAAAAGAAGCATGGTCACTTTGACCCATAAAACCTATCGCGGAACGTCCAATATATGAGGTTTCATCCGCATCATATCCCGCATAAATATTACTCGTATGAATGTTAGCAGCTACACCGAGACCACCAGCAACAATCAGAGCACCCGTAGTTTTAGACGAAGAGACGGTTGTATCTGTGATATTGACATCACCAGCAACTTGAAGCTTTGAAGTTGGATCCGCCTCTGCAATACCAATATTTCCATTTGATTTAAAAACCATATAATTATCCCCATTTATGGCATCATTTTGATCTTGGTGTGCAATTTTTAAAGAATCCGTGTTGGCATTTTGAGCTATTCTCCAACCATACCGTGTTGATTCGGTTAATTTAATACCAGATTCGGTTACGGGAGAACCACCAGATCCGGATCTAAGACGTATGAACGCATCATGGTCACCACTTACTGCTGCTATATCTAAAAGTTCACTCGGAGTCTTAGTTCCAATTCCCACATTCGAAGTCAATGTATTTACAAATAGATTTGCAGTACCAACTTCAAGATTTGATGATATGTGTGCGTTTGAACCAACATTTAGATTTTTTTGAGTACTGATACCACCAGCAACCTTTAGGGCACCAGTAGTTGCATTGGTCGAAGTCGTAGTGTCTAGAATGACTACACTATTGGATACAACGTCTTCTACGAAGACATTTTTACCGTGAATATTTTTAGCAACACCTAGACCACCAGTGACAATTAAGGCACCAGTGGTTTTAGAAGTAGCATCCGTGGCTGAGATTACCTTAGCGACAGCCCCAACATTCAAGTTTTCTTGGGTACTTATACCACCCACAACCTTAAGGGCACCTGATGTAGCTGTGGTTGAAGTTGTTGTATCTAGAATGACTACACTATTGGAGACGACATCCTCAACGAAGACATTCTTACCATGAATATCTTCACTGACCCCAATACCACCAGCAACAATGAGGGCACCAGTGGTCTTCGAAGTAGCATTAGTGGTACCATACACCTTGGAAACACCTCCAATGTGCAAGTTTTCTTGAGTACTTATACCACCCACAACCTTTAGGGCACCTGTGGTTGCTGAAGTGGATGTAGTATCGTCTGTTAGATTCACTACACCATCTAGAGTGGCCGCGGCACCAAATAGGGCACCCACAACACCCAAACCACCACCTATTGTCACTGCACCTGTGGTTTTAGATGAAGATGCAGTTGTACTCGTAACTCCTAGAGTACCATTTATATTAACTGCGATTGCGTTTGATGTATTCATAATAACTGGAGAATTATTAGCACTACTGAGAGTATGACCAATTTCAAGGTTGGATGTGGAGAAATCATAAATCACAGCGACATTACCTTTATTCCCACTTGTTAGGGGATTATTCATAAGTATACCGGTGTCCAAACCAGATGTATTACCCTTACCAAGTTCAATTATAGGATCTTGAACCACAAGATTGTTTGCATTAATAACCGTTGTATTTCCTGTAACGACTAAATTACCAGTTAATGTGAGGTTACCACAATGAACGTTTCCGGCTACACCTAAACCACCAGCAACCTTGAGAGCACCAGTTGTTTGGTTGTAAGATAATGTAGTGTCTGTAATGTCTACACTATCAGCTTCGACATCTTCAAAATTAGCGTTTAAAGCATGAATATTCTTAGAAATACCCACACCACCAGTGACAATTAGGGCACCGGTGGTTTTAGAAGAGGCATCTGTGGCGGATAACACCTTAGCAACAGCTCCAACATTCAGGTTTTCTTGAGTACTGATACCACCCGCAACTTGTAGGGCACCAGTAGTAGCCGAGGTTGAAGTAGTAGTACCACCAACATTCAAATTTTCTTGAGTACTGATACCACCTACAACCTTTAGGGCACCTGTAGTTGCGGAGGATGAAGTAGTAGTGTCTAAAATGACTACGCTATTTGAGACGACATCTTCAACGAAAACATTCTTACCATGAATATTTTTAGAAATACCCACACCACCAGTGACAATTAAGGCACCAGTGGTTTTAGAAGTAGAATCAGTTGCAGATAATACTTTTGTGACAGCCCCAACATTTAAGTTTTCTTCGGTACTGATACCACCGGCAACCTTAAGGGCACCAGTTGTAGCAGAGGTTGAAGTCGTAGTGTCAGTGATACCAACCCCACCAGAAACGACTAAAACATTTGTACCATAATCATCAACGTAAAGATTCGAACCGACACTCAAAGTATGAGAAGCTAGAGCATTAGATATACCCACATTACCCGTGGTGACAAATGCAACAGCGTTATTATAAAAAATCATAGAATTCGAAGTGACATTACCTTGGTTGGTTACAGCTTGAAGACCCTGATTACCGATGACATCTTGCGCTGATTCACCAGATTGGGTTAACTCTTTTGTTAGGGTGTTATACATCATCAATACAATCTCAGCCTTATCTTCATATGCATCATCAAAACGAACCGGTGATACATAAACAGCCCCACCATTTGATGCATCAACCGCGGTATTACTCGCATTTAGAACGATCGTGTTTTCACCCTGGTCTTCTCGGGCATGACGACCAAACCTAATTTTGGTTGACCTCTCAACGGTCGGTAAGGTCTTGACCATTTAGTATAAGGTTGTATTTTAATTTGCGTAAAGTAAACCAGCCATACCATTTTCCACTCTCAATATGTTGTAATTTACTGCATAAATTGGGTCATTAATGTTCATAGACTCACTCATGATAGTAGCTGACGATACACGGCTGAAATTGAGTGTGCCTGTGGGCTGTAAGCTGGATGTTGAGAGGCAGAAACAATAAAGAAAGAAATCTGGAGAAGTTACGAAGTTTGTGTGATAATAACTCGTGACGTCTATAAAATGTGGTTTACCCCATTTGTAGTTACTTACATCGAGACCATTTATGTTTAATTTAACTTTGTTTGTGGGAGATGTGAGGGCACCATCAGTTGTTGTATCCGAGGATGCTAAATATTTTACTGGATGATTAAACGTAAGTTCTTGAACTAAAGTACCTGAAGCAATATTTTTTTGGACTTGTGTTATGAGGAGATCATGTTTTCTAGATGCAACCTGACCACGCTCCTCATTGTCAAGGTAATAATAATTCGCGAAACATTCGACGTTATAACTTGAAGCTGCTGTAGCCCAATGGATCCTAATTTCAACATTATGATAGTTTAGGGCTACAAGGGGTAGAGCGCATTGTGGCCCCTCACAGAAAAAGAACCTGAGAGGGTAAAAAAATGAACGCGCAGAAATACCCGGGTGTGTACCGTTCGCACTCCTAGATACATTTTGTGCAAATGTATCTATGGCAATCTTCTCTGTGAAAATTGCATCTTGGGTGTCAATAACGGAACCACCTATTAAAAGCTCAACTTTATCAATAATGGTGTCCCATCGTTGAATATCGAGGGCTTGGGTTTTGTCATCGAGTGTAAAATACACATAACTGAGAAGATCACCAGATCTCTCAAATTGGATGCTAGACATAGAATTGTTTTTCACCGCTCCGTGGATGGTTTGTTTTTCAACGGATTGTGAAAAATTAGCATGGCGTTTGAATGTTGAACTGAAGAAAGATATTTCAGGATTACCCATGATATATTTATCCTGGGCACCTATAGCAATCAATTGAACAACACCGGCAGACATGGTAATACTAATTTAAGGGGAGAAAAATTACAGGTTGGGTTTTCTACAGACGAAACGAAGGACTAAAAAATTATTTTCAGCGGGATTTGGTGGTGTTATAAGAACACCACTTTGATTACGAATACTGATAGTGAGACGATCAATTCTTCGAATAGGGTTTACGTATTGCACAGCAATTGGGTAATCATCTTTGAAACTTATTATACCAGTATCATCTGTAGTCACAATACTAGCAAAAGATTTTCGAAGCATACCTAACGATGCCTGACCTTCATAAACATTGGTAGCGCGATCATTAAATGTAGAATTCAACTCATCAATGGAAATGTAGCAATGTTCACTTCCATTAGCTGGTGTGACTGTATTAATTCGAGCGGCTAGAAGTCGAGCCTGTACAACATTTTTTAGAGGCTGACTCAAAAAACATGTCCATGTATTCGCGCTAGTCTGATTAAGAGTATCAACAGTGATGGTATGATATTCATAGTTTAGATCGGGAATCATATCAGTTGGCGATGTAATCAGGGCCATTTATTATTAGCTTAGATTAAAGATCCGCCAATTCCATCCGCGATCTCATATCCGGCATGATCACCTACAAGTTTTTGGGCACCACAAAGACCACCTGGGGTAAGACCAACCGAGTAAGGGCTGTCCTTCTTGCCTGAACCAGCGGTACACTCAAGGTCGGGCTTGAGGCCGAAGAGAGATTCTTCACTGACAGGTGTAATAGTAATTGGCCTGGGCTGATAATTCGCGGTCTTCACAGTCATAAGAGACAGAACGAAGATGAGGGTCATCAAAACCGCGATGGCCATAAGAGCATTGCGATCACTCTTGTTGAGGTTAAGATTAAACATTTATAATAGACATAGATTTTTTTAAAGTGCGTTAAAGAGATTTTCTTAGTTTCTAAATAGACAGTAGATGGACGAAGAAATCGTACTCGATAGGGGTCAAACGACTGTGATGAAATTAGATGCTGATGAACAGGCCCTGATGGATGAGATTCAAATTTCTGCACCACGACCAAAACCTGTACCTCGACCCACAAGGCCTATGCAAAGACCTCAACAATCTTTTCAGGGTCAGGAGGCTATGGATGCTTTTGTGAATCCCAACAAACAAAGTGCCCCAGCTCAGCCTCAACAGGATGAGGAAATTGATTATGGTGAGGATGAACCAATGATGTTCGATGATGAGGAACCCATGGGTCCAGGTCCTAGTGACCAGGGTGAGCAACCCTCCAAGGGGTACACTTCAATTGATGAAGAGAAGTCGGATCTTATTAATAAATTAGCTCGACTTGAGAAGAAGGGGTTTGCAGTTAACAAGAGGTTGAACGCTTACTCGAATGTTGACGAACTCAGATCAGAGGTCAAGAGGATTACATACAGCATAGATGTTGAACAATCAGTTCGCTTCTCTCGCCGTATGTTGGTCGCCTGTGTAACTGGACTTGAATTTTTGAATAAGAGGTATAACCCATTTGAGATTCAACTCGAGGGTTGGTCTGAGTCTGTTATGGAGAATGTTGATGATTATGATGGTGTATTTGAGGAACTATATGTGAAATACAGATCTAAGGTCAGTGTTGCACCAGAGGTCAAGCTGATTATGATGTTGGGTGGCTCAGCAATGATGTTTCACCTTACAAATTCGATGTTCAAGTCAGTGATGCCTAACATGAATGATGTTATGAAGCAGAATCCAGACCTGGTAAAGAATATGATGGCGGCGGTTCAGAACACTACCCGTGACACTAGTGGACCCGCCGTTGATGCACCTGTGGGTGGATCAGGGCAGTACGAGATGCAGGGACCCGGACTTGATATTTCAAGCCTCATGGGTGGTATTTCGATGCCTCCCCCACCCCCAATGAATACCTCAATGGGGCAAGGACCCTCAGCGCCTCAGCCTGTTGAGGAGGATGATGATCTCTCTGATATCATGTCAGTCTCCGGTGATTCCACTGGAGGTGAGGTCAAGGAGGTCAATGTTGGTGCAGGATCTAAACCCAAGAGAACTCGTCGAAAGAAGAAGACCGAAATAAATCTCTAAACTTATATAAATGATAGCGTATTGTCCGCTTGAGGAGCTCGAGCCTCCCGTTCGACAGCAAGAAGTTGTCGCTGAGGCCAAGGCCGAACCTGTAAAGCCTCAGGTCGGCCGCGAAGAAACCGAATTAAATTACGTCATCATGGCTTTCATTGTTGGCGTAGTTGCACTAGCCGTCTCTGATTCCATCAGGGCGTAAATGTTTAATCTACCGCGGGGTACCACCCTCCCTCGTAGTAAATTTAATATGAGAATCCAACCAATAAATCTTGACCACCAGTGGCATTGTCAAGAGCTGTAGTTGTATTTAGAGCTCGTTTTGTAATTCTAGAAAGTCCACCGTTAAGTCCAGTGGTGAGTTCAACTGTTAAATCGTATGCAAAGTTACGTCCATCATCCTTAACTGTTGGTTGTATATTGACTCCTCTTGTACCAACCGATACAGTGGGACTCCATGGGTATGAGTTTGTAGCACCCATTATGGTTTGAGGACCTAGGGCTATATCATACATAGAACCCGTGGATCCATCGTGTGTACCACCAGACACCTCGAGAATCATAGTACTTGTGTTGCGTACATCACTTGTTTCACGTAACACCGCTATGATTTTCGCATAAAATGTATTTGGTTTAAACACGAATTGTATATCCTGACCATTACCATTCGCGACTACATTAGAATGACTGTACTTCTTCGTCGCCACCTGGTCAGAGTTTGTGATGATACCACCATTCACGTGGAGTGTTGTGTTAGCACTCGCACCATCCAAACCAATACCTACCTGATTACCCAAATCTAGAGCACCATCGACAGAGAAATCACCTATGACCTCTACATTACTGTTGAGGAAGGTTGTGTTTCTCAAACCGGTTCTCAATGGGTTGATGTATACATTACCCGTGGTATCCGCATAAATGTTCGCACTCCCAGCCGATGTCGTGAGTTCGATAGTCGCGTTACTTGAGGGACTTTCTACACGAACCATACCATCGTAGACATGAAGCTGTTTCTGTGGATTTAGGGTACCCACCCCCACGTTACCCCCGTGTGTAATATGGACACCATCCGTTTCTGTACCGCTATTGGTACCACCAATTACGATACCAGAAAGTGAAGTAGCTGAATCCCTGAAAGCCTTCACATAACCACCGAAATTCTCAGTGGTATGAAGAAGTATTCCAGACTTTTTAGTGAATGTACCCGAACCTGGGTGAGGACTCTCAAGTTTTAAGAGTGTTTGGTCTGTTGTGTTTCCGTTGAAAATGTGTACATTAGAGTCTACAGTTGATGTACCTATACCAAGTCTACCAAATTTGTCGAAACGGGCGAATTCCGAATCGTTATTATCATCAATCTGATGAACAAAGGTAAGTACGCGGCGGTCACTACCGTCTTTAATACTTCTAATTTTGTTCACAGAGTCTCCTGAACCTGGGTTAGTAGTAATGAATGCCAAACCAGTCAGTGTGAACGCACCACCACCAGCGAACTCGATATCACCGTTTACTACGAGTTTTGTATTTGAACCACGCCCCACTGCGTCTGAACGTCTACCACCAATAACGACAATACCGGCTTGATTGGTGATACACATTGGTACATCACCCGTAGCGGCATCATCTACAAGATCACTGAAAGATTCGCCAGATGATGTATAGGTTGTAAATACGTGTTCCGCTGCAATGTGTCGAATTCTATCAGGACCACTTGTTGTATCTCCGTCATTACCCTTGAATATTACAAGTTCATTTCTGGTCTGATCCGTATTATAACGTCTTTCTACAAGCCTCGTTGTACCAAACAGGTCACCTTCTAGACCCCCGAACGACACCTCATTACCCACTACTACATTACCCAATACATCTAGGGCACCCCGGGGTGTATCCGTACCTAAACCTACCCTCCCATTGGCACCATCTATGTATAGACCCACAGTTGCAGAATCTTTGTTGTTACTTATATTTTGTGTAATTCTAAAATCGGAGTTTGTCCCAGATACACCCGTTGACCAACCCCTAGGATTAGAGCCCGCATTTGTTTGGATGTAAGAGGTAAATATATTACCTGTAAGTTGACGTGTTTGTACCGCTAAGATAGCATCACCCGAATCTCCATCAAAGTTATGTACTAATAAACCATTTGTTGTGGGATTGGCTGCACCCGTAGCATGTATTTCTAAATGAGCAGTTGGGATAGTCGTACCAATACCCACTAGACCATCACTTCTAAGTGTTAGTACGTCAACCTCAGTTTCGTAATTTGTACTTGCCAAAAATATATCAAGTTGAGAATTGGCTGTACCACTCGAAACCGCTGTGTGTTTACCCATCTTGAACGTTGCTCTCACACCATCACTACTTGTAGTACCACCTTCTCTACAAAGTTCCAAAACATTCTTAAAATCTGTTGTGTTTGCGATAGTTAACGCATTAGAAACGACGAGTGGAGTTCCAAGATGCTTGTACGTTCCATTGTTGGTGATTTCATCGTTGATAAACACTGTACCCCCAGATGTGTGTAATCTACCCTTGGGTGTAGCTGTGCCTATACCAACGTTTGAACTTTCAAGGATGGTCAACTTTGGTGTTCCCATTGTAGCAGTTTTACTCGCATAAATGTTGAGACCCTTACCCTCAGCTACAATATTCTCAATCTTGTTCTCACCCACCAAATGGGATGAATACATACGAGAACTTGTATTTGACGCCGACCCCCAGGTATTACCATAAATAAAACCATCACCTAGAGTCGCGTGAACATTACCCGCGACGGTTAGTTTTTCAGTGGGGTGGGTATTCGATATACCAACCCTCCCCACAGTATCAATACGCACTCTCTCAGTGTTACGTGTTTTCATTTTGATGATTTGGTGTGTGTTTGAAGTACTAGCTCCAATTATTTCGATTGAACTCACATTGGAGGCTGCCGAGCCGGATTTAAGAACAAGTGCATTTGATGTACCTGTTAAACCACCGTACCTATCGGCGTGTATCACAATGTTTGAGAACGAATGTATAGAGTTTGTGACAAGTTCAGTTGTAGCCGTATTACCTAAAACTGTCAAGGCATTTGCTGCTACCATATTTCCGAATATTTTCGCACCCACAGACAATGTATTTGTTGGTGCAAGATTGGCAATACCTGAATGAGATGTGCCTGAACCCACAGTTCGAATTGAATTTGATTTAATATTTTCATTGAAAAGAATTGGTGCAGTAGCACTTGGATCGAAAGTTACTAAACTTCCAATTCTCATACCACCCGAAACTACATTACCTGTCACTGCAACATTCCCGTCAGATACAAATACATTTGGTCCTGTATCATCAAAGTACACATTTGAGCCCACTGACAATGTAAATTTGGTTGATGTATTTGCCACACCCACATTACCATCAGCAAACATCTGTCCGTATACATGAAGATTGACAGTGTTAGATTGATCCACATGAATTTTAGTATCACCCGGCGCCATTTGGGTTCGACCAAGAACGTATTCATTATTTGAAAATTGATATCCAAATACAAGATTCGCTCTACTTCCATCAGCACCTTCAGTCATGATTAAAGCATTATCGAATGGTGCATTTTTATTATTTGTGGATGCTTGTTGGATGACACAATTTGCAACAACTAAGTTGATAAGTGTTTGGTAAGTAGCAGACTCAGAAATGAATGCGTTACCATTCACATGGAGATTACCATTTATTGTTAAATGTCCTTGGTCAATACACACATTACTATCATAAAAAACAGCTACATTTGAACCCGGGTCAAAATTTTCAGTTGTACCAACACTTAAATAATTATCAACCGATATATTTATAGTATGTGTATTTCCCACAACCTTCAATACATTTGATCCCATTCTATCAATGATGAGTGTATCATCCACATTAATAATGTTTGAAACTAGAACGTTTGTAGCTGAAACGTTACCTTTTAGAGTTAATAAGTGTTCATTTGAGCGATCAATAACAAGTTCGTTATTTGGTCCAATCTGAAACTCGTTTGTAGCACTCGGTGCCGCAATACCAATCTTATCATTCACATACAAACGCTCGGCACGAATACCCTTGGTCACGTCAAGAACAATATTCGTTGATATATCATCTACAAAAATATTTGAACCTATAGAAATATTCTTTGTAGGATTTGTATTAGAAATAGCAAATTTTTCTGCTGTAATAACTTCAACGTCGATCTCTTTTGTAATAATACTTTTTACGTCAGTAAGTACATCTTGCTCGACTGGGTCTGCGTCTAGACTGGTTACGAAAACCTGATCGAAACGAGCTGTCCTACCCATCTATACCTTAATTACCGAATAAAATTCCAGCTAAACCATCCTTGATTCTTAGAACATTATAGTTTACTGCATATATACTTAACTCCTGATTACTTGGTCTAAGATTACCCTTCTCCACACCCCGTAATACAAGTTTGGCATTATCTATACGGCTGAAATTACAGGTACCTGATGGATTATAGTCAGATGCATTTAGACAGAAGTGATACACGAAGTACCTTGTGTTGAAAAGTACATTGGTTTCACTGACAAAATCACTCGCACCGTACGATGATTTGTAATAATTTTGTACTGTGTGAAAATAATTTGGAGACATATGTTCAAGGATTGGGGTCCCATTGATTTGAATATCACCACTTAAAAATGTGAAACGATCGTTCGCAAAATCATCACTTAATGCACCAAAACCAAAAAAGATGGATTTGACTGGATGATTAAACGATGAAATATCAAATGTATTATCACCACCACCTAAAGCGTTATCAGCCACAGTCTCCAATGGAAGATTTATTTGTTGTGTTTGTGTGATGACAAAGTCGAGACTTCGACCAACGAGAGATTCTCGTTCTTCTTTATCTAGGTAAATATAGTTGCCGTATACATTAATTCGTTTTTGTGCAGCTGTAAGATTTAGAACTGAATCATTATAATACGTGTCATCGAAATTGATTTTGATTTCGACTTGATGATGTTGTAAGGCTACAAGGGGTAAGAATGCCTTATGATCACAAAAGAAGAAGTGAAGTGGGAGAAATGCTGGATTGGATTTAGAAACTTTGTTATTCAATTCTTGCGTCTTACTCCATGTGTCGGACATATAATTGTGCCATATATCCGAGTAATAATCAAAATGTTGAGAATCTATTTTTTGACCCCCTATGTAAAGCTCGATAGTGGAATTGTAAAAAAGATTAGAAGACATGTTTACAGCATCGACACCGACTTTCTCAAACCAAATACCATTAATGATATCACCTAAAACTGGTATAGTAATTGAGTTGTCAGTTTGGGTGACCGATTTAATCAATTTTGGAGCCTGAGAAAAGTTTGTATGTCTCGTAAACTTCATACGAAAAAAAGAATGACCTTCTTCACTGGTAAGATACACATCTTGAACTCCTTTAGAGACCAATTGTATTAATGCACCCGACATTTAATAGATGTTTAGATTATAAAAACAGACACTTTCCCTGAGGGAAGGCACTCTTAGGTTCTTCTACATTTTTACCGTGTATGTTAAAACCACCTTGACGGTATATCTTCATTCGTTTATAATACATCGCTGTAAATACAGACCATGGATCGTGAACATCGTAGATATGGGGTTCATTCTTTTTTCCTTTCGTTTCTCTCATAATTCTACCAATACTTTGTGTAATATCAGATTTAGGAGAAGCTAAAATAACTGTATCTAATGTTGGAATATCTAAACCTTCGTGTGCTTGACTAAACGTAGCAAAAATAATCTTTTTCTTGGACGACTCTTGGAGTTGAGCTTCTTTCATACCACCCATGTATAGACCAGACGTTTTAGGAAAACATTGATGAAGAAATTCACAATGAAAACGACGATCACTGAGTACTAGAAGCTGACGGGTACCTGCGGATGCTTTTTTTACTAATTCTACTAACATTTTGTTTCTAGCCCTATCTTCAACGAGTTCTGTAATCATATTTGGCATTGAAATTTTACCATTTCTCATAGATGGAGGTGGATTCTTATAGTTTGGGGAATCAAATACGACAGGAAATACCTCAACCTGCCCCTGATTTTTTCGTTCAACTGCAAAAAAAGTGGGTCCCATAAACCAATGAAGAACTTTGGTGAGACCATCTTTCCGTTCTGGGGTTGCGGAGAGTCCAAAGATGTGACGTGGACAAAGTTTAAACAGACTCTGACTAAATACTTTAGCACAAATGTGATGTGCTTCATCAACAATGACTGTTCCTATACTTTCAAAATCTGAGAAACTGTATTCTTTTAGGGAAAGAGACTGAAGCATAGCGATGACAAAATCACAATTAACCTCCTTTTTATTTTGTTGAACAACCCCTATAGTGGCTCCCGGACAAAATTGTTGAATGCGTTCTCTCCATTGATCAGCGAGAAACTGTTTATGTACGATAATCATCGTGCGATATCCAAGTTTAGAAGCTATGGCCAGGGATACCGTCGTTTTGCCATAGCCACATGGTAGAGAAAGGACGCCATGCCCTGCTTTAATAGCTGCTCCGAATGCTTCATTTTGGTGTGTGGCATCCCGGAGTTGTCCTGCAAATCGTGTGTTAATTTTAGTTGGTTCTGGTCGCTTGTCATGTTTAGGTTCTCCAAGTTTAGAAGTTCCATAGAATCTGGGAACGCAGACTCCATTCTTAGCTGGTTTGAAAACTTTGAAAGGCGGTGGAGGAAATCCAAAGTCTCCATTTACGATGGGTCTTACCGTTAATTCTTTTTTAATTTCTTGAATTGGACCCACGTCTACTAGATATCCAGTTCTAGTGAGAGTGGTCATTTAGATATTTAAAGATTATAAACTTTATATAGATATAAAATGCCCACAGTAGACGTTGAACAAAATATTAAGGAGACTCTTAAGCATCTTGAAAAAATAACTCAGGACATGTATCGTCTCCAAGGGGTGTTACAAACCTTTCAGGGATTTGCGCGAGGGGGTCTCAAGACTATTGAACTTCCTGTAGACCCCAGTGGAAATTCCATCAAGGAACTTGATAGCGTCCAAGAGAAGCCCGAGTAATTACCAACATTCCAAACTCCCTTGAAGTCTATTTCGACTTCAACATCATCACCCTTTATTAGAGACTGAATGGGACGTCCTTTGACGTTGCACATCACTCTCCTATAACGGAATGGTACCTTTACAGTAAGAATATTCCCATCGAGAGGATTATCAATATTTGTATTTGCAAGTAAGTGCCATTTATTTGTATGCATTCGTTCTATAATTTCCGAGACTTTAGCAGGAATTATATAACGGATATACTTTTTAGAATTGAAATCGTATATGGGTTCGTGAACTTTAGCCACAAACTTCATTGATCTCTATTACGATACACTAAAATTAAAACTATAAGCAACACAAGTATGAAAAGTAGGACTTGTGTGAGAAGTAGAGGTTTGAGTGGTTTTCTCGTACCAAAACATTCATGACTTAGGGCTCTAGATACCTCAGTACCGGCTTCAATACTCGAGTATGGAGTTTCACGAGGGGACATCATACCACACATCGCAACTTTAGGGCATTTACCGAAGAATGGGAGTTGACCATGAAGGCTGAGAACCCCAGAGGACTGAGAAAAGGACCATCTCTCCTTTTCTACCTCCCACTCTGCACCCCAACCAATTCGCATTTCAACTGGTTCAGGTAAACCAAGTTGTTTTACAACTTCTTCTTTTATGATTTCAGGATTGGAAGTTAATATTTCTTCACTGAGGTCACATATGACACATGATATGGTATTGGTACCGAACAGAACTTTAGGTTGTAAGTTCCATTTAGTTTGAGTTGCTATTTCAAGATCCGTTTTCATGACTGGTGTTTCGTCATAGTCGATAAGAACATTTATAGCACCATATGTACTTCCTTGTAATTGTTTGGTAGCGTCAGGACCCCAATTATCACCTAAAAACTTCATAGCTGGGCTGTTATCGAGACACAAAAAGAGCATCCCATCATCAATAGTTCTTTCATCTGAAAATGTAGCCACAAAGTCATCTTCACCGTATTCAACATTCATCAATTCTGTACCAAAAATAAAATTGGCACCAGCGTTGATGAGTGCTTCTTCCATTGCATCACACATTACTTTACCTGACACCTTCTGTGTGCACATTTGTGAAAGTATGGTATGGTCCAAATTTTTTACAAACTCGTACGCTGTCATGACATCCCATGTAACCCCATCCATGATAAGTGGTAAATGTTCAATATATTTTCCACCTTTCTCACTTAAAGGTCCTACTGCGTCTTTTAGAGATATACCCTTAAACTTTTGAGGTTGTGTAAGTACTCGAGAGAAAAGAGAAATGAGAGGTCCGTAATCTTTTACACCTAGGGATTTAAAAGCAAATTCAAAAATACTCTTCTTTTCTACTATTTGGAATATTTCATTCCAATCGATGTTCATTTCAGAAAATAGCGACTGTGTATTAACAAATGCTTTATCAAACACAATTCTGTGTGCGTGAAGATCTCGAGTTTCTGTGTCAGGTTCCCACCAAGAACCACCAGCTGAAACCTTCTTATCATATATAGTGACATCATGGTCTCCTGATCTAAGTATTTCCCATGCGAGAGACATTCCTGTTGGACCTGCTCCGATTATATGAATCTTCATTCTATCTTTAGCTTATAGAAAAAATCCTAAGGGTATTGTAGGATATGTTGAGTATACTCAGTCAAGCCAATATGAAGGTGCCACCTGTCAAGTTGGCGCCAAATCAAAAGGTAAAAACATGGAAATTCGCAGCTAAATATTTATGGAAGGAACGTTTTACTGAGGATAAAGCTGAGCTTGGTCGATGGACTAGAGATGAACTCTTAGACCTTGGACCTACATTTGTAAAATTAGGACAAATAGCGTCCACACGAGGAGACCTCTATCCACCAGAATTTACCAAAGAACTTGAATCTCTCCAAGATAATGTACCACCATTTGACTTTAATCTCGTGAAAGATGTTATAAATAGAGATATATTCAAAGATTTTGAAGAGATTCCATTCAAATCAGCTAGTATTGGACAGGTACATAAAGCTACTCTTCAAAATGGTAAAAAAGTTGTTGTAAAATTGAAAAGACCAGGAATCCTAGACATCATGAAATCAGATACAAACAATGTTAAAAAGATATTGGACTTTATTCAGTCAATAGGTGTTGACACTGGTTCTAGTTCTGAATTTGTTCTCAATGATTCTATCGAGTATCTTCTTGGAGAGGCTGATTACAGACAAGAAGTTGAAAATGCGATTAAGTTTAGAAGGAGTTTGAAAGGGATTGATTGGATAAAAGTTCCTTATATGTATAAAAAGTATTGTACCGATGATATGATTGTAATGGAGTATGTAGAGGCTGATAAGATTACAGAGATCAAAAATAAGAGAATCAATAGGAAGAAGGTGTGTGAGGCACTTGTTAATTCATATGTCATTCAAACGATGGATGGTGGGTTATTTCATGGTGATCCACATCCAGGTAATCTAGCTATTTCAAAAGATGGTAAATTGGTGTTTTACGATTTTGGTCTATTAATTGAGTTAGATGATGAGTTGAAGCAGGGTTTCGCAGACTTATTCGGTTGTATTATAAAACGAGATACAAAAGGAGTTGTTCAAATATTAATTAAACTGGGTGTCATTGTACCAACATCTTCAGACGTCAGTGATATTGAAATATTTTTTGAAACTATCCTGGGATATTTAGAAACCCTTGACGGTGGTGCTATCATGAATGATGAGCTGGCGGCCGAACTTGCAATGGAAAAACCATTTGTTGTACCAACAAGTTTTGTATATTTAGCAAAATCATTTTCCCTAATTGAAGGAATATGTCTCCAACTCGACCCAGATTTTGATTATTTCACATACCTAGAACCAATGATTCAAGAGCAGTTTTTAGAGTCTCTTGATATAAGTGAAATCATCATGAATACCACAGAAATTCCATCTAAAATTGGAAAAATAAATTCGACTGTTCTCGGCCTTGAGAGGTCGAGAGCAGCGATGAAAAGATCAATGATTAAAACACGACAGGAGATACGGATAGTTCAATACAGTGTGATATGTGCTTTATTAGCTGAGAGGTTTAACGGTACACCAATTGCTGCTCTACTCGTTGGAATTGCTATTTGGATTACTTTTCGTAAAGATCGATCTCTTTAGCGTTGCTCTTCTTCTTCTTAGTCTTCTTCTCATCCTTCTTGATAACATCTTGATGTTCCTTGAACATTTCTTGAACACGCTTGCGCTCGTCACGGGCGATGTCACCAATCTTGTCCTTAATTTTGTCTACCTCGGTCTTTCGTTGTTTTTGAATTTTCTTGCCTATCTTTTTAAAGTCGTCGGATTTGGCGAACCATGTGGGGGATGCAGTAATAGCGAACATAGTGTTTGTTGTATTTTAAGGACATTTAATTTTTAACCGTTTTAATTTTTCTAGAAACTCTCTTCTCTCACCTGGAGATTCAATTTCTTTACCAGAGTTTATAGCTTCAATTTCAGGTCCCGTCAACTGCATCGCGTTCACACGAAAGTCCATGAAAGCCTCCATAGAGTGGGGTACTAGCGGTTGGACAAGTTCATAGATAGCCGTGGCATAGTCTCGAATCTCCTTTTGAGCGTGATGATCCATCCTCAATTGCAAGAAATGCATGAGATTGTGTAGGTCCATCTTCCATACGAAAGAAGTATATGTCGATTGGGGGAGAACACCTCGTGCCTGTTCCCTGCAAACACCCTTCTCAAGCAATTGCTCGTATAGCTTGAAAGCTTGTTTATACTGGTCAGAAAGAGACCGGTTCAGCTCATCGTCTAGTTCCACTACACCCTCTGATCCTTGATGATTTACAGCAGACTGTCCACGTAGGACTTCTGGCTCGTAATACTCTTCATCAACGATAGAATACCTGGCGGACATCTCATTCACGGACGCGGTTCGATGCCTGAGCCACTGACGAGCGATGTAAAGGGGAGCCTTGATACGAAACTTGAAAACAACGAGTTCTAGGGGTGAAGTATGCCAATTGCGAACGAGGTACCTAATAAGACCTCGATCACCACGAGTGGTCTTAGTACCTGTTTGATAACTCACACGAGCACCATCAACTATGGCCTTATCCAGATTCTCTTGGGGCATATGGTCCACGAGTTCGACAAATCCGTGATCTAATACTTTCTTCATTATATAAATATATCCGTTCTAATCTTTAATAATCACAACTATCATCGAATGGAACCTCTCCACAAAAATCGTACAACTCATAAAGTTTCTCTTGTGACTTTTCAATCTCAACTGTAGTATTATTCATGACATCGATTGCGTTATCAATGAGATCCAAAAATGAATCAAGTTGATCGATTGCTACACGATGATGTTTCCTGTTCGTTTTAGAAGAATGCGCTGCAGCCCTAAGCTGTTTATTACTCTTGATGATCTTGTCGATGTTGGGCTTGGACTTATTGGGGGTGGCGGACATTCGGATTGTGAGACTCATTGTGAATAATTATCCATTTATATCTTTAATCAGTTCACTTAGGTAACAGAAACTTAAAGAATGATAAACAATTATATATATGACTACGAAATGGCTTCCCCATTCATAATTTCATATCAAGACAGTGATCCACAGCGGGTGGAAAGATCTGATGTTATTGAAATTTTCCCTGTAAAAATTGGATCTTACAATTTTCCTCATGAACACAAAACACGTTTAAAACATTTATGTTTTGATATTTTTGATAAATATAAAAATAATAAAGAATACTCTTTCCAAAATCCTGGTAGTGGTTACTTAACACATTATTTTGATCCAAATGTTAGTAATAATTCATCATTACTTGATTATCCGGGTTTTGAAACTTTTAATAGTTGGATTAAAAGGTGTAGTATTGATTATATAAATAACACCCTCGGGTGTAATTGTGGTGATGTAATCATCACTCAATGTTGGATAAATGACTGTTCAAAAGGTGGTTCCCAACCACCACATAATCACAGGAATTCGCTGATATCTGGGACATATTATGTTAATTTTATACCTGCAATGCATGCACCTCTTACATTTAGTAAACCAAATATTACGGGTACACCATATTTAAAATTAGATGGCGGCGAGAGTGTCGCCCACATCAAACCATATGAAGGGAATTTACTATTATGGGAATCACACAATTCACACGAATATCATTCAAATAATACCGATAAACGTATTAGTATTTCTTTCAATGTTATACCAGAAACATTACCTGGTATTTATGGTTTTAAATTAATAAAAATATAGATTTATGTACCCTTAATTTCTTTAATCAACTCATTGATGTCTCGATAATACCTCTTTAGATCTTTCATAAATCTTTTATTATTTTCTAGAACTTCACATTCAACTTTATTCAAATAAATCCAAGCAAGGTTTGATTTTGAATATTTTGTAGTTTTTTGATTTTCATTTGGTCGACGCGCCACCAACTTTGTAGACTTCTTCTTTTGTGAAGCGGGTATGACCTCCCTCCTATTCACGAATGACAGTGCCTGCATGACAGTATCTGCCAAGTCATCTTTCTTTTTAGATTTCACAAATGTATCAATCCAATGAGAATTTACTGAATTGCTACGGATAAAGTCTTCACACCTCTCTATGGAAACCTTCTTTCTCTTATTGTACTGTGCCTTACCTGGTCCAGCAACATCTGGGATTTTGTGTCGAGCATCATAAAGAATCGTTTCAGCTTTGGGACATTTAATGATGAAGTACGCATGGAGGAAGTGCATAACAGATACCATCTTTTTGTTGCGATCTGGTTGTTTCTCAATAAGGATAGTCTTTGCATTTAGTACCCATGGCCTAGCATCAAGATGATCTCTCATGGAGACGTACACACCATCCCTGTGTTGAGGGGGTATACCATCCACATCCCACTCAACAACTAGGTTGTTTTTGTCTTCATCGAGAAGGCACATCGCCAAATTCTTTATACCAACATCGATACTAAGAATCATTAGTATAAAGACTTAATACCTCTTTAACTTAATGAAGTGTATCGCTCATCGAGGATACTCCATTGACCGTATCGATAACAGTATTGACGCGATTCAAGAAGCTGTTCATAGGTCCTATGACGGAGTTGAGATAGACGTACAACTTTGTGCATCTGGGGAAATTGTACTTTTTCATGATGTGTACGTGGGAGAACAATTCATAAGTGATTTATGTTTAAATGAACTGAAACAATTGGGGATTTGTTCACTCCAAGATGTATATGATCAAATCCCAAATATTTCCAAAACATTACTTCTTCTAGACATCAAAGGTTCCGATTTTAGAATCGCTTCGGCACTTGTCAATTTTTATAAAACTAGACCAACACGTAATGTCATTTTTTGTAGTTTTAATCGAAAGTTAATCCATAATCTCCCTATGGAATTTCAAAAAGGATCCACCTTCGAAACAACATTTATTAATGACGAGTATGACATGTTAACGAGGGGTCTCACAGCGGTAGTCCTACATTGGACATGTTTAGATCATCACTTCATATCTTACTGTAAAATGAAAGATATCAAGGTGTACACATATACACACAAAGAGGACAAAGAACTAGAATATATGTATAGGTTCAATGTCGATGCAATTATAACAAATGGATTTTAGAACTTCTTCATAGCGTTTCTACCCATATTTTGACCCGCTGGGGACAGGAACATGGCAGCTGCACCAATCACGAGTACACATACACATATGACACAGGCGATAATGAGATATTTGAGGGGTCCAGCAACAGCATCACCAATAGAATCAACAATATCGGCAACACCCTTGTTCTCAGTTTTCTGGGTAGCGTCCGTCGCCGCAGCAAGTTTGTTGAGAGTTTCGTTATCAGCGATGTTTTGAGTGAGAGACTCGGTAATCGCTTCAGCCATCAAAGTGGCTACGACATTCTGTGAAAAATCAATTTTACCGTTACAATTTCTTACAGTCAAGTCACCTTCTTGTAAGTTAACCATCTCAGAAATTACTTCATTTAGGTTATTTGTCTCGAATGTATTTTCAACTACATTTTCAATTGCCATATTAACCTCCTGGTTCATATTTTGTTTATCACCAAATTGCAGGTTTCCTGCCTCTGTTGTTTTTTCCATAGCTGCAGCCGCTTGAGCAGTCATTTCAGTTGCTACGGTTGATTTTGCTTCATTTACCGTTTTTGGTGCCATTACTGCACTTGATTGTGATGTTGCGTCGATCATCTGCCCTATTTTAATATCACAATCTGGACCCATACCATCAACCGCAACCTTAATCTTCTGTATGTTATTCATAGCAGCAGAAAGAGATTGTTGGTTGTTTGTAATTGTAGTCATAATACTTTTGTTCAAAACGTCCATGTTGAAAGTTTGGTTCACAGTTTGACTGCCACCTCCACCCATGGTTTTTTATAATCACCTGAGAAAAAAATGTCAGTACAAATCAAGTAATGGATCTTAACAGAATGTTATTAATTTTTGCTATCTTTATTGTCATAATATGGATGTTGATGAGAGCTAGGACTGAGATGCTAGAAGTGAAAAAGAAGAAAACAATTGAAGCAGTTATGAAATTTACTTAAGTAAGGACTGCTTTATCTAAGAAGAACGTAAGTATATAACGTTCACCACCTTTTACGGGTAATGTCCCATGGTAATTTTTACCACCCGTGTACACAGCTAAATCCCCCTGTTGATAATCCAGGATAGGGAGATTTGGGTGAGAAGTTATGAAATTTTCACGGTTTGGAGTTTCCTCGTAAAATTTGTCATCCCAATTATCAATTTTGGTAGACTCCTTTGAATCAAAAACATATATTTCCCCACCTTCAAAATCCTTGGTATCGGATAACAGAAAACTCATAGTTAAATAACTGTCATCTGTGTGCATAGGGATATGCGTCCTCTCAGTTTTTTCGTACCTTCTCAAGAATACATAGTTGATCCTTTGGTCTGATGGTATCCAAGGTGTTGATTCAAGGATTGGTTTTAGTTTGTTAAGGTAAATCGGTTTACACTTTGCCCACAATTCTTCGTTAACACCGGATGTTGCTATGATGTCAATTTGAAGTTCGGGTTTTTCATCTACTTCATCATTTTTTGTCTCGAGATCATATTTTTTTGCTATCTCTATGAATTCTTCACATTCACGTTTAGAAAGAACAGATTTTTTTAGTAATCCAGTTTCATTTTTTGTTTCTACACGTTTACGTCTCATATAGAAAATTATAAAAACTACCAGGCAAATTATCAAGAACAATGTGAAGTTCATTTAAGATACCACCCGAAAAAAAATATACATTAAATAATATGGGCTACAACGTTGGGTCTGGTGCATGGCACAAGACATATAGTGCGCAAGGTGGTTGTCCGGGCCCTCAAGCTGGGACACGAGTTGGAAGAAAACGAAAGAAAAAATCAGGTCGTAGTTATCACCACTACTGTGTAGCTATAGAAATAGACGCAAACGGTAACGTCGTAGGACGTGATAACGAGGTAGGGTATAATAGTTCTAGAGGAGGTCACCACCCATGTAAAGGGTTGGGTAAGTCAACATTCTTGGGTGGTGGGACTGAATCACATGGTCACTGGGTTGATTATACTGGTAAAGCGGCTAACTTCTATGGTGCCGAGTTTGCTTTTAAATGTGAAGTACCAAATTATAAAGTGACCGCAGCAAATCTTAAATACTGGTCGGGTTCCGACCATATGAATGGATCCAGTGGTGCGGGTGCGAAACAAAGTGGGACTCGTAAAACTCTCTGGGAGCAACTTGTAATGGGTGTTGATGTGCCAGGTGTTCAAGGAGATGCATTCTGTAAAAAGGTGGAAAATCTACCCGCGGTGATTCACAATAATGGTACTACATGTTATAATAAAATTGATGCTACACTTCAAGCAACCAATCGAAAATTATACTGTGCACAAAACGAAACCGATGAAAGATGTGCGTGTAGAAACATATCTCATTACGGTACGCAGAAGTGTATAGATGAAAAATCCACCCTCCCGGGGTGCAATGAAGTAAAGGCTGGTTTTGATAAATATCCCGCGAAAGCTGTTACAGAATTTAATGTTAAAACTTTTACACCAACTTGTTTTGCACAAGGTATATGTTCACGAGATGGACAATTTTTACCAGATAATCAACCGGATGTTTGTTCTCAAACAATAGCTATATGTAAACAGGATGTTAACCTTTACGGTGATATCACGGGTGGTGCCGTGAACATCGATCAGAGTATGGGTTGTTCAGCAACGAGTACAAATACACCAAGTTCTGGGTCTGGGGAACCTAGTCCCGCTCAAGATGAAGTCGAGGCTGCTAGGGCTGCATTAGCACGAGGAGACCCTGGTGCCCAAGAACGACTTGATGCGGCTCGAGATGCTCTCGATGAGGGTGAATCACCCGTTTCCTTCACCGATTTTAGAACTAACCCTAGGTCGTACATCCCAAATAGTTTAGACGGTTTGAAGACGAATAGAAAACAACAACTTGGTGCGGGTGGTGTGGGTGGTGTATTTATGATGATGTGTTGTTGTTTGGTTGTGTTACTCCTCTTAAGTTCTGGGGGAGGTGGACCAGCTGCGAGACGATTCAGTCGTTAACTTTAAAATCTTTGTATATTTAAATGGGCTCCTGTGCAACTATTGAGCAACAGGCCATAACTGACTATGGGAAAGACTATTTGCAGCAACTGAAGTCAAGCCCAGAAAATATGTCTGCAGCCCTAAGTCAAATAGTTTCAAACAATTGTAAAGATCATTTTAATTATGATAGGATTGTTAGAGATTTTTGTGGTGATGTAGATAATTTACTAGTTGGTATTGGTGATGGTACCAAGACATGTCAGTCTATAGATACTAGTGGTGTTAAAACGGCGGAGTGGTGTATGTTAAAAGAGGATAGTTCGGATACGACTGTTAGAATGGGAACACAAAAAAGTGTTTGTAATAAAGCTGGATTAAAAGGTAAATACGACGACACTGCTGTTGAATATTGTAAAGCGTATCCAGAAGATAGCTGGTGTATGTGTTACAATGTACTTGATAAAACAAATGTTTGTGCGGCTAATTCGAAGGCCGCAGGATGTAACGTCCTAAAAAATGTTGAAGACAATAAAGAATTCTTCAAAGATGGGTACGAAATTTTGAAAGATAACCTTCACTGTAGACCTCGGGTATGTAATAGACCTAATTTAGCTTACGTACCAGAAGGTACCATGAATAGTTGTCAGTCAAGTTATAATTTTTGTGGTAAAGATATTGACATAAAAAATCAATCAAACAGTTCAATTGTTTTAGATTGTAATATGGGTATGACCGAAACACAGTTACCGGAATGGTGGGGTGAGGGTGGTGATGATTCATGGCTGACTATGAAAAAAAGAAGAAAACCACCATTTAATAAATGGCCTCTAACATTGACACCTATAACAGAATTTCCAGAAGAATTTGACTGGGAAGAAGACAATGTGAGATATCTGACATATGGATCATTTGGTTCAGTTGTCATGTGTTCATGTTGTATGTTTGCGCTTACTATGGTTATGCGAATGTCGAAAAAATAATATATACCTAATACATAATGAAACTCAATTTCAAAAAAAATAAGGTAACCTATGCACTAATTGCTGTAGTGGTAATCATTATTATTGGTTACTCTATTCATAGGGTTAAGGAACATTACGATTCACCAGGTCCTAGTGTGGGTCCAACCCCAGAAGATGTTGAAATAGACGAGGAAACAAAGAAGAAGGTTGAAGAAAAAGAAATATCACAAGGAGATTTGGATTTAGTATTCGAAATGTTAAATTCTACTTAAAGAGAAAATAATCCTTAAACGTATGTGGTGTTGGTGGTGTTGTCATCCTTTCGAGGGTACACCCCTAAATATGCCTGTAAAGTATGACGATCGTCGAAAAACATTTAATACAACTGGCAACTTTTGTTCTTGGAGTTGTATGAAAACGTATGCGCTAGACAAATATGGGTGTGGCAAGGGTAGTATGATAACTTCAAATATGGTCATGATGAGACGAAGAATGTATGAAAAACAGGCATTGGATCGGGTTGTCCCTGCTCCATGGAGATATAAACTAAAGGTGTTTGGTGGAGACATGACAATAGAAGAATTTAGAAGTAATCAAACAGTTGACAAAAATGACCCTAAACCAGTGAATGCGAAAATAGTAGTCGATAATGTTATACCCTTCGTTTCAAACACAAGGAAAATGGATGAAATCAAGAATTCTACTTCTAATAACAATTCGCTAAAGCTAAAGAGGACTAAACCACTAAAAAGAAATCATAATAATTTAGAATCAGCATTGGGACTTATTATTACTCCCAAATCCTAAGTTTCTTTTTTGTTTAGCCGTTGGTATTGAAGGTGGTAAATTTTCAGTTTTTTTACTATGAACCCACTGTTCACCGTCGTGTGCGACCCAACATATATCATACCTCTCCATCGTCTTTCTACACAAGACACAAGGTAATGATATACCGTCACCGTACACAGTTTTTCGACCTATTATCAAATGACCATATTTTCTATGTACCCAATCAGAGAAATGATGAGGTTTGTGTCCCTTTCTAAGACATTCTCTATATAATTGTCGAATGAGTTGTCGTTCTGCACACATGTGATTCGTACTTTCTATGGAAGGTCCTCTTGACATTGAACCTATCACCGTACAATACTTCATACTTGGCAATTCAAACAAGTTGCTCCGTCGTATACAAAATCACAATCTGGACACTCACTTAGGACTTTAATCTTCTTTTTGGGTACAAGTCCTTTAGCAAAACGATCGAGTTCCTTCACTGTATATATTCCGTACTGAATCATAACATCCAGAGACGGAAATCTCATTCTAAAATAATTACGTGTCGTTTTTTTATATTACTTATCGGCGCTAAGGCATGGGAGGCACTTAGCCATGGCTTTTTGCGCTTTCATCATATTAGCGAAACCATCAACCATGGGAGGGACCATAGTCTTAAGAACAACTTCAAATTCACTGTCCTTCTCACCGTCATCAATCTGTTCAATGAGGTGGTTGAGTACACCAATGACGAGCTTCTTCTTCTGGGGTCCAGGGAGTTTCTTAAACTTGACAGACTCCATCATGAGGCGACCCAACACAGGGGGAATATCCTCCTTCTGAAACCCGTCATCCAGGTATTCAGCCTTTAGATCCTCAACTGTCCTGACGAGGCTTTGAGCATCAATCTTTCCCGCAAATTTTTGTAAAATAATATCCATATACTATAACTGAGAATGAATTTGAACGACATTATCGCGAGTGTCGCGATTGGTTTGGGTTTTGTTCAAATGTACGATAAACTTCAAAAGTCTGAAGAAGTTGGTGAAGAATCTAGAGATATTCTTATAATGGGTGTTACGACAACCGCTCTATGGTTAACGTACCAGTATAGGAAGTTCGGTCTTAACATGCTGACTATAAATACATCCGTTGCACTAGCTGTACAAATATATGTACTTAATCGTATCGTAAAAAATAAAATGATTTGGTTTAAAGGATAAAATAGTATGTTATCAAGAAATGAGCACTCTCATTCTTGCGTCCGTTAACAAGCCAGTTGTCAAAACCAATAAGATTTCTAAGAAGGCCTCGTCCACTTTCAAGTCTCCTATGCTCACACCTATTGAACGCCCTAACGATTTCCTTGCGGTCGCTGAGCGTGTAAATGGGCGTGCTGCTATGATTGGTTTCACCTCCGCTCTCGTAGATGATATCATGACTGGTAACTCCATCAGTACTCAGTTCAGTGAGAACATCGGTCTCTCTGTCGCTGTTGCCAGTTTGGCGTTTCTCGGAACAGCGGCGAATCCTAAGGATGAGGGCTATGTTCAGGGTTTTTGGAAGCCTGAGACAGAGCTTGTGAATGGTCGTCTAGCAATGGTTGGTATCGCATCTCTTCTTCTAACCGAATCTCTTCACCCCCACGTTCCACTTTTTTAGAGTGGTTTAAAGATACGAATCTTTTAGAATCTATAAAATGAGCACTCTCATTTGTTCGTCGATTAAGCCATCCTATCGTGTGCATCGTCAGACCACTAAGCGTCGTGCACGTGTTACACCGATTACACGCTCCTCTCCCGTCGAAGAACAGCCCGTTCAGAATATTATAATCGAGTATGAGGAGAAGCCCACTCCAATCCCCCAATATCGATTCGCCGAGGTTCTCAATGGTCGCGCTGCTATGCAGGGTTTCCTTTGGGGTTCTATGAACTGGGCGATGACTGGTGATAATATTATTCAACAGGTTGAGGATCCAGTGTATGCGATGGCTGCGACTGGTGTCGTCACCACATTGGCACTCGCATCGGTGTTTACTGCTGAAGATTTCACCATCGAGAAGATTGGAGCATTTACCCCTGAAGCCGAGCTCAAGAATGGTAGGTTGGCAATGCTCGGATTCACAACTCTATTGGGATTGAGTGCCATGTAACTCAAAAATTCAATCATATTAACTTTTTCTTCCATTGAAAATGTTCCTGCCCTAGGTAACACGTAGGACAAGAACATCATGAGAATGTATGTGTTTATAGCAATCGCTTTCATTTAAGCGACCTTGGCCTTAATTGGTCGCAACATAAATAATCCACCCAAAAACGCGAGGAGGAAGATTACAAGGCTTACGGCACTGTAAGCCATTTTGGATTGGTCCTTCTTAGCACTATCACAAGTCCTGGCCCAGTTGAGTGCGGCGGAGCTACCGACGACACCCATGATACCGAAGAGGAGAACAATAATACCACTGAGCTTGCTACCGGCGGTCTTAGCCAATAGAAGTGTGCATGGGACTGTAAGGGCGATAGTGAGAGTGTACGATAAGAAGTTCTTGAGGTTCTCTTGGGTGGACTTACCCTCCTGTTCTGGGCATTTATTGAACATATCAATACCTAGGGCGGCAATGACCAGATAAAGGAATCCAAACATGAGGACCAGACCAATTTGACCATAGTTAATGGTGATACCAACTTCTTTAGCGGCGGTATTAGAAACAGCTACACCGACCTTACTAGTTTGAAGAGCAGTACCGGCAGCACCCATCCTGGCACCCATGGCACCACCTGCGGCGCCCATACCTGCTCGGGCGGCAGCCATACCACCACCGGCCTTCCCCGCCATAGCACTTAATGCAGCCATTTTAGACATTTTTATAATTACCTGAGATTTTATTTAAAGACGTAATTGATGTAAAGTATATGAAGCTCCCTGAAGTTCTGTTTGTTAAACATTGTCCAAATCTAGCACCTGAAAGAAAAATATTCCTAGAGCCATACTTGAAAGATCGTGTACCTATCAAAGATATTAGATGGTTTGAAGATTACAATCATGATCACCCATTTGTTGAATGGTTAAATGTGACTCATGAACTTCCATATGGGATGAAGCTTACAAGTAATTTGGTAAAAACGCTTATGATGTATCAACAAATGATAGATGAAAATATCGAGTCAGCTTTATTTATGGACGATGATGTTGTATTTCATAAGGATTGGTTAGAATATTTTGAAAGTATTTCTGATGACATTAACAGTATTGGATTTCTAAATATGGGGGTCTCTTTCATGTATAATTTTAAACCTCAAATGGGTAAAGTGTATTCTATACCTAATAATGGTGGATGTGAGTGTTCTTGGGTCACACTAGACTTTGCTAAATATTTTATGAAGAATTTAAATATGAAACATGCATTGGATATTATTTGGTATGGAGTATTACATTCATTAGGACATCCACTTTTATATCTCCCTGTCTGTCATCAAACATCAACAATTAAGAATAGTTCTACTTTAGAGCATGAGACACGAAGTTGTGGCAATTGGATAGAATATGTAAAAGGATACAAAGATTCTGAAAAAGTTCAACTAAATGAACTTTTAATAAAGTTTGGAGAATCGAGGGAAAGGAAAAAGAAATTGGAAGATAAATTCTTCGAAATATATGGCAAGTACGTTGATATAAAAAGTGTTAAATATATCAATGGTGATACACGAGACCATAGTTTAAATATTTTGGATTTTTAATTGAATATCATATGAACGTCTGAGCGTCCATAGACACCGGCACTATACCCAAATGTTGACAAGCTACACATGTCTTTATTACCCGCGGATACATATAAACTTTTACACTTGGATAATAAAAACCAATCTAGATAACATGCATAATTTATTTCTTTTGGTATGTTGTGATTTTTTAGGATATCACATTCATATGTGAAAGCGATATCATGATCTAATGTAACGATTTTATCTGGATATTTGGTTTTGAGTACATTTTTCAATTCTTTACTGTCACTTGCTAAAAAAAACTTTTTGTCACTTTGTTTAATAATATCTTCAAATTTTTCAAGTGCACTATCAGATGCAAAATAGGGTTTGTTTATATTACCATTTTCATCCACACCATGATGACCTATACTTGCCGCATCCTTTGAATACGCACCACGTCTAATATGAATTCCTTGAGTCAATCCATGGTCATATTTTTCGATCAATTGTTTCAATTCTTCATTTGGTTTTACTATATCTTGTAAATTTGAATGAATAGTATTATAGGTAAATGAATTAATTGCAATTCGTTTTTCATATGCTTCTTCATCCTCATTATCTGTAAATTCTAAACCATGAAAATCTATACATTTAACGACGTCTAATAACTTTTTATGAACCCGTGGTTTATCAGTTTTATATACATAATCAGATAGAGATAGGGATATATTTCCCCATCCCGCAGAAGTTGTCAAGTAAAACGTCATTATTAATCATTACATAAACATCTTTAACCTTTTATCATATCCTCGATTAGAGAGTGAATATCATATTGTCTCGTCCAGCCAAGTTTTTCAATTTTAGATGGGTCCCCTACGAGTAAACCCGTAGTGTATGGTCTATAGAACTCTTTTGATACTTTTATGGCAACTTCTCCATTAATGGTTCCAATTTCATTTTCTTTTTCACCCGACCATACAATTTCATTACCCATACTTTTTGCAGCTTTTTCAATAAAGTTTCTCACAGAGTAACTTGTACCCGTTGAGATCACATAATCATCCGCTTTGTCTTGTTGTAGTGCAACCCACATTGCTTTTACGTAATCTTTAGCATGTCCCCAGTCTCTTCTAGATTCTAAGTTTCCAATTGAAAAGCATTTACCAGATTTAAGACCCTTTATGATTTTTTGTGTTACAAATTTGTCACTACGACGAGGGGATTCATGATTAAACATTATACCTGAAGATGCATATAATCCATACATTTCTCGGTAGTTCTTAATTAAATAATGAGCAGCTAATTTTGAAACACCGTATAGAGATTTAGGGTTGAATAGTGTACTTTCATTTTGTGGATTTTCGGGTGTATCCCCAAACATTTCAGAAGATGACGGTTGAAATATTTTACATTTGTTTTGCATACCGAGTTGTCTCACAGTTTCGAGAATATTTAGAATACTGAGAGTATTTACTTCGAATGTAAATTTAGGACAGTCAAAAGAAGTACCAGCATGACTTTGCGCTGCGAGATTATAAACCTCAATTTTATCAAAATCTTGACAATCTGATAGAATTTTAAATATACTTGACTGATCTAAAACATCCCCTTCATACAAAGCAACTTCACCCAAATGTGGTCGTAAATTACTAATCTCAATGGGGTATGTACTTCTACGAACTAGACATTTAACATGGTAGTCCTTTTCTAGAAGAAGTTCACACAGGTAAGAACCACCTTGTCCAGTTGCACCTGTGACAACTGCTACAGGACGCATTTAAAGAATAGAATGATTTTATCTTTAAATGCGTATTGAAGTATCGAAAGGTGAACTCATAGATAAGATCACGATTCTCGAAATTAAAGATGATCGCGTGAAGGATGAAGAAAAGCTCAAGAATATCCGTCACGAATTGGATGTACTTCTCAAATATGAATTTGAAACACCACTGAAGGAACGTTTAAAGGTTGTAAATAACGCACTTTGGGACTTTGAGGATGGCATTAGGAAACTAGAAGATGAGGGTGACTTCGGTGAAAAATTTATAAAGTTGGCTAGGAACATTTATAAATTCAACGATGAACGGGCGAGGATTAAAAAGTTAATAAACGTAGAACAGGGATCTGATATTGTAGAGGAGAAGAGTTATTAAATAAATGTCCATACTTCATCACTAAAAACTGTTTTAACTGTACGTGGTCCATAGTACTTATGAGCAACATCCAAATGAAAGAAATTCTTCTTCGGGTTGCCAATGTTCATAAGTTCAATCATCCAGTTGTACGAGCTATTCATACAATGCACTTCATCGGCATTTTCAATAACACCCAAATATTCAAAGATATTAGGTCGTTCACACTGAAAAAACTCTTGATTCTTGTCAGTCAGTTTAGAGTGTGGTTTATATACAAATTTATCAGTTTTTATGTCAATAACCCTGTCTCTAGCTGGGTCGTCATGAACAAAAATATAATTCTCCTTGTCAATTTTGAATTCTTTTGACTTATCTCGATCAACCTTAAACTTTGAATACATATACTTGGGATTGACACCTGCTTGAATATATACACCATGTGCCCAATTAGTCATAACACTGCCTTGCCCCTGTGTCATGAATTTCCAACCATTATCATCAATCCCATATGTCGCAAGTGGGATTACATCACCCTTTACCTTCGACCATATTTCTGGAGCATTAGTATTATCTACGAGAATAAGTTCTACTTTATCCGCAATATCCCTATACATGAATCGAACACTTTCTTCATGACACCGTTTTACAAAAATTGCAACGTTATCTGTTTCTGCAAAATGTCTGACCATTCCATTCAACATTATTTGGTCCCCAAGACCAAGATGATGCACTATAGTTTTCACCATTTAGTTTTAATGGTGTCAAAAACTTTAACCATCATATCTTTAGTGACAAATTGACTATTTCCAATGTATACTCCTCCATAGTTTAATTTATTTGCATTTGGTACACTGACTGAATCTTTCCACCTTTTTAGGAATGGATGTAAAAGAAGATTACCAGATACTATGGGACGATGTTCAATACCAAGTTCATCAAATATAGATTTCAGTTTTTCACGATCTTCTGGTTTTTTACAAACAAATGGGAATGAATAACTACTATTACCTGGATCGTTATACGGAATGTAAAATAACTTTGGATCTAGATTATTAACAAAATAATCAAAATTATCACGTCTTAATTTTATATTCTCATCTAGTCTTTTTAGTTGCTCAAGTCCAATAACCGCATTAAGTTCTGTATTTCTAAAATTGTACCCATCTGTGAGAAACAGAAATGCTGGATCTATATCCGGGTGGTTTTCGATAGCCTCCTTATACAGATGCGGTGACAAAAGACGAGCCATACCATGACTTCTCTTAATTTTCATAAGTTCGTAAAGATCCTCATTGTCTGTGCATATCATACCACCTTCAATTGTGGTCATATGATGTCCGTAATAAAAACTGAATGTAGCTCCTAAACCTGTACTCCCACGTTTCATACCATTATGTGCTTTTACTCCGTGAGATTCACAGATATCTTCAAGAAAAATGGCATTGGGATATTTTTTCTTAAGTTGTTCAACCGGTGAATTTAAACCAAGTAAATGGGTGATAAATACAATTCGAACATCCTCTTCGGGTAAAGTATCCATATCAAAGCTGTATGTTTCTAAATCCACGTCACAAAAAACTGGTTCTAGACCTAATTGAAACACTGGTGCAACGTTAGTTACCCATGTACACGCGGGTACAAGAACTTTTGATCCATTTGGGATTTGATATTTTTCTTTTATAGACGCCAAAAGTAAAAAGTTTGCACCACTACCAGATGTAACAAACAAAGAGTGTTTACAACCAAGCCATTTACTCCACGCGTCTTCAAATTCTTTTACCTTTGGACCACATGTATATCTATCAGACGTTGAAATGAAGTTAATGAGAGCCTGTTTATCAGACTCTGTAATAGCAGATTGCATCAAAGGCCACCACATTTATATGTAGGGTTAAGATTCTTTTAAGTGCTTAAAAACATAGCGTATAATACAAATAATGAAGTTGTCATACGCTATCACAGCCTGTAATGAGTCAAAGGAATTGTATGCTCTCATCTCCTTTTTAAAAAGTGTCAAAGATCCCGAAGATGAAATTAATATTCTTCTCGACACACTTCATACAACTGAAACTATGAGATCTGTTCTTGGACATTTCAAGGATGATATTGTACTTAATGAGCGCGATTTCTGTGGGAACTTTTCAGATCATCGTAATTTTCATCTAAAGAAATGTACGGGTGATTACATTTTTGTAGTTGATGCAGATGAAATGCCAAAGGAGAAACTTATTGTGGGACTGAAAAGTGCTATCAAGGAAAGTGGAGCGGATATGATTGCGATTCCCCGTGTGAACATTCACCCAGGTTTTACTATTGAATGGTTGAATAAATACAAGTTCAACGTAAATGAGATGGATTGGATCAATTGGCCAGATTATCAAGGTCGTATATTTAAGAACGATCCCGAAAAAATCTACTATGGGAATAAGTTGCACGAGAATGTTTTAGGTCTTGAAAACCCTGTCTCACTTCAAGCTGACCCGACACTGGCTCTATGGCATATCAAGTCTGTTCATAAACAGGATAACCGTTGGGACACCTCTGGTGATTACAAATCTCCCGATGGTAAAGACTTTTATGATAGCTTAATCTAATTCTAAAAACTTTTTAATATCTTCTCTCGTTTTCTTTTGACGCCATCCAAGTGATTTCAGTTTATCTGCACATATGAAATATCTTTTATCATTGAACGGTCTATCTTCAACATATGTGATCCATTTATCATACTCAGTGGTTCCTAGGATTGTTTCTATGATAAGGTGTGTGACTTCAATTACTGTGAGTTCATCATCAGATGCGATGTTATAAATATCCCCCGCTGTACCCCTTTTCCATACGGTTTCAACGGCATCCACGACGTCTTCAACGTGCATGAATGCCCGTTTAATGTTTGCACAATTTTTCCCATGAATCGTACATTTTTTACCATCTTTTAAAAGTCTCTTGAACTTTGGTATAAGTTTTTCTGGATACTGATTGGGTCCGTATACATTATTACACCTAATAATCTTGATATTCATTCCAAATGACTCAATATATGAACGAACAATCATCTCAGCTGCAGCCTTTGATGCAGAGTAGGGGTTGGTGGGTCTAAGCACACCTTCTGCTTCTGTAAATGGTACATCAGTTTTAGACTCACCATATACTTCATCTGTACTGAAATGTATAAATTCTACATTTGGGATATGACGTCTACACGCTTCAATGAGTACATGTGTAGCGTGTGTATTATCCATAGTGAATGAAAGAGCGTTTTCAAATGAATTATCTACATGGCTTTGGGCTGCAAAATGAAACACAGCATCAAATGAATATTTTTGGATAAGATGCTCTACAAGCTCTTTATTTCCTACATTTCCTTTTATAAACGTAGCAACACCTGGATTTACATTTTCAACATTTGAGCAGTAATCGAGTTTGTCTATATTTATAAAAGTTGTATCTGGATATCTTTGTTTCATAATATTTAAAAAGTTAGATGCAATAAATCCACAACCACCGGTTACTAATACATTATTGAACATCTTTACACCTTTAACTTAAGGTCGGCAAATCTTTTAAGCAAATTACACACATGATCAACATCTTCAATAGTCATACCATGATGGGCACCCAATAAAAACCCATCTTTCATGATACGATCAGCATTTTCAAAATCATCTAAATATTCCCTAAACGCTGGGTGTCTAGTAATATTACCAGCAAATGTAACCCGTGTCTGTACATCATTCTCCTCCATAAAGTTTACGAGTTCGAGACGGTCTGGGCATTGAAGAGGTATAGCGAGCCAATTAGGGCTTCGAGAATCATCTGGAAGAGTGTAATATGGGTGGTCAGCTAAATTTTTAATGTATCGTTCTACATTTTCTCTACGCTGTTTAAGAAATCCATCTAATTTGTCGAGTTGGACAATACCAAACGCTGCGTTCATTTCACACGCCTTCATATGGTATCCTGCTACACCGTAAAGAAATTTCCAGTCATATGGAATACCATCTACGGAGTGATTGAAGCGTTCACTAGGCTCTTCAATATTGTCTCCTATACGACCCCAATCACGAAACATTATAGCTCTCTTAAGATGCTCATCGTCGTTGAACATTACCATACCCCCGACACCCCCAGCTGTAATAACATGACTAGCGTAAAAACTTGTAGTGCTGAGATCGGTAATTTCTGTATGTGTGATAGTATCAGCTGAATCTTCGAAAAGAATAACATCGGGGAATGCTTCACGAATAGCTTTCCAATCTGGTACATTACCTATAAGATTTGGGAGAATAATACACTTTGTATCTGGAGTAACGACCTTTTGAAGTTGTTCAACCGTTGGGACATAAGAGTCTATTCCCACATCACAAAATACAGGATTTAAACCGAGTTGCATGAGAGGTGCTACAGTTGTAGAAAACCCACACGCAGGTGTAACGATTTCAGATCCCTTGGGTAGATTGAGAGCACACATACCTAGTAAAATTGCACTACTTCCAGAATTTACAAAAAGTCCGTGTTTTTTACCAAATAAGTCCGCGACACGTTTTTCAAATTCTATGGTACGCTTACCAAAACCTGCGAGCCACCCATCACGGAGGCATTCTTCTACAGCTTTGATTTCTTCCTCACCATAAGATTCGAATTTATTAGGAGCATACCATATCTTCTTCGGCATTTAGTTAAAGATAATTTAATTCTTTAAATCAAATGACGCATGTGTTAATCACTGGGGCTCGGGGTTTTGTTGGAGCGTCTATGATTGAACATTTTCTAGAGCATACAGATTATGTCATGTATTATACTAAAAGACCACCAAAAGATGATGATAGACTGAATAGTATAGAGACCAAGTCACGAGTCTTTGAATGGAATGGTGAGGATATAGATATTATACTACACGCGGCAGGTAATCCAAGTTCTATAGCATGTATTGAAAATCCAATGTGTGCGATAGAAGATAATATATCTGAAACTTTTAAAACTTTAGAAATTGCGAGAAAGTATAAAGTAAAACATTTCATATACTTTAGTTCTGTAGAAGTTTATGGAAAGTCTGGTAAATGTTTTGAAGATGATATATGTAATGCACAAAATATGTATGCAGCAACAAAACATAGTGGAGAGCAAATGTGTAAAGCATATCAATCGAGTTATGGTGTTCCGTGTTCGATAGTGAGATTAAACAATACATTCGGTCATTTCTGTCAAAAAGAAAGATTCCCGATGATTGCTATTAGAAAACTATTGAACGGGGAGAAGTTCACAATTTATACACATGATGATCAAGTAGTTGGTCGAAGATGGACATCTATATATGATGTAGCTGAAATGGTAAGTTTTATACTCGAGCAACCACCGGGTAGAATATATAACACAACGGGTGACTTTATGACGAATCTACAATTTTTAGAGTGTATAGCCAAAGCTATGGATAAGGGTGGGTTTGATTTTGAATTAGTAGAAGAGAATATACGTGGTAGAATAGGTAATCAGGATGCACCACCCGACTTCATTCGTTCTTTGGGATGGAAATCATCTAAATCTTTTGAAGAAAGGATTAAGGAGTTTGTTAGTTCCACCCTAGCTTCTTCTTAGGAGGGACTGGTACAACCATATCCTTTTCAAAGTCAATATAGGGAGTCATATTTTCAAGTGAATTTCCAAACTCCAATTTAGGATAAATCTTTTGCGTCTCTGGTATGGGAATATCTTGTAAAGTTTTCACACCATAGGCTTCCGCGATTTTTACAAAATCCACTTCATCCCCAAATACATCACTTTTGGAAGTCGCAATGTATTTGGAGTCAAAGTAACTATCTTGAAACTGTTTAATGATACCATAGCCACTATTGTTTAGAATAATGATTTCGATGGGTAGGTGATACTTCTCGACAGTTAGGAGTTCTTGGATATTCATCTGAAACCCACCATCACCATCGATACAGTAAACCTTCTTACCTGATCCAATCGCTGCACCTATCGCACACGGGAGAGCGAAGCCCATAGAAGAGTTTCCAAAGTTTGTGAAAAGCTTTTGACCGTCCTTGAGTTTGGCAGATTGCATCGTCCATACCAAGTTCCCACCTTGATCGGGGATAACAATACAGTCATCTGGGAGTTCCTCGAAAAAACCGTCTAGGTAATCATAGACGACCGAATCACCTTCACGGGATTTTTCTTGGCTGTACTTACGCTTCCATTCATAAATCTTTTCGAGCCATATTTCATATTTTTTACAACGGTTTTCACTCCAACCAGATCCATCACCTAGGGGTACACCGACGATAACACTATCGAAGAAGTTCTTGGCGTCGCTCACTATACCGAGATCAATAGGTACATCCTTTTCAGGCATCTTATTAATTTCGTGAATATCTACGTCTACCATAATTTTCTTTGAATGTACAGAGAACATGGGTCCACTCCCACCAATTTGGCGACTGTCGAGGCGACTTCCAATGGATATAATGAGGTCTGCATTTTGTATAGCGTAGTTTGCAACCCTGTCACCATAAACACCTGGAGACCCTATACGAAGAGGGTGATCGGTTCCACATATATCAAATGCACCCCAAGAAACAAGAAACGGTATTTTTGTCTTTTCGGCAAATTCTATAGCCTCTTTCTCTGCCCCCGCAAGCTTTACACCGTGACCAAATATGATAACTGGTCGTTGACTGTTGTGAATATATTCTGATATGTCGTATTGTGGGGTGACTCGCCGACTGTGTGTCACGAGGTTAATGTTCACATCTTCGATCGTGGTCATTTGAAGATTCACTGGTAAATCCATGAGAACTGGTCCATAACGAGGAGTCTTGAGTTCTGTTAGTAACTCACTAAGAACACCTTCAAGTTGCCCAAGTTCTGGTACGTGTAGGGACTTCTTCGTAACATCCTCAAACATCTTAGCTACAGGCATTTCTTGAAACCCTGTTTGTCTAGGTTTAGATACAAAATTTGATAGATCCTCCTTTGTATTTACCTGACCACTAATGAAGAAGGCGGGGATCGAATCATACCAACATCCACATACACCGTTAAGAAGGTTTTGGACACCTGGACCACTCGTGACAACTACACCTGCAGTCTTACCTGAAGATCTGTAATACCCCTCCGCTGCCATTGCGGCTGACTGTTCATGCTGAAAGCAGTAATATTTAACCTTAGGATTTCTAGCAATTGCGTTTATAAATGGGACGATAGCTCCACCGGTTATTACAAAATACGTATCTATACCATTGAGGTAAAGTGTTTCTATGATGTAATCACAGGTGTTCATATTTATGATATGGAGCTAAAACTTTAATCATATTTCCACGAACTTCCAGACATTCCCAATAATTTTTCAAGTTCTTCTTCTTTCATATTATAACTGTGCTCGTTATCAGGAAACTTTTGTAAATGAACTTCATTTGCATATTCATTTATGGCGTTATGAAACATCTGTTCACCATTTATGTATTGCTTGATAAACTTTGGTTTAAAATCCCAAAATAAACCAAGAATATCATGGACAATGACGAGTTGTCCATCTATACACGAACCAGCCCCAATACCATAAACGGGTATCTTAAGTTCATTTTTCACAATTTTAGATACTTCTTTGGGAACAGCTTCAAGGAGTAAAAGTGAAGCGCCATTATCTTCAACTTCTCTCGCCTGTGTTACAAGTTTATCAACTTCATCGACAGTTTTAGCTTGTATCCTATATCCACCCATTCTAGCTTGTGTCTGTGGTGTAAGACCAAGATGAGACATGACTACGGTACCAGAGTCTGCAATCGCTTTGATTCTATCTGGGAAATGACCTTCAAGTTTAACTGCATCCATACCCTCCTGTAAAAATTTACCAGCATTCTCAATTGCTACTTGGTTAGATGGTTGATAAGACATGTATGGCATATCACCAATCAAAAACTGATTCTGAGAACCCTTTTTAACCGACCGACAATGTGTAAGCATCATATCCATAGTAACTTCATTAAGATTCTTAATACCATGAACAGTTGAACCAGCTGTATCTCCAACTATAATAAAATCAACATTACAGTTATTGATTATTCTAGACGTTGGATAATCATATGACGTTATACCAACACTTCGAACATTGTTTAGTTTATTTTTGAATAGATTTAGGATGGTTCGTTTCATATTATTCAAACGGGTTGTATAATCTTTAAGTTAAAGATATTTGGATTTTATAATATAATGATATCCGTAGTGTCTGTGCACGACAAAAAGTACGAACCTCTAGCTGAATGGACACTTCATAAGAATAAGAAAGAATATTGTAAAAAACATGGGTATATACTTGAATATGCCGACGACGGTGGTGAAAAGGTTTGTGGTAAGCCTGTTATGCTTCCACCGGCACCTGATACACATATCCCAATTGGATGGGGTAAAATCTTTCTTATGAAAGATGTGTTTAGGCGACACCCAGGTGTTGAATGGATTTTTAGTACTGATTGTGACGTTATGATTACGAATATGGACACAAAAATTGAAGACATTATAAAAGAGCATGCGGGTCCAAACACACATGTCATGATTCCAGCTGATTGTAATGGTATCAACTGTGGTAATATGCTTGTAAGGAATTCTCCAATAGGAAAGGCATTCTTAAACACTGTAATTTCGGGTATGCCACTTTATAGAAATTGGTACATGGTAGAGAATCAACTTATACAGGATCTAGCTATAGGTTC